GGTATAGAAGTTCCTGTTCAACAATAAGGAAGGTGGTGGTTACAGCGGCTATTTTATACGCGGAGAGGTATTATTGAAAAGCCCCTGCATGAGGGGCTTTGATCAGAATCAGATTTTGACGAAGAGGGCTTCAAAGCGCGGGAAGTTATCACCCGGCTCAAGGATCTCACTCAGCGACGCGCTCATGAGCAGACGGGTGGTCTTAGGAGCGACTGGCTTCACGTTTTCCAGCTGCAGAAGAGAAGAAGTTGCGATGCCGCTGTCTACTTTGACAACCGCGATCTCCACCTCGTACTCGGTTGCGAAGGCTGTGACCTTAAAGCCGGTGGCCTTAATGTACTCGATGTTTTCATCGCTGACTGAACCCAGGGCAAGTTCAGCCATGAAAACATCGACGAAGATGCTGGATAAGCTGCATGCGAACACTAGGAGTAACAATACTTTCAATATCAAATGACATAAATGCCTCAGTCTTCTTCGGGTTGTGGAACTCGCAGATCACGGATGGTAAGACCAGGAACTGCACGATACACTGTATTTAGGGTATCGAACTCAGTGACGCTGGTTTGGGTAGCGTCAGAGATAACCCGCGCTGTCTTCACCTGACGCGGTTTGCCAGTACGCTCGTCCACTTCGTCTTGCATGGTGAGCCAGGCGCTACCCTGGGGCATGATCACGCCTTCGGTGAAGTATTTGATCGGGCGCTCCTTAGAGAGCATATCGGCCATGTCATCAAGCAACATCAGAACCTCCTGGCCGTTACAGACCAGCGAACGTGATTTGATGATACCGGCGCGGCAAGCCAGTTCCAGCACACCGTCAATGATCAGCTGCTGTTGGTTCAGGGTGAGTGATTCAGTCAGTTTCATTACAGACTCCGATACAGGGAATACCAATCATGAGCGCCGTCTTTGGGTAACAGCTGCATCTTGCGCTCATGCTCTTTAGATTCTTGCGGGGTGCGACACCATGGGCACTTACCGTCCCATGGCTGCTTACCCGGCTTGCACAGACAACTTCTCTTTTTCACGGCGCTCCCTCTGGTTCTTACGTTCATCAAGGACAAACTGCATCTGACGCAAAAGCTCAGTGTTACTGTAACTATTGATAACACTTTCAGCTTCATCGTGAATTTCAGATTCAGAAGGCCAGTCTCCATCACGCGTGTTCTTGCTGTGTTTACGACGGATCATGTATTCTTCATATTCAAATAACATGTCCAGGATAGTCATGGCATCCGTGAATTCATAGCTCATTTCCGGCCTCGCTTTTTATTTTTGGCCTTCTTGGAAGCGCGTTTGTCTTTGGCAGCACCCTTCAGGCGGGCCGGGGCTTGGTAGTTGTCACGTGGACTCAAAGAAGCGCTCGGCACCATCCAGTCAAAGACATGAGTCTTTCCAGCATCGCGACCAATACGGATAGTTCTCATCTCAGCCTGTTTAACAGCAAGAGAAGAAAGGGTGCCCAGGCATTGTGACAGGAGCACAGTGCGTTGTGTACTCATTTCCGGCCTCCTTTGGCGCGGCGCAGCTTCTTAGGTTTGATCCAGCGGTCAGAGGGGTTGTCACTCTGGCTTCTCTTATGACCAAGGCGGGTGCTTTCCGGTGGCATAAACAGGGCACGCCCGTAATGACGCCCGTTCTTGATGTCCTTTGGCATAGCAAATTCGTCGATGATAACAGCGTCCAACGAGTAGACTCCGCCTTGGTCGATGCTATTGATGTCACGGAACTCGACTTGCGCATCAATCTTCTCAAGCAGCTTCATAAGGTGATCTGAGGAAGTATCAGCATTCCCTACAATAAGAATTTTGGGGTTACGGCCTGTCAGCTTCAGGTCCACAACTGCGTTGAATACGCGTCGCGCCATCTGTTCATCATGAGCATGCTTTAATGAAGATTTAAACCAACCATTGAAGGTTTCAAAGTCAATCTCTGAACAATGGACAACCCCCATTTGATTGAGATCCGAGTTATTGGCTATCTCATCCAAATGCTGCTTGACACGTTCTTTGGCCTGTTCAACCTCTTTATAAGTCAGGCTGGGGAAATCTGGCAGCTCAGATGGATCGAAAGGTTCATGCTCGTTATCGTTCATAGCCGGTTCTCATTAATATGGGGTTACAGCTATCATACTGTAACCCCATTTATTGAATAAACTACCGACCGAAGAGGCTGAGGAGGTTGTTCGATTTCGGTGCGGGAGCCAACGCTTTATCCAGGGTCTTGGCAGCTTCACCCTCATTGATCCAACGCGTACCCTGTTGCAGATGCCAGATGTGTAATGGAGCGCCGGTACGGAAGAACACAGGCATCTTCCATTTACGGACTCCGCGCTCCCCTGAGGGATCCTTCTCACAGAGGAGGTAATCAGGCAACCAGGCGGCCCGCGCTTCCCAGAGGGGCGCACAGGAGTACTCCGGCCACTCTCGCTCCATGTAGTCGATCTCTTCCCAGGTACGCTCGGCATCCCAGCCGATGTAGCGGGTAGACTTCTCACGGAAGAACTTCTTGAGCCAGCAGGCACCAGAGGTTTCAAAGTTCAGACGGTTGATGAAGGTGATGTGGCCGAACTCCATCTTACACTCAAGGAAGGCTTCCTCAAGGTCAGACTCCAGGATGTCACACTCTTCATCGGTGATAGGGCAACCGTTGATCTTTTTCTTGCCGTGCTTGGTCACCCAGTCGTCACGATTGCTCATGAAGGCTGCGCCATTACGGTTGGACTCACTGCCTTCGCGGTCACGCAGCATGAAGCCGGGGACGTCAATCTTGTACTTGTTACCGAAGACCAGGTTCAGAGCCTCCAGGAAGTTCCAGCAGCTCAGACGGCCGAAGTACTTCCAGCTCATGGAGGTATCCCACAGCAACTGGAACTGCTTGGCCTGACGGTCTTCACCAGTCTGTTCCAACATCGGCTCAAAGGCTTCAAACTGCGAGCGCGTATCGATGTCACCCACCCAGTCAACATAGGACTGGACACAGGCGATCATCTTGGACTTGCGATACCGGCAGTCTGTGTCAAAGCGCATGCGGTCAAAGTTCAGGTTATACCAGTCTTTGAAGCGCTGCATCTCACCTTCAGACTGAGGCGGGTATGGGAATTCAGACAGGATGGTCCACGGCCCGATGGCATTATAGCAGCAGCCCCACAGGAAGGCTAACCAGATCTTCATCTCAACGTCAGCGCCGTGATGCTTCTCAATAGCGTAGTCCATCAGACGCAGCTGCTGATTGTGCTCTTCGGTATAGGAGAGTGCTTCCAGCCACGCCTTGAGCAGGTAAGGCCGGTGCTCGGGAAGACGATAATCGACGGTCAGGTCAATCGGATACTTCCAGCTCTCAGGCGGTTGATAGCCCAGCGCCCCCGGCAGCTTTGACAGACGGAGGTTCTCAGGAGTGTAGATCATAATATTGTATCCATTTACAGAAGCCGACGGTCAACAACAGAGAGATCAAGAAGCTGACACCCCTCATTGCTATGTCATACTGGAATTCGCTCACAGTTATCTTGGATACCCAACGCATCACGAAGATATTTGAGAACACCAGGGTATAGAAGACCAGGAGCAGCGCATAAATCCAGAACCCCTTAATGAATTCTTGAATCATTTGTTGTGCCTCACTTGGAACCAGTGATACAGTTTGGAAATGGGGTGAGTACACATGATAACTACAAACCCCGCAATGAAGAAAGGATAAATATAGAAAGAGTAATCAGGCATGTAGCCCCGGTTGCCCATGAGTATGCAGCCACCAAGGACAACAGTCATGAAGGCAACTATCAGGATGAATGTTTCGCGTTTCAATATCGGTACTCCAGATTGATAACCCAAACAGCGGCCACGCACGCAGCTATCACAGCACCACCCTGGATCAGGTCAGTAAATTTACCCGTAGCCAGAACAACCAGGAAGGCGGCCACTCCAATCAGAATGACGAACACTGTAAGAACTGCTCTGGCTATCGGGTAAGGTTTCATTTTCTTTTCTCAAACACCAGTGTGATGATAGTGATAAGGGCAACCCCGGCGTTCAGGCCAAAGATGAAATTCATCTTCTCTGGTGAGGCCGGAAACCCCAACATCACGCCTGCCAGGTTCATAATGGCTACAACCACCTGCAATAGAATACAGATCTCTCTCATTTCGATGCCCCAAAGTGGCGGAGGATGCTATTGGTACGCACAGGAACAGGCTCTTCCTTAACCGGCGTGGCCTTGGCAGCTTTGACTGGTACGCGGTGCTCAAGCGGGTTCGGACCGTCTACAGAGCGGAGCATCGGATGGTCGATACAGAACTGCTCGAACTCTTTCGTATTTTTGATAAACGGTTGAGACGCACCTTTTTGGCGTAACTGGAACATAATGGCACGGCCTACACAAGCCAGGGCGGCATCATGCGGCATCAGCGTGAATTCAGACCAGGCATTAGGAGTATCACACATCATGTGTGTCTTGCCAGTTTCAGATTCATTCATCTGCTCAACACCAGCCATTGTGATGATGTTACGCATCTCATTCAGAGTCTTCTCAAACTCCTTTGGATACTCTGAGTTACGGCCCCAGGCACTATCGCCTGCTGCTTTACCAGAGCGCCCGATGATGCGTGCATCATACTCAGCACGGTCCGGGTAATGGAAGTACAGCATACTCACGCAGTCCAACTTGTAATAGTCGAACATGTAGGCCGGACGCCACTTATCAGACAGCATCAGCGGCTCGCCTTCACAGACCAGTGTAAAGCCGTTATCGACTTCATCCTTCAGGAACTCACGCGCTGTGACGCCGCCTAACGAGCCATGGATGGTGTCCATGGAAGTCCAGCTGGCCAGACCTGATTTGTTAGAGACCGTGTACTGGCCGATGAACAGCAGCTTCAGCTCGTCAAATGCCAGACCCAGCAGCTTGGTCTTACTGCCGTGCTCATAACTGACTTCACGCGGTTCCATTTTGGTACGCAGGAACTCGATGAACTGAGCAACGCGAGTGCCCTTACCGCAGCCTGACGGCCCCTTAATGACAATCATGTTTCTCATTTTGAACCTACCTGTTCAGAATAATGGCTGTCAGTAACTGCTCTGAAACCCATGAAAGTAGAGCGAACACGCGCAGATTGCGGCTCTTCACCTTCAAACACTGCGGCCACACGGCCTTCGGTAACTAAGCCGTTCAGTAAGCCAACAACACCAAACGCCAACTCGTTGTACTCATCATTTTTCAGGACAACCATTCGGCCCGGTTCAGCCAGAAGCTTTTCTACTTCTTCTGGGTCGTCAACAATAACGCGGGCGCGGGCCAGATGCTCCATAGCCTCTGGGCAAATTGCAAACAGCTTGTTGAGGTACTCAACTGCGACCTCAGCTGGTAATGTATGTGTGCTCATGATTTATCCTCTGCTATTACCCAATTCAAAGCACCCTGCCAGGTGCGCCATATCTCAAAATAATACGCCACAGCACCGATATTGAACTTAACCTTATAGTGCTCATCGTGGTCATAAAGAATGTCCTCTTCAGGATCACGGAGTCCACACAACACGAGGTGACTGTGCAAATGCTGACAAGCAGTCAAAGGGGTTGCTGTTTCCCAGTCGCGGATAGTATCGCGAACTAGCGCAGTCAGCTCTTCCACACTGTTATGTGGTTCGTTGATTTTAATTTCCGGATGATATTTGAGCGGAATCATTTTCCCGCCGCCAGCGTGGTTATACGTGAATTCATTTGTTGCCATGGTTGCCTCAGCGAATGTAGTTGTAATGACGGCCCAGCATATCGGCGATTGCATCCACCTGCTGATTCAGATAACCAAAATGGTTCTCAAATTCAGCGCTCGGGGCCACGGTGAAGTACTCCTCACAGAAGTCGTCGACATGCGTGAACTCTTTAACCTGACCCTGAGGAACATAGATCTGAAAGATCCCATTCTCATTGCAAGGTTTGACATATTTAGGATTATCATCAATCAGACAATCCATGGAAACCAGGTGTTTATCATCAGTACTGACAAACCCGTTGAACAAATCGCTGAAGTGCGTTTCCACAAACCGGCGCTTACTGAGTTCGTGCTCTGGTTCACATTTGGTCACACAGACGAACTCGACGTCCATGAAGCCATGGTATGTCATCATGCGCTTCTGTAAGGCAGTGAAGAACTCACGAGCGCCTGCCAGCGGCTGCATATTGTCATACAGATCATGTTGACGCCAGTACGCCATAGGATTAAGGCGGTCTTCAACAACCAGATGCGCCTGGCGCTCATTCATCAGGTCAGCCAGTTGCTCACCAGGGAAGGCCAGATAGCATTCATGAGTGATGAGTATGGCCTGCTGACTACCGTCACAGCTGGCAAAGGCGTTCATGCGTTCTAAATGGGTGTTAAACCACTGGATCCATGGCCACAGGCTGTCTACCATGGTCAGATCAAAATCTACGCCAACACGGAAGATCTTCTTTGGGAAGAATGAATTCATGGAGCCACCTCAGCCAGCGCCGGGTTTGGTTCTACGAATTTACCCTGGGTGGCATCCCAGACCTTGTAGCCGGTAGCCTCACAACCTGCATCGATTGAGCAGTCGGCTTCGAGCACCACGTTCTGCTGTTTGATCAGGGTGGCGCAGGCGTATTCGTTGGTCTCTGATTCGTCCAGCTTTTCCATCAGGGCGCAGCGGGTTTCCATCGGGCCGGGGGTGGTGTTGCTCAGGGCAGCGTGAGCCTTGATAAAGCTCTCCATCTGCTCAGAGGCTTTGGCCTCAGTGTAGACTTCGTTAGGGGTTGGAGCCTGAAGAGCACAACCTGACATAGCAAGAGCGAGAGTAGCAATGATGATACGTTTCATTTGGTTAATTCCTGGATGGAGTGAGATAAGTGGGGCTATTATCACCCCACTTTAGTTATTGAACTTAACCTTTATCCTGTTGCTTCTTCAGCATCGCCATCAGATTGACGCGGCGCTTCCAGTTCCAGCCCACCACTTCAAGGATAGACTGAATCGGATCAATGAAGCCTTTGGTGAAGGAGACGTTGTAGTCAACCCACTTATGCATATCCAGTTCAGGTTCCAGATAGTCCGGGAATGCCAGGTTGTTCTCGCCTATCGGGTTATTAGGCTTGAGGTTGACTATCAGCACCTTATCGCCCGATTCAATCTCTGTCATCTCCAGGTCAGGCTTGGCTGCAATCAGGCGGTTGTAGTTGATAGACGCCTTGGCCGCATAGTGGGTTCCCTTGCGGTAGCTGTCACCATCCATCCACTTCTCAAGGTCAGAGACTGATGAGGCCTTGGCAATGTCTTCAACGCTGAGTTTCATGTACTCTGCCTTGATTTCACTGATCTGCTTCTGTACCTGCTCTTCAGTACCCAGAAGGATGGTCTTGTAGCAGTCCTTGAGTTTGTTACGGCACCACTCAGGGGTGGACGATTTACGGGCCTCAAGACCTTTGAACTTGATCTTAGGCGTATCGTAGCGCACACCCTCTGAGTCAATGACTGCCATGCAATACATCTTCTTAGCACGCCAGATGGCTTCGGGGGCGATAACCTCACGTTCCCACACCATACGCTGCTCAAAGCCGTTCACAGTGCCACAGAGATCCTCACACCACTGGTTCACCAACGGGGAGTAGGTCTTACGAATCCACTCATCGATATTGTCGGCGATCTTGTGCATATCGGTCTCACCCGGCCACTCACGTTCAACCAGGCGCTCCAGCGTAATGTAGTTGGAGTCGGTGTCACCTGCAATAACGTAGTCAAGGCCGCCTGTACCAAACTCTTTGTTCAGGAAGGCGTCGGTGTGCTTCTTGTTCCACTTGTTGATCAGCTGACCAGATGTGGTGATCGCCTCAGCAATACGCAGGTCGAAGTATTCCTTGAACCAGACGTTAGAGATAGCACCATAACCAGCGTTCATCAAGATCTTCAGACCCTGCTGTAGTACGTCCTGGACAATCGCCTTCTTCTCCCACTCGGTGGCAGCGTCTTTGAGCAACGGCTCGGCAATCTTCAGTGTGGTCTGATACCATTCTTCATCCCAGAATCTAGACTTGCGAGCAGCCTCTACAGAGAACTTACCAGCCGCCAGTTCAGTACACCAGTTGTCATACTGCTCATAGCGCAGACCAGTAGCCTTCTCAACCTTACGTGAGCCATAGACCCAACGCATGATTTCAGACAGGAACGACATCTTGTCATTGCGGAAGAACTGAACGTTCGGTGTGAAGGACACATTGGCTTCCTTCAGACATTTGAACTCAAACTTACCACAGGCAACCAGCTCTTCAACAACATGCAGGCGCTCATCGACAGCGCGGCGCAGTTTATCAGCCAGGGCTTTGTAGCGGGTGCGCAGGTGCATAGGCGTACTGAGGCCAATGCTGGCTTCCAGTTCTTTGACCATAGCCTCAATGAGTTCGCGGCGTACATGCGGATCATCAATGATAGTCTCAGGCCCAAGGTTGTACTGCTGGATGATGTGAGGATACAGGGAGTTAAGGTCAAGGCTGAACACCCATCTGTAGCGCCCTGCCGTAACCTCCATGACGAAGGCACCCTCAAAGTCAGTCGGCCCGTTGTAGACACGCCTGATCTTAGGGACGATCCCTTTCTCAAACAGCTTGTAGTAACACATGGCCAGCCAGGGGGCTACTGTACCCAGGCCGTCGCGGTAGTTTGACTTGGTGGTGTAGGCTAACACGAACATCAGCTGCAACAGCTTCAGCTTCTCTTCCAGACGCCAGACCAGCTTGGTATCCTTGATACCATATCGGCAGTACTTGGCATAATCGTTGAAGAAGAGGGTGTTCAGTGACTTCGATTCACTGTAGTCCATCTTCTTCTCTTCCAGCTCACAGTATGCGATCCAATCAAGGGAGTAACGTTCGCGGGTGGTGTAGGTGTGCTTCTTATAGATCTGCTGCATGTCCAGCATTTCACAGCCCACGAACTCATAGGTCTTGATGTCACCCTTGGCATCTTTGATGTAACGCTTCTTGACGATGTTCCAGGGACTCAGGCGGCTGTAGGCACCCTCACCCAAGACGTTGTTGATACGTTCAACCAGGTACGGGCAGTCAAACTGTTCGATGTTCCAGCCGGTCCAGCCGTCATACTGACGTTCTTGCCAGTGATCAAGGAAGGCCCGCAGCAGGTCTTGCTCGGTCTCAAACTCGTGGTAGACCACCTCAAGGCCGCCGATCTCTTTATCGTTGGGATCATATTTGAACTTCATACGATCCTTCAGAGCCGGCATACCGAAGATGTGATACTTGTTGTTGGCCATATCCTGTAGCTGGATCAGCGGGATAGGGAAGGCTGCGTTCAGGGACTCAGCGTCTATCTGGCTACTGTCATCTAGGTCATCAACGTCCAGGGCTTCTAGCGCCGGGTCAATATAAGAGTTGGGGAAGTGGTGACGGACGAATTCCTGACTGGCCTTGGCCTTCTTAATGTAGCGCTTCAGGCTGGTTGGGTTGCGCCCAATCTTACCTTCCTGGCTGACTACCGGCTCAGGGAACGGGCCTTTGAGAAGCTGCTTAGAGTCAGGATCCCACCCACCTGAGAACACCTCTATATCGACGTTGGCGATATGGATATTAGTGAAGTCGGGGGTAATTGTCCCACCGAACTTATGAGCAATGAACTGGAAGGCCCAGTTGGTCTGGCCAAAGATGGCCGCGCCATGGACGTCCTTGTATTCCTCAATATAGTTCTCGGCCATGCGCATGCTGTCAAAGGTCTTGGGCACCAGGGGTTCACCCAGCAGGCCGACTTTTTCAGCATTCGCATAATCGTGGGTTGGTAAATAGAGAGTTGGGGTGAATTTCTTAACGCGGGTGAGTCTACGATTCCCCTCGTGGTCTGCGATTCGAACCAATAAATCGCCGCCATCACGGGATACGTTCGTGTAGAAAACTGACATGTTATGTCCTCAGGTTTTATCCGTACCGTTAGCACGTGGTGTATATAATAGGCGTTTGTTGTTCATTGACAAAGGAGTAAGCGCTATGGCCTTACCACTTTTAAGCCTGGTGCCTGGTGCGCTCAAACAGATCTGGAACCTTGGGACCGATTACTTCGCCTACAAGCGTGAAATCAATCAGGCTCAGCATGCTGTGAAACTTGAAGCAATCAAGTCTACCAGCGACTGGGAACTGGCTAAGATCACAGAAGTGGGCGGTAGTTGGAAAGACGAGTTCTGGACCATTGTATTGGCCGTGCCTGCAATCCTGGTTATGATTGCCCCTGTTGTGGAACTGTTTTTGTACCACACTGAATACCACAAAGGCGACTTTATCAATGCTGTCATCAGTGGCATGATGGCGCTTGACAAAGCCCCTGACTGGTATACTGCTTCATTACTGACTGCTATCTCAGCGTCCTTTGGTATCAAAGGGTACAACCATTACAAGGCCAACGGTCGAAAGGATGCAGCGACCGATGCCATCAAAGATTTTGGTGTTACCGTGGTCAAGGAAGCTACTGGATATGGTGCCAACAAAGTTGAAAAAGAAGTTACCGTTGCTGGCACTGGTGATGCTGCTCCCGATCCCACCCAGGTTCAAAAGAATGCTGACGTTTGGCCTGTGATGAAGCCACAAGATCCACCTAAGTCACCTTAACAACAAGGGCACGGACGCCCTTCAATATCCGTTTAGCAGTATTATACTGGCCATCTAACTTATGAAAGGCGTAAACAACGTGATCGGAATGCAACTCCGAGTGCGCTCCAATATGATCGAACCCCTGAGCGGAAAGATCCTCAAGCAGCGACCGGTTAACAACAGAATCTCTATCCTGACCATCTCAGATGAATTCGGCCTCCAATGGGATATCCGCGTACCCAACCGCGCCCTGGCTGAAATCAGAACAGAAATACCCTACAAAGGGGAAACGTATAAAATTTATTGATAATGCTTTACTAAGTTCAATAACTGGCGTAGTATTGAAGTTCACAGCAGCATTAAACAAACTTGAACTGAAGGGATTACGTTATGATTAAGAAAGGCGCGAAGGTAAAAGAAATCAATTGGATGGGCCAGTTTGCACGCAAAGCCGTCCTTACTGTCAAAGCTGTCAACGGTAATTCGGTTTTATTGAGTGACGGGGATCAGGAATTCTGGGATGATATTTCTAACGTCTCCCCCGCCTGACTTTATACCATGCGTCTTACCGGGGCGCATGAATAAACTCAGTTGAAACGAAGGAACTACACCATGACCAACACAGAAGTTTATGACTATGCCCGCTCCTACAACCAGCGCCGCGCCAAACGTGGTATGGCAACAAAGAAAGCTGAAATTCAGAAAGAGTTAAGTTCGGCATGCCGGGTTGTTGACCACTGGATTATCATGTGCTGTGGCCTACCTGAAAACAAACCAGGTCTTGAAAGCGCCCGCAAAGAACTGGCTTCACTGGTAGAGCAGGCAAAAGATTACGTCTGATTTTATACCCTGCGTCTTGCGAGGCGCAGTCATAAACTCAGTTGAAATGAAGGAACTTGATTATGGCCAAGATCATACCAAAATGGCGCGTAGAACCAGAAGCGACCGGGCGTTACCGCTCTTTTTCTCAGCGCGGATTCCCAAGCGCCGAATATCCAAACGGAAACACTTGCGCGTCTATCCGCTGTAAGGATTCTTATCACCCGGCTACCCATAAAGATGCAACGAACCTGGATTTAGAAGTCTGGTTAGCGGTTTACCGTCAGGACACGGACGGCTGGGATTGGCGTCGGATGAAGACGCGTGCTGCCAGCATTGCTGAAGCTAAGAAAATGGTTTCTGACTACCTGAACGGCCGCAATCGCAACCTGGTAGTTCCTGCAATCTACCGCAATTAAAAGGGGGCCGTTTGGCCCCCTTCTTTCATTCTACGCCTGCACCACTCGGTGACACCCAGAAATCATCGTCCGGGTTATCCATGTCAATCGTCACATCACCGAACTTGTCCGGATCTGGCAGTACGCCGTTCTGTTGCAGGTAGTCCAGCTCAGCATCATCCAATTGAATGTCACCCGCTACCACCATCTGTCCATCCTCAGAACCCTCAATAGAGAAGGAGGTCCAAGGGCTGTTACCCACGTACACCACAACTTCATCGGTGGCGTCAGGGGTGCGCTCAGCCCGGTAATCTTCTGGCTGGGCACTGTCCAGGAAGGCAGCAAGGTCAGTTGCAGCCTTTTCGATAGTGTCGGCCGATGAATAGATCTCTTCAGCGCCGGTCTCTGGGCGGTCATAGATCTCGATAGTGCTGCCGTTGAAGATCCCGACCCAGATAGGAGAGTCGTCTTCTACGGCTTCAAACAGTTTGGAAGTAGTCATTTGGTAAACCCCATCAGGAAGTAGCCTAATGGGGTTATTTAGTGCGGGAGGTGATTAGCGGCGGAAGACTGACAGAAACCCTAACAGGCGCTGAGCGAAGGTTTTCTTCTTCGCTTTGACCGGCTGGTCATTCTGAGGTTCATCACTCAAACCAACATCGACGGCAGCACATGGGCCTCCATGACCTGCAGGGCGAGTACACTCCCAACCTGCAGGCGGGATCCCGCATTTCGCTACCGGTTTACTAGAGGTATTGACCCAGGTATTTTCCATCACTGGCTGACCAGAGCGAGGCTCCGCAGGAACTGTGAGTGTATTTGAAGGATCAGCGACATTCTTCGATTGCGCCAGCGCTGCTGTGATCATATGCGTTGTGGCAGTACCATCAACCGCAATGGTCTGGATCTTCTGAGTATCCGGGAGTACTGCGTTTCCACCGCCTTCTACTTCCACACGCTTCACGGTAGACGCTTTCTCACCAGAATATGCCCAGTTACCCCAACGCGTGATCAACGCAGTGTTGTCAATCTCATTGCTGATCTGCATGTTGTTAACACGCTCAACGCCTTCAAATCCGAAGTTGTTGTCAAGCATATACTTGAACATCTGGGCTTCGTTGCTGAACAAAGTCAGTGATTTGGTGGTCCAGTCAACAACCAGGTAATCGCCTTTGGTGATCTGATACTGGTTGTCATCAGTATGGATAACCTGCCCGCTGACGCGTCTAGCAGTGTTGGTGACTTTATAGATGTCCTGAAGGAACTTCTCCAGAGTCTTTTTGATGCCGCCTGATTTGAACACACGCAGTACGCGCTGATCAGATTTGCGACGCCATTGCTGTACGTTACGCATAGTGTAGCCTCATGTTATAGAAGGAAGGGGCCGAACCCCTTCCGTAATTATCGCTGAAGTCAGTGTATTGAACGCTTACTTTTTAACCGGGTTGAAAGCGTTAACCTCGACTTCCGTTGGGATATCACCCAGCTCAGGGCAGTTCTTCTTCATCGGCTCGATGTATGGCTTGCTGCCCACGATCCAGAACAGGGTATTCTCATTCAGAAGCTCAGGCGCACGTTCCTGTACAAAGCGCATCACCTTCCCTTCATAGCGTGGATGCAGCTCAATATCACCCCACTGATAATCCATGAGATCATTGTAGCGCACCCAGTTGGTGGAATGCAGGTCCCAATGGTGGACAGTGAAGCGCGGTTTAGCCGAATCGATAACAGCCTGGGCCATCTCTGTTTTACCAGTCTGGCGGCCCGCTTTCATGATGTCTAGCAGGTTCTTGGCCTTCGGTGCAGGTGCGTCCTTCCCAAAGCCTGGATTGTCGCGGTAATCACGAGTCCACGCACGGATGTGAGGAAGCCCCAGCTCCTTACCAATGATGTCCAGGCGCTCCTCAATGAAGCGGAGGCGGTTCGGCCCAATACCAACAAGCCAGATATTCTTGATGTTAGGCTTTGGATACATGGCCAGGCCAGTAAAGATACTGGTACAGCTGTTACATGAGCCAGCCGGGATAATCAGATCGGTGATATGATCTGGGATGTTCTGTACCTGGTATCCACCCAGGGCATGGAACGCTGCCAGACGCGCTGAGGCATGCTTTGTGTGATCCAGGGTGATACCGTACTCCAGGTAATACGCATCCGGCTTCGTGCCTTCCAGGAGCAGCTTACAGCGTGGCTGAATGACAGTATTGTAGCCAGAGCCGACGAAGTTGAATTCGCTACCGAACCAGGCACTCATCTCAACCATACCAGCCTTCATACAGGTTGACGGCTTGGTAGCACCCAGGACTGTAGTGGTCTTGCCGCCGAAGTGGCGCGAGACAGCCGTTGCCATCGGTGACTGAGGCGAACCCATGACAGTACCATGAACGATATCAGGGGAGCCGCCTGCCAGGATATGCTGCTGTAGGAGCCAGATGGCCTGACGGAGTTTGGAGCCGTTGATACCCTGCTGGCCGTTCTCGTAGTTGGAGAGCGGGGCGAAGTAGTCCTCACGCTTGAACCAGGTCTTCTGCTGGGTGGCCGGGTTCTCTACCAGCTCACACGGCGTAAAGGTGTACAGGTAGTCGTCCCACTTCATCTTGGTGCGGTCGAGAGTCTGGAGAGGGAAGATGGTCTTCTGCGGTAAGCCGTTCAGACGTTGTACAGTCTGGTTTAGAAGACGCAGCTGGTCAGGCGTTGCCAAAGGTTGAACTGGGTAGCCCCCTTCCGCCCCCATGCGGGTTTGTTTGTTCAACCACTCAATGTTATCATCAAGTTTCTGTATTACTTTATTTGTGAAGTCGGACATGACGAATCTCCTGTGTATTTCGTGGTATTGTATACCGGGGCGGCTCAATACCCAAGGAGAATCTGGGAGGGATAGTTCAGAACGAGGAGCAAAAAGAAGCCCCGCACAATTCCTTGTATCGGGGCTGGATAATTACAACAGGCAACTATTATTATCAGGACTCACCACATACCACATTATTGGTGCCGTGAACTGGACTTGAACCAGTGACCTGCCTCTTAAAAGGAGGCTGCTCTACCAACTGAGCTATCACGAACTTTGGTACTGGCCCTCGGGTTCGAACCGAGAAGGGGGAGGCCATCCCACCCACGATTGCCTTCGTTGTTATCCGACTTTCCCAACATCCTTTCTGCCGCCGCAGGGGTGTTATTGGTTCCATCGAATCGTCACTTATAATCGACCAGCATTTGTTTAAGATGTTCGACAGGGTTGACACAGTCAGCACCCATCCAGGAAGTTAACTCCCTGCCGAACAAATTCATATTTGTGTTGTCAACGCCGACCCCGCGCATGGTCTTTTGGCTTATCCCAAATCAGTTGATCAGACCGATGAAAGGACGATGACAACCAGATACAAACTCAGTTCGCGGAGGGTACTAAGACCACAATGGGATTCATTTCCCCTCTACTTGTCCTCTGACGTTCGGACCAAACGAGGCTTGTAACAACCCTGTCACCTCTGTGAGCGATTGATAGTCGCAATGACCAGGTTGAGTTGTCGTGATGGTGGTGTAGTCTTTTCGTTGGGTCTCCGAACACCTGGTATTAATCCCCAGGATACTTCTCCCGCCTCACCGGAGCTGTAACCGGCACTTCAACGCTCTCACGCTTTGGAGCGCTCTCCTTTGATCACGACTGTTGTGGCTGCAGCTGAAGGCGGTGTGAACGTTCCGACACCCCGATGTCCGCTGTTGAATTACTACTTCACCACAACTGAGAGGCCACTGATAGCAGGAGTTGAACCCGCTTCCATCTACACGATGCGCCTTACCCTTCGACTCTTACCAGGAGCCTCTCAGTTGTGTTCCCCGTAACGTGGGGATGACGTGTACTGAAGTGGCCTTTAAAATCCGATCATAAGCAGGTTTAAATTGTCTATGATGTATTTCTCACTTCAATCCAAAGCAGCTTCGATAACAGAGATGCCAAGCTCTGGAACATCCACTTCTTAGGGCTTCAGTTCATTTACAGGACACTGCCTGTGTTCTAAATCTGCAAAAATGTGACAAGTCATCGTTATACCCGGTGTGCCAGACATAACTGATTGGATGCTCTCCGTCACCATCTGGACTTGCCGAGGCAAAGAGGAATCGAACCTCTCGAGCACACATTCAGTTATGTTCCCCGTTCTTTAATACAGAGTCGGGGACACACTCCGGTCGATTGGTAACTGGGGGCAGACACATACCCAGAAAGCGCATTGGCCGTTAGGCTGCTACTTTGAACTCATTATCATTTGCGATTATATTTTTGGTCTGTTTCTAAAAACCCGCATAATCGCTACGACGAGAACGAAAACCTGACTGAACATTTGAGTGAACTGCTCACTCAGGTTGCCGCTATGTGACTAACTATACTGCATTTTACTTATTGAACAAACCGTTACTTTAATCATTTCTGGTGGGGAAAGTTTACCCAGATCCATGGCAGCGTCCTGGTGTGAAAGTCCGTTGGCTGTAGTTCTGGCAGTCCCCATAATCATGTACAGTCTTGGCCCATTGTCACATTCAGATTATGGCCACTCATCTGATTGCATACGCTGGAACTGTACATGATTATGGGTTCTGAATGACCTGAGGGATTACCAGCCCCCGACCTTCTCAATGATGGTGTCGACTCGCCATCGAGTTGCTCTCGTTCCTCTCCTGATTCGTGCCTTGGCCACAGGCGGACACTTGTCAGTGGTAACTTTCTGAGCTACAGGTCATTCAGATGAGATGTTTCGTATCTCGTACGGTCTAGGGCGTCCCCTTATGACGGCAGTGGGTTGATGCTGACCTATTCACACAATTCCCCGGCTTAGGGCATACTGGCTTCCTTAAGAGTCGCCACTGTGCTATTTTCCCCTTGAGACTTAACTATACTGCAAAATCTTTATTGAAGCTACAATTCACCCTGTTCCTCGTCTTCTACAGTACCCAGTGTACTGCGCTCTCACGAGCCGAAGATGTTCCGTTCGCTTTGAATGATTCCACGAGGAGGAACCAACTGGCTTTCATCAGGGTAAATGAGGAGCCAGTTACGAGGATAAGCAGCAGGGCAATGATTAACAGAACCATGCGCTACCTCGCTTTGATACTCTGCGATTTCACAGCCCTTCTCTCGTTGGGCCAGGCTCGCTTGCCTGGAAACAAATATACTGGTTAATGCTTATTGAACAAAACGCTTTATTAATCCGGGGTTACGCCCAGTTCCAGCAGCTGGTCATGGATCAGTTTGATTCGCTTGTTCAGTACTGCGACCACAGCAGGACGAACTTCATTGACGAATTCAGGATCCTGATACGTGCCGTGAAGGGTCACACCCAAATAACGGTCTTCAGCAGCTTTTCCAATCAAATTACGCTGTTTGATCATCTCTTCCATCTGATTGCGTAAATCAACAACTTTAGTGATATCTGCGTACTTCATTTAATCCTCCAGGGGTGAGATTGGCTCACCGGTCTTTTCACCACATTTGGTGCAGGTTTTAACAGAAGTCAGGAAGCGAACTTCTGTTGTTTTGAAGTTGTGCTCACACTCACGTGCATTTGATACAGCCCAGCGGGCACCGGCCCGGAAACTATCTGACATCTGAGAAGGTTTATCGAATACCAGGTAGTGTTTCTTCAGCGCTTCGTTCATGAGCTCGGTTGTCAGCTCGGGATTCTGGGTGCTCATGATGATGTCAGTCGGTGCTTTGCGATGATGGAGCATCATACAGAAGATTGCAACATCTTCAAAGTTACCGGCATTGGTCTTACCCAGATGCTCGATCAGCATTTCTGCCAACTGCTCATCGGTGACCATACCTCTGTCTTCCCAACCAGAGCGGCCCTTATCGCGTGACCGGGCCATCTTCGCCTTCATGGCTGCGGCAAATGCATCAATAGCCTCATCATCAGGGTGTTGTTCTACCGGGGCCGGGGCTGTGACAGGCTTGGTGATTTTAGACATCGCATTGACGCTGTCTACCAAAATCCTGCCTGAATTGCAAAATGTGTCCAGGTTACGAATACGGCCACGATGAACCTCTTGTTCGGAATGAGGCATTGCCAGCCTGCTTTGCTGAATAACGTTGTACAGCGTGTTGCTTACTGGGCGTGCTGCATCAATCATTTCTTTGATAAACCCGGCCAGTTCTTGATTAGTGATCATACAAACTTCTCCGCGATTGACACCAGGAAGTGAACATATGGAGCGCCCATGGACGAACTCATATAATGTGTTGACGGGTGCTTGTGAGGCCCGAAGGTCTGCTGTAAGCCCACACGCTTGGCCCAGCTGTTCATGTTGGAACCGTAATAGCCGATAACGGCTACAGGCCAGGTCTTGCCACGTGAGTCGATGATAACCTGAACATCAAACTGCTTTTTAGAGCGGATGCTCGGTAAAGCGATCTGGAAGCGGTTCATCAACAACACTTTGTCATCAAGCAGCGGCCTGGGGTTATAGATGTTAGCAAACCGGGCGCGGCGGGCATCCGATGACAGATTGTATTCGTCAACCAGTGAGGCCAGCGGTACAATGTTGAAAGAGAAGGTCGGCAGGTGATTGATATCACCCTGAGCATATTTCAATGCCTGAATATTGACAGAACGAAAACCGACATATTTGCCCGTCTTCTCATAGATGTCACGCTGGACGGCGCGGGCAAACTCTGGCGTCCACACCTGGCCCGCGTAATGAAGTAAAATGGGAGTGAGGTTATCGTTGATGATAGTACTGATTCGTTGCTTCATGATATAGCCCTGTGGTATCAATTTAGGAGCTATTATACTCGTTACAGTTATTGAATTACTCCAGGATTATAAGTTTGATTAATGAGGCATTAAAATGTTTAATAACTGTAATATCGCCGATGGAATATGAGCAAGATGAAATTGAATTTAAGTTGAGGAAAAATAACGCTTTTCAACACCTCGAGAAATGGGTACACTGGCGCTCTGCGTAACAAGTTATTTCGAACGAAGTGAGAAATGACGCGTTAGTGTAGTTATCCGAGCGTAGCGAGTGATAAGAATTAAATAAGACTTTATTAAGAACGGCGGCTCTGCCGCCTATAGTATTAATAAACCGCGCGAGAGCAAGATCCTCAGAACACACCTGCCTAAATAACTTCAACACATATACATTCCCTGTGCTGGAGTTAAACTCACATGGCCAAGCAATCGATCACTAATTTTGACGTCCAGGCGACTCAGTATATTCTACAGAAGCGCATGGCAGCTGATGAAACATTCAGTGACTACAACTTTGAGGGCGGCGGCCTTGCTGCTATCCTGCGCCTCTTGGCCATGGACTCCAACAACCTGGCTTTCCTGGCTAACATGCTGTCTGGTGAGAGCCACCTATTGACTGCTCAGCAGCGCTCCAATGCAGCTCTGGCAGCTCAGATGCTATCATATACCCCGTACAACCACCGCGCTGCATACATGTATGGAGACGTGGTTGTTACGCCATTTGACGTTGCCACAGCGCCGGATACTCTGGTCATGGACAGCAAGGCGATGTTCGTGGGGGCAAAGGACGGCAAGACCTATCCGTTCACAGTGAGCGAGTCTATCCAGACGTCCCTGGTTGATGGAAAGTACCTCTTCAAGAATGTCAAGTTCATTCAGGGCACCTGGATGTACAAGACCTACACGGTTGAAGGTTCTGCCATCTCTTCCTACCCGATCCCGTCTGAAGATGTGGACATCGACTATATCCGGGTCCAGGTCCAGGCCGACAGTACTGTTGATACTTTCACCACATTCTCCCGTTACCAGACGCCTTATCAGCTGGATCAGTATTCAAACCTGTTCTTTATTGACCTGGGTATCAACGGACGATACAACATTGAATTCGGTGACGGCTATATCTCACGCCGCCTTGAAGACCTGAATGAGATCTTTGTTCAGTACCTGGCAACCGATGGTGTTGATGGCAATGACATCACTTCACTGTCGGCTGCTTCAAGTATCGGTGGCTTCAGCCGTATTGATATCACCCTACCCGACAATGCGCGTTCAGTAGGCGGGAGCGAGCCGGAGTCAATTGAGAACATGCAGCGTATGGCTCCACTGGCGTTCCAGGCTGATGGTTCGGCGATTGCTGAAGGCGACTATGGCGTTCTGCTGAAGAAGCTGTTCTCCAACGTTGCTCAGGCGCGGGCCTATGGTGGCGAGACGCTGGAGACGCCATCAAGCGGCTACGTCTACATTGCTGCCATACCTTCTGTTGGTGAGACCTTCACAGCGGAAGAGAAGGCTGATATGGAGGCCCAGCTGGACAAATACAACGTCGGCTCCATCACACCGAAGATTGTTGACGCAGAGATCTACTATATCAATGTCAACACGCTTCTGTTCTGGGATCCTACGGCTACCGCCTACACAGTGGACCAGCTGAAGGCATTGGTGAAAGACAAGATCGTCAGCTGGGGTATGTCTGCTCTTCAGGGCTTCAGTGGGATCTTTGATAGGCAGACTTTGGCAGATGACATCACCAAGTTTGAGCGCTCTATCAACTCGAACATCACCACAGTCAGCTTCCGGAAGAACTTCTCACCCACTCCTGGTGTGTCCGAGGCGTTCTCTATCGGGTTCGGTCGCTCTATCAAAGAGGGGTCTGTGAGCGTCAAGGGGTTCAAGCCTGTGCCAGCTGAGGTGGATTACACTTATGCAATGCGGGATGCAGCAGGCGTGCTTAACCTCTACAAGATCAACGCAGACGGCAAGGAATTCGCGGTAGGCCCGATTGGGGACGTTGACTACACCAAAGGTCTGGTGGACATCAGCTCCTTCATGGTCTCCAAGTTTGATACTGGCGGCATCCGTGTTACTGTGTCTCCAGCAGGTGATGACCAGAACTTCACTTCTGTCAACAACCAGATCCTGCGTATCGGTGACATCAACGTTGACACAGAGGTGAGATATGTCAATCGCGCTTAATGACGGCTCCAACGGTACGCGCTATGACGTGCCGTTGTACTTCCTTGAGGAGTACCCCAAGTTCATCGAGTTCATGGACGTCTTCTATAACTGGCTGTACAACCAGCAAGGCTTCACCGCCGCAGAGATCGAAGACTACATCAAGAACTCGTCAGACTGGTTGGATCCGTTCACAACAGATTCACCCCTTGAGCAACTGATTGCCATCAAATCACAGAAAGCGCCGGGTCGCCAGATCAAGAATCACCTGGAGGATCATTACCTGGTGCGCGGCTTTGAGAAGGCATTCAGCCTTGATGCAGAGCTCCTTGATGTTGATGGTCGACCGTTGTTTGGCGAAGTCGATCACGATACACAGATTGATAACTGGTATGACAGCTTTGGCTTCCAGCGTACTGCTGACAAGGCGTTCCAGAACTTCGCCCGGTTTGCGGATAAAAATGGTGAGCGGTTCATTACCTCCAACGGTGACAACTTCTCTGTGTACGTGGCTGACACCAAGCGTCGTACCCTGGACCATGTTCGCTGGCTGAAGCTGCTGAAGCACATCTATCGTATCCGTGGCTCTAAGAAAGCGATCGAGTTGTTCTTCTGGATCTATTTTGGTTGCCCAATTCAGGTTAAATATCCAAAGGAAGAAATCGGTGGCCTGGACGATAACTTCGACCTGGATGGAACTGTTGGTATGCGTGACGACTACTATTACGACGAGTACTCGTATGTGATCACAGTACCCGGCGACGTCAGCCAGTTTGAAGGCGTATTCAACAAAGTATTCCGTGAACACTTCCACCCGGCTGGGTTTACCGTATTCTTAGAAAGTTCAAGAGGATAAGATCATGGCAGATTATTTGAGTAACTACACCGGCCAGGAAATTGACCAGAAGCTGGGTGAAGTGGACAACAAGGTAAACAAAGCCGACATCGTTGATGATGCGGCCCGAGGCGATACGGAGACACCGGCTTCTTCACGCCTGATGAGCGAAGCATACAAGAAGCTGGAGTCACTTCAGTCCTTCCAAGACAACAAGGTTCTTCGAATTGATGAAGGCGACCAGACTGTCAACGGGAAGAAGACATTTGCTGCTGTCACCGCCTTCAACAAAGGTCTGACAGTACCGAAGGATCAGGTGATCTCGATCACAGACAAAGCCAAGGAAGCCACAGATGCTGTGAACCTGGCAATGTTGCGTGATCATGGTCTGTCTGTAGATGACTCCGCTGGTAAAGGGCTGACTATCCGGGCGCTGTCAACCGGCTACCTGGCCCTGACCGTGGACTTCACCACACTTGATCCCGCGCCCGGTAACACTGTTCCAGCGTTTGTTCCAGTTGCGACCTCAACCGGTAACTACAAGCTGTCATATGACGATTTCATCGCCGGTATTACAGCCACGGATGCGTTCCAGGGTAAGCTGGACAAGTCGGTCTATGATACCAAGATGTCCCAGCTGGATACTGCTGTCAGCAACCGTGTCTTGATCTCGTCCTACAACGCAGACCTGGCAGCAACTAACTCGGCACTCGGCAACCGCGTACTGACCTCAAACTACAACACCAAGATGTCTCAGCTGGACGCCTCACTGAGCAACAAGGTGGAAGTGTCGTCTTACAATACTGCGATTGCTGGCCTCAATAGTGCTGTCAGTACCAAAGTTGAACAAACCGTGTTTGATACAGCGATCGCTGGAAAAGTAGGCTATGCTCAGGACGGTCAGGTCTCTATCAACGGGAACAACACAACCAGCACTGTGGTTACACTTCCCAAGGCCAACTGTATCCAGCTCCTGGTGTCTACTGCTCTAGCCGATGGGGTGACTGACCTCTATGAGATCTTTATGAACAACACAACACTGATCTCTACAACTCAGCGTATCAAGAACACCAGCGGAACAGCGCCAGCGACGTTTGCTGCTACTGTCACAAGCGGTAATATCAACCTGATCTGTTCCAACACTGCCACAGGTGCCATGACAGTTCGCTATAAGATTCTCGCGAACTTCTGACTAAATACCCCTAGAACATAAGCCGATTTTATTTCTAGGGGTCATCAAACATGGCTAATAAATTGACAAAGCCCATTTACCCAATGGGCCTGGAAGCCGAAGACCAGATCATTGCTCACAAAGGCGTTCTGAATGATGGCCTTATCAGTCATACTTCAGACGCTGTTCTTCAGGTTCCACAGGGCGATGATACTGTCATCATTGATCCTTCAGCTCTTCGATACAATCCAGAAACTGATGAATTCGAAGGCTCTTATTCAGACGGCTGGCGTGCTCTCGGCGGTGGCGGTATTCGTTGGGAGTTGGGCGTAGGCGTCAACAACAAATATACTCCCGAAGTCGGGCGCGGCTACTTCATTGACAGCCGGACCAATGCAGCCACAGTCGTTCTGCCTCTCAATCCAAAACGCCTTGGCCTCTCAGTATCGTTTGCTGACCTATTCGGCGGTCTGTCTGTTCACCCGATGAAAATCCAGGGTAACGGCACCAAGATCTATGGCTCAACCGATGATATGGTCATTAACACTGACTATGCTGCTTTCACCTTCACCTATACCGGGGCTGATCAGGGCTGGATCGTTACTTCGGCGGCTGGCCTGGGGTCTGGACGCACATATCGTCGTAACGTCTTTGAGACTGTGCTGACGCAAGATACGACAGTGTTGGATATCGGCGCTATCCCTGAGATGGTCGACATCTACGTTGGCGGCAACCGTTATCGTGAATCTCAGTATACTCTTGAGACTGATGGCATCCACTTCAAAGCAGTTGTCCCTTCTGGTTCAACGATTGAGGTGTTGGAATATACGCCGGTACAGCTTGCCGATCCTAATGACGAGCTGTCAGCCCGCGTCGCAGCAGTAGAGTCAGGCAAAGCCAAATCAGGCGTCAACTCTGATATCACCGAAATCAAAGGTCTCACAACGCCGCTCACAGTTGCTCAGGGTGGTATCGGTGGTAATACTCCGGCCTTGGGTCGTAAAGGTCTGGAACTGGATACATTCGCCAAGCCCAACCTCTTACAGAACACCAACTTTGAACTCTGGAATCAGGGTGACGCATTCCCCGAGGCTGCTGACAATACAATTACAGCTTCGCGCTGGGTGTTTGGTCAGACTCAGGGTTCTGCCAAGTTCATGGTGAAGAAGGTTGCGGATGTTCCTAATTCCCAAAGCCGCAACTCACTTCGCATTGAAGTTACAAAGGCCAATGCTTCACCTTCAGCAGATGATGAGTCGAGCATTCGCCAGTGCATCGAAGGCAGTATGTCTGTTAACTCAATTGCAGGCCGAGTGCTCACACTGTCGTTCTGGGCTAAGTCTAATGTCAGGGGTCGGCACACTGCAGTGTTTGTCAAACCTGACAACAGCGGCCCTGGCAGTAACGAGTATTCATATTGCGCCGGGTACGACATCTTCAATGTGGAAACCTGGGAATACAAGACCATCCTGTTGGACATGAAGACTTGCCCAAACCAGAACTGGTTCGCAGGTAACGATTACTGTCTGAAACTGCGCTTCGGCTTCTATGCTGGCATGAACTATCGCGGTAACGATGGTGAGTGGAGCAACGGTAATCTGTCGTTGGTCAAAAATGGGGTCAACCTGGCTTCGGCTGTGGGTAACTTCCTGCAGATCTCACAGGTTAAACTTGAGGACAGCACGTTCCCTACGCCGTATCCACAACAGACTCTCAGTCAGGTGATCCGTGATGTGTCTCGTTATGAGCGTGTAATCAATGATGCTGATGGTGTGGGGTCAATTGGTTGGTCAGGATACTCGGATATACCGGGCCAGAACAACTATCAGACGATTGTCATGGAAGTCCCGATGCGGGTTGCCCCAACAGTGAAACAGATTGGTCAGTGGATCTATAGCTCGAACACATCCAATACCCTGACATTCAACTCCAGCCCGAGTTCTTGCACCGTCAACTTCCAGGCAACTGCTGTTGGGCGACAATCGGTCAGATCTTCAGTCGGAGCGCAGCTCTTGTTTATTGCAGAGATGTAAAATAAACCCCTCTTTTGAGGGGTTTTTATTTTAAAAGGTTACGGAAGGTAAGAAAATTTAATATAATTCTTCATGGATTAATTTGACTTATTTCATGAGGAACAGAGTCATGGCAACCGAGACTTCCGGAAAGTATTATTTTAAAGGTAACTTCTGGGCCGGTGGCGTCATAGTTGATGAGTATAGCGTTCTACAGGATGAAAATGGCGACTGGTGGAAGTATACAGGATATAGAAGAACCAAACCTTTCAACGTAATGGCAGGGGAACGGCCCGACTCTAACAGCTGGGTCAACGTCGGAACCCTCATGGCTTCTGGTATTACAGACCAGGATGTCACCTTTGACAAGGGCGGTAAGATCGAAAACAAGAACCAGTTCGTTCTTGATGAAGTATCAGGGATGTGGTACTACTGGAACGGCCCACTACCAAAGCAAGTACCGCCGCACTCTTCTGTTGATCTCACTGGTGGTGTCAGTTCAGAAACATGGATGCCTATCGAAGGTCTCATCTCTCAGAATCTCACCAATATCCGTGCTCTACAGCAACTGGTGTCCAACCAGTCTGAAACTATCATTCTGCTTAATGATATGCAGGTCAAACAGGCTGGGACGATTGACCAGCTCCAGGCCGATCAGGACACCCAGGGTCAACATAATGGGAGTCAGGGCCAGCAACTCACTGCTGTTGTACAACGGCTGAGCACCCTTGAGAAGGATTCTCAGGATGGTTCTGTTGCTATGGATGCAGTCCAAGAGGGTATGGGTGCAGTAAGTGCTCAGACGGACAAGAACACCACTTCCATAAAGGGTATCCATGTCGACATGGGACAGCTGGCTGATTCTGTTAATCAGATGGGCCAGGCAGTCACAACCCAGAATGAGGTTATCGCCAACCAAACCACTTCCATCAACGCGGTCAAGGAATCCACTCGTCAACAGACCGAAGTGTTGTCCAAGCAGCAGGAGTCAGTCTCTCGCATCCAGATCTCACAGTCCAGTCTGGCGGCCCGTATTGATTCCAACGATCTGCGTGATGACACCCAGGACGGGCGGCTTGATGCTCAGGATACTGCGATCACCAATTTACAGAACCGGGTGAAGGCAACAGAGCAGACAGACGCAACTCAATCTCAGGCGATGGGTGATCTGGACCGTAGAATTGGCTCTCAGGAGTCCAAGGCCAATGACCAGGGCGTTACTATCAAGGCGCTGGGTGAGTCTGTGACAGCCGTTCAGCATCGCTTAGATCAGGCTGGGACGGATAATGAAACTCGACAGGCTGTGATCGATGGCCTGAAGAAGACCTCAGACGATCAGGGTACAACACTGGTCAATCAGGGTAAGGCTATTCAGACCAACACTGATGATATTGCGGCGCTGAAGAAGCATGACACCGATCAGGATATTGTGGTCACAGCTCATGGTAAGAGCATTGAGAACATCCAAAGCACTGTGAACACGAATGGGACTGATGTCAGTGGCCTCAAAGATCTCACTCAACGACATACCCAGACGTTGTCAGAACACACAACCTCTCTGAAGACTCTCGGTGACTCTGTTCAGGCGGCGGCCCAAACGGGTTCCACCAACTCTCAGGCTATCCAGGCTCAGGCCCAGAAGGTTGATTCACAGGGCCAGGCAATCAGCACCCTGAACCTGTCTGTCAAGAGCGTGGTTGATGCTGTCAGTACCCTACAGAACAACGTAGGGGGTTGGCAGACTCAGGTCAATGCTCTGACTCAGGCTATGGAAGGTAAGTTCGCCAAGCCAACAGGGAGTGTTAGTCAGTACATTCGCGGCGACGGTTCTCTGGCAACCTTCCCTACCATTAACCCTGGCACAGTCACGAGTATCCAGGCGGGAACTGGGTTGGAAGGCGGTACGATCACTGGCTCTGGTACAATCAGTATGCCCAACGTCGGTACAGCCAAGAACAACATGGTCTCGGTGAATACAGATGCTCAGGGCCGGGTAACAGGCGGGCGTCAGCGCGTATTCAATTATCCAACTCGTGCTCTGAACACTGCCTTTCAGGTCAGTGCAACTCAGGACGCCAATGTCAACTATACGGTAGATGTGTCGGCAACTTCCCTCTTGCTCGGTGGTACGACAGGTCGAGTGATATTGGAGTATGCTGATAACGCTGCCATGACAACAAACCTGGTAACAGTGAACGAGGCTGTGAACGGAACCAGTGGCGTTCTCAACGTGGTGAACATCGGGTCTGGTAATGTCAACGGCTGGATTCCTGCAGGCAAGTATGTAAGGATCCGGACAGCGAACACCAGTGGTACAGCTGTCTTCACCTTTGTCCGTGCTGAAGAGGTGTTGCAGTAAACTAAATACCCCATAACTGGGCATCTTTATGGGGTAATTCAAAATGTCGATTAACAACTTCCTGGCCGGTGTCGGTGATGTCGAGCCAGCCTATTTCAACCGGCGCGGGGCATTCCATTCAGGCGCTACCATCAGCTCCAAGAAAGACGTCGTATATTCTGACAAAGATCATGGCGGTAACGGGAGTTGGTGGCAGTATACTGGCACTGCCTCATTACCGATGAATGTTCCAAAAGGCTCTTCACCAGGAACCAACTGGGTGGATGTCGGAGCAGCATCGGTTTACGATCTGGTACGCGTGCAATTGGCAAACCTTGATGCTGCATTACAGAAGGTAACACAGCTCAATACTGCCGTCACCAATCTGGGAACTTCAAAGCAGGATGCTGACGCAACTCTGGCAGCACTCGCAGGTCTGGTAACTGCAGCTGACAAACTGGCTTACTTCACGGATGTCGATAAACTGGCGACCACGTCTCTTACAGCGTTTGCTCGAACCCTGTTGGCTAATGCGGCCGCAGCCGACATGCGTACAACTCTGGGCCTGGGTAGTGCTGCTCTGAAGACCGTTGGTTTAGCTGCTGGAAACATCCCAGATATGAGCGCCTTCGCCACAGGTGGAACCAACGGCGTTTACACGTTTATCAATATCGCTGGCCAGAAGCGTCTGATGGAAGGTACTGGGCAGGCCACGTTCAATAACGGCACAGCTGATTTTACTCTCCCGATGGCATTCGCTTCAGCCGGTTACACAGCAGTGTTGATAGATCCAGGAGCAATCGTCATGTCATATTCTGGTTCGCCAGTTTCTGCCAGTGTTTTGCGAATCTATGCAAAAGACGCGGCGGGTACGATTCCAGCTAATGGTTCGATCCTTGGATTCAAGTATATTATGTTAGGGTCAGCGTAATGAACCAGGAGAATAACGAAATGTACTACTCTGAAAAAGACGGCTTCACAACTGAACAAGTTTCTGATAAGCAAGTCTATGTCTATGATAAAGATTATCAGAGCATCTTGGCAGATCTTCAGAATGGCGCTTATATTGTATTAAACGCCCAGGGATATCCTTCAACCAAGTTTCGCCCGATCTTCTATCATGTGTCGACCGGGTTTACTGAAAACCGAATGAACGACGCCCAGTTTGAACTGACATATGAGTATTGGTCAGAACTTATTGTGGGTCAGGCCAACGGGCGCGTGATCTCTCAGGATTCCAATGGGTATCCAATTCTGGTAGATCCAGCGCCTCCAACCCCGGCTGACTACCTGGCCGAAGCCAACCGCAAGAAGACTTATCTTCTGGCTCAGGCGACGGTTGCCATCAATCCTCTTCAAGATGCAGTAGATCTGGACGATGCGACCGATGAAGAAGTGGCTCTCCTCAAGAAGTGGAAGCAGTTCCGGGTTGCCGTAAACCGGGTGGACACGAGCACTGCACCAAATATCACCTGGCCTGAGCCTCCTGTGTCTATTCCTGCACAGGGTACAGCAGGGCGGGCCGAACAAACAGAGGAAGCCGTCTAGTCACTAAATACCCCTAGATGTTCAATTAAACACTAGGGGAATCTCATGGCAACGAATTCAACCAATACCGATTACCGCCGCTCAGGTAACTTCTGGGCCGGTGGTGTCGTTACTGACGAATACAGTATCATCCAAGATGAGGATGGTAACTGGTATCGTTATGTTGGTGTCCGTCCAAAACCTTTCAACGTCACTCCAGGCGTTCGACCAAACAATGAAAACTGGGTAAGTGTAGGCCCGCTGGTTTCAGGCGGTTCCAACAGCATCCAGGGTGAATCCTTCAAAGCTGGCGGCACAGTCGATAACATCAAAGAGTTCGTTATTGACGAGGCTACTGGTCTGTGGTACTTCTGGACCGGTGATTATCCAAAAGTGATTCCAGCTAACTCTACTCCTGAAACAACTGGCGGTGTTAAAGATGGTGCCTGGAAGCTCCTGAACGGCACTGGAAGCGGCGGCGGTGATGCTGACCTTTCCACCGTTCTGAAAATTAACAACAACCTGACTGACCTTCAGGATAAACCTGCTTCCCTGAAAACACTGGGCGGTAAGCCGAAGGCTCACGTTGACGGTCTGGCCAATTTTAACGCCTTGCGATCACTGGTTCCTGACGAAGAAGGTCAGCGTGTTTATATTCGTTGCCATACAGCGCCTGCTTTGACAACTTTCCTCCCTGAAGGTGATGGTTGGTTCGTTGCTCGCAAAGGGACCATGGCCGACGATGGCGGTTTCATTGCCCAGGTGAACAGCACCTGGTATTGGGAACGAGATAAGCCAATTGAAGAATTGTATATTGGTGACTTCGGTGCGCCTGCTGATGGCGTAACCGATGCTCAGCCTGCATTCCAGCGTTACATTAATTTCCTGTTTGGTGATTATGCGCGTCTTCGGACCAATGGTACTAAAAGTGGTAATACGGTCGGCGGCGGGTATTCCCCATATCTGACACTTCGCTATGGTGCTGGTACTTACTATCAAACGCCTGGCGTTTACAATAAATTTGGAAACAAAGCATACACTGCGACCGAACTTGCGCTGAACCCATCAGGCTACACTGCGGCAGGCGGTATGCGTATCGAAGGTGCGGTTACGAGTTTTGGTCGTCTGATTTGTACTAAGATCATTTCAGACAAGTCAGATAATCCGGTCTTCCTGATCAACCATCGCCGCTTTGCAGTTCGAAACATTATTTGGGATGGTCAACAGACAACCCAACGTAATGCGTACAACAAAGATACGAACCCAACAGGAACGAACCTGGCAGTAGGTGCAACCTCACTTGCCGACCAGCCCAATTTCCTGACCAACAAACAGCCGTTCCTGACCAATGAATGTCCGGGTGGTTGTTATATGAAACTCGAAAACCTCCAGTTTAACAATATTGGTGGCCATGGCATCTACGTTCTGGATACTCTTGATTCTAAAGTCAATGAAGTGTTCAGCTCTAACACTGCTGCTCCATGGCTGAAAACTGGTTGGTCAGATCCACAGGCTCAGTATCAGGGCTCATGGGACCACAGTACTTCTATCGAGATTACGAACATTAACTGTTCCAGTCCGATGGGACCTGCTTTGTGGTTACCACGTGTTGGCCAGGGTTTGATGCGTAACGTCTGGTTTGAGCACGGTTATGTTCCTTTCGACATTAACAACGGTCAGTGGGATATGGACATGGTCTGTATCGAAGACTGTACCAAGAACGCAACAGCGTGGAACTGTAAATTCACTGTCCGTACCCTGTCTGTTCCAACGGGTAACGGCATTGATACAGATTCACCGACCAGCGGTAAATGGAATTCATATACCACTAACCCAGATGGCTCTGCAATCACCGCGTGGTCTGAAGGTTATGGCCAGGGTTCTTACTTGCTGATGAACAACGGTGCCTACTTCGATTGCGTGGTGCAGCCGAAATATACACGTGGTGTTCTGCGCGGTGAGAACAATACAGATAACACCCTGTGGATCAACGTTGGTTCCTTCTCAAGCCCAACGAATGGCAGTACATTCAAAATCCGTATCGTGGGCAACCCGTACTATAACACAGCGGGCAACCAGAACATGCTGACCGACCGTCTGGCGGGTGAGACAATCATCTATGTGGGCCGTGGTACTGCTGCGACGCCGAAGATCAGCTTCCACAACATTAACGGTGGTGTTTGTACTTCAGCTCCTCAGTATAAGCCACAGACGTTCAACACTGTGATCCCTGAGATCTGGGTGCCTATCCGGGCGCGCACAGCTGAGTTCTCTATCTTTGTTGAATCGACTGGCCTGACTCGTCGTGAATCTGGTGTACCTGCTCAGTTTACTCCGAGCGGCGTGACTACAAACACCTCACCAAACCTGACAGCAATTCCAGGTCGCTTCAGCTACAACACCAACAAAGCAGGTTTTGGTGCTAACGAAGATGTGGTTGAGATCACTTCACGACTGACTGCAGGCGCAAATGGCGGTACTTCCACCCCTGCAACTGATGCCCAGCTGGGTAGTGAGCCAGTTCATCCAAACGTAGTTCGTTGGATGCGTATGGCAGTTGGTGGTCAGGAACTTGCGGTGCCGGTATACGCGTGGAAGCCAGTGTTCACGACCAACAACCCGGCTACACTGAGTGTTGCTGTAGGCGGTACACTGACGCTGTCTCCGGTTGTTACCGACGCGATCTCCCAGCAGTGGCAGTATTCTTCTGACAACGGCACCACCTGGTCGAACATCACCACATCCGGTACTGCTCAGACTTATACCAAAGCGAATGTGCAGACAACTGACTCTGGGCAGTACCGTCTTGCAGTCCGCGCCAACAACGGCTCAGGCGGTAACGGTGTCACAACGTTCGGTCCTGTTACCACAGTTACAGTTGCGTAAGGAAATATCATGGGAAAGTCTAAATTAGTAAAACAGGAGATTGTTGAAAAGGCGTTTGAAGGTGTCCAAGGCACCTTCCGTCTGATGTCTCATCAATCTCAGAAGGGTATGACCGTTCGCTGCATCAAAGGTCAGGGTGAAAACGCTGATCAATTTACAGAAGGTAGCGAATATCAGGTTGTGGCCGGTAAAGGTGACGAGTTCACTGATGCCGACGGTATCACCGCTCCAATCATCTGGGACGAAGCAGGTGTTATCGGTGATGATGGGCGTCCATACCGCGTTATCCTCAATGAAAAGAACGAGTCAGTGGCAACTGGTGCCAGCTCACAATTTTCAATTGTTGATAACGATGCCTATCAGGAATCACTGAAGGTAGAGTGATAGAGCTAAATACCCCATATTGGTTATCCTTTATGGGGTATTAACATGAGTCGTAATTTAGAAGATATCTTTGGCGGCCTGGCGACAGCACCACGTCAGTCCGTCAAAGTTTTTCACGCCACGGCGTCTACGCCCAAAGTCACGATGGACAAAGACTTTGTGACAATCGGCGTTACAGTCAACAAAGGTGCCCTGACCCCAGGTGAAGATTTCACTGTGGATGGCCGGGACGTCTTCCTCACACCTCCTTTGGTAGCAGGCGATGAAGCCGTGTTCTATCTGAACACTTCATGGTCACCAAGAGAAGTTGAAGGCCAGTATGCTCGAGTGATCACCTATCGTTCAACGGGTGGTGAGAACAAGTATACGGCTGACGCAGATTTCTCTTCAGTCCTGTTCTTCTATGACAACAAGCCCTGGGCACCTGGTGTTGATTACACTACCTCTGGTCGTGATATCAACTTCACTAATCCCATGGTCGCCGACAAACAGGTCTACATCATCCTGAACGGCGGCAAGGGTGCTCTGTCTGCTTATGAAAAGCGCGACGACGCCGACGCTCGTTACCAAGAAGTGCTCCAGGCTATTATCAATTCCAACCCAGTCAATTTCCCTGTGGCTAACCAGACTGCAATGCTGGCGTTGGATGCAAAGATCAGTGATACAGCAACCCGTTCAGACCAGAATGGACGCATCTATTTCCTGGGCGCTTTGCCTGCTTCTAAATTGGACAACTGGAAGCCGTTTGTAGAAATCGCGAACCAGGTACTCAGCGTTAATGGTCGTTCTGGTGACGTGGTCGTCGCTGAAGCAGGTGACAACGACGACATTACTAGCCTCAACGCGCTCTCCGGCCCTCTCCGTTTGGGCGGCGATGCTGTCAACCAATACGACGCCGTTACCTTGAAGCAGCTCCTCGCCAATGGTGGAAGCGGTTCTGGCGGCGCTAACATGAATGGTGTGATGAACTCATACCTGGGTGCTGTTCATTGGTTCAACGGTACACGTGCTTCTATCATTGCTGGTCATGGTGCCGGTGATGGTCAGTTACTGAAGCGTGCTGACTATTCAGATCTGTGGAATGCTATCAACAGTGGTGTATATGTGTCCGTTTCTGATGCTGATTGGCAGTCTACGCCTACAGCACGCGGTGCATACTCTACAGGTGATGGCTCAACTACTTTCCGTCTTCCTGACCTGAACGGTGTTTGGCAACATCCGACCAATTCTGCATTGAACTCTATTCCAGCGCTGTTCCTTCGCGGTGATGGTGCTGTTCCCAATACAGGGACCGGCGTCGGCGTTATCCGTAAGAGTGCTGCTCCAAATATTACGGGTGGTTTATCTGCAGCTGGAGCTGCATCGCTTCAGGGTGGTACTGGTGCGTTGTATCCTAACGGACCAGCTAATGTTGGAACACCACCACAAACCAGTTCACTAATACCAAGTCAGTATATGTTTGACGCCAGCCGTTCTAATTCTGTTTACGGCCAGGATTCGACTACTGAAGTCCGCCCAAACAGCGTTAAGGGTATCTGGATCATTCGTCTGAATGGAAAGTTCAGCGCAGCGAACACCAACTTCAACGTGATCAACGCCGACACAGCAGTGCCTGCAAACAACACGATTGTTTATGGTGGCGATTTGGTTTCCAACTATCAGGTCGCTGGCGCTGACTATATGGTTTCGAAATTCCGTTCCCGCACAACAATTGGCGGTTCAGCTAGTACGAAAGGTGCGGAAGTCGTTATCGAGGATCGTTCGAGCACTACGGTTGCCTCTAAGGCATTCCAGTTCGCAATTGACGGGAGTTTTGCTTTACCGGGCGGCGCTCTTCGTATGCGCAACCTTTCTGGTACGCAAGAAATGAATATCGGTATCAACACTGCTGATAATAGTCAGGCTGTGATCAACCGAACCTCGGGCATCACAGCTCTCAACTTCAACGGTACACAAATTTTGTATGCCGATATGAACTATCTGACCTCACCGATTGTAACAAGATTGGCCAATGACCCAGTTAATCCGGGAGTCGGGGAGTATCTGAACACGCCTGAGATTCGTTCTGGTTTCCGTTCACGCGGCAACTATAATGGAACCCCTTACGCATATGTCAGTCTTTACTCCCAGGAGCACGTGGGTGATATCTATTCGGGCATTTTGCAAGTCAGCGGGTTTACTGCAAATGCGGCGTTCTATTTCGTTCAGAACGGTAATGCGCGGGCAGCGGGTTCATGGATGTCTGGATCGGATATTCGTCACAAGTTCAAAAAGAAAATGGCGGGCGGGGAACCAAAAGACGCACTGTTGGCTGTGATGTCTTGGCGTGGTATGGTCTACCAGAAGTTGGATGGCGAAATGGAGGTCGGTCTGATCGCCCAAGACGTTGAGAAGTCTTGCCCAGAAGCGGTGTCAACATCTGAGCGTAAATTCTCCAACGGTGCGGAGATCAAAGACTTCAAGAGCCTGAACACTTCAGGGGCTTCAGCAGCGTTCCATACAGAGGCTATCAAAGGAATCGTGGACCTTCTGGACATGATTCTGAACGACTCAGATATGGCACGTGCTCGTGAGCGTGTAGCAGCCCTGAAAGCCGCTATGGTGACCGAGGCTGATCTGCCATCTGATAGCGTTGGCTCGGTTGTGCCGAAGGATCTGTTATAATGATCTTTGGTGATAAGCCTGGATCTTTCTAAAGTCAGCAATCTCAAGAGTTGTCTCACGGATGAGACACTTGAGTTCTTCCCGCTCTTCTTCTGTTTCCATCTCATGCAGCTTAGGCTGACAATCCAGAAATGAAATTCGTTCCGAGATGGCATATTCTGCCATCTGAACCAATGCTGCTGCATATGAACTGTGAGCACTTATTTTCATGGCAGTAACTTCTTCTCTTCCAATATCTTCCTGAATTCAGACCAGGAGATCAGCTTTTTGGTGAACGGGTTCAGCGGGCGTTCCAGTTGATGACCAGGACTCCAACGATAGAAAGATACCCGGCCATGTTTTGGACACACCTGCCACATCATGTGAGGTATATAGGACGCGGTCTCCTCGTACTCATAGGAGAGCTCCTTCGCACACCACTTGCAGCAGGTTATGGGTTGACTAAACATGCCATCAGCTCATTACGCAGTGCACCAGTCACCTTGTCATGCCAGCCGGTCATGAAAGCGTCCAACAGGACAGCATCGTCTGGGTAAAAATGAGTGGCGGGTGGTACAGCTTCAGCAGTTGCCATGTTGTAACCGCGCTCATATGCTTCCATCTCTTCGATAGATGGCTGGGCTTTAGCTGGTTCGTATTTCATTATGTTGACCTCGTTAATTAGGAATGACTGAACTTTATACCCTGTTGCCGTTATTGAATAATATTCCGGTCATTCAATGCGCCGGTTGACAGTAAGCTAAATATTGGAAATAGCACCTATCATCGGAGCATTGAAATGCAATCTACCAACCTGAATAAAAAGCCGTACTTCGACGACTTCGATCCGGAGAAACGCTTTGCGCGTGTCCTCTTCCGGCCGAATCCGATCAAAGTGCAGACACGCGAAATGAACCAGATGCAGGCAATCCTGCAGAACCAGATTGAGAAGGTTGGCAACCACCTCTTCAAGGAAGGCTCCATTGTAATCCCTGGCGGCCTGACTGTAACCAACTCTCAGGTGTCAATGCAGTTCCATCTTGCAGGCGGTAGCGAATTCACCGACCTGGAGAACATCAAGGAACTGTATGCGGTCTCTAAAGCGAACGGCGTCCGTGGCCGTGTTCTTTCCCTGGAGCGCGTGACTTCAGCCTCTGACACCATGTTCTGTATCATGGAGATCATTGACTCCGGTACAGGTAAAGAGGCGAAGTTCATCCAGGGTGAAGACCTTTACTTCAACAGCTATGACGTCAACGACACAGAAATTCGTGTGGGCTTCGGCGTGGCTGAGACTGTCGCTGGTGCTATCGTAGCCCGTATGACCAAGGGCGTCTACTACATCCGTGGCATGTTCCTGGACGTGCAGGATCAGGTATTGATCGTTGACAAACACAGCAACGTGTCTGACAACAAGGTCGGCTTCCTGGTTGAAGAGAAGATCATCACTGAGGCCGAAGACACTTCGTTGTTCTCAAATGCCCAGGGTACTCCGAACTCTAAAGCCCCTGGCGCTCATCGCCTGCGTGTCGACCTGACCCTGACCCGTGCCGGTTACGATGAAGTGCTGGACAACTTTGTTGAACTGGCTAAGATCAAAACCGGTAAAATCCAGTCTATGGTCACTCAGACCACTTACAACCTGCTCGAAGATGCTATGGCTCAGCGTACCTTTGAGACCAACGGCAACTACAACGTTTCAGCCCACCTGGTCGACCTGCGTGAGCACCTGAACGAGAACGGCAACGGTGGCGTCTACACAGCTGAAGAAGGCGGTGATGCCAGTAAGCTGGTCGCTGTCCTGAAACCAGGCGTCTCCTATGTGCGTGGCTACCGTGTACAGAACGTTGGCGAAGAAATGGTTGTCATCGATAAATCGCGTGATACCGGCCTCGTGAACAACACACCTGTGGCTGTGGCTACAGGGAATTTCCTACTGACCAAGAACTCTAAAGGCGTTCCTGTTATCAGTAAGAACACGCGTTACCGCCTGTTGACCGCAGCTGGTGTGCAGATCGGTTCAGCTCTCCTTATCTCTGCTGAGCGCAGTGGTTCTGAGTTCCGCCTGTACCTTCGCGATATCACCTGGACTGGTGACCGCACCACCTTTGCCAAGATCTCTTATCAGGAGTCTGGCGTCACCCGGTTCATCTCAGACCTGGACAGCAATCAGTTCGTAGGTTCATCATCTATTGACCTGCTGTTTGAACTGCCTGTGTACGGTGTGAAGACCCTGGTAACAGGTGAGACGATTGACATCAACTACAGCGTCTTCCGCTCATACCTGATCACCCTGGATGCATCTGGTGTGGGTTCAGTGTCAGCGCCTGCAGGCTACAGCTTCTCACCTGAGTTTGCGCTGTATGCCGGGGCCAAGAGTGACGGTACGGCAGCCCAGCTGAATATTTCTGGTGCTCTGGCTCTGGCGGGTACTCCTGTTGGTTCAGCGCTGACCCTGAGCATGGGTACAGGTAACGCAAACCAGGTTATCAACGTGATGGCAATGATGGTGCGTACCACTGCAAACATCAAAACCAAAACGCTGACCACAGTCACTGAGACCGTGAACTTTGCAGCCAGCTCTACCGTTACTCTGGGGAACCATGATGGCCAGGTGCTGTTGCAGGTTCGTGATGACAAAGGCAACGCCGTCACCTCAGCATTTGTGATGGACGGCGGTCAGCGTGACGCAGCCTACTACAAATCAACTCTGAAGGCGAGTGCGGGTAACATCACTGGTGCGTTCTCTGTGAAGTACAGCTACTTTGCTCACAGCACAGGTGACTTCTTCACAGCTGACTCGTACACGTCTATCAACTACCAGGATATCCCGACTTACACCTCTCAGTCTTCTGGTGTGATTTACGGCCTGGGTGATGCAATTGACTTCCGTCCTAAGATCACGTCAGGTGCTTCGGATACTGAGATGGTTCGCCCGAACTCTGCGATCATCATGGATCTTCAGTATTATCTGCCGCGTATCGATGCGATCTACGTGTCGTCTGAAGGTAAATTTGGCGCAGCGCGGGGTATCAGCTCAAACAGTCTGGCGGCCCCGGCTATTCCAGACAACAGTATGCGTCTGTATGAACTGACGTTGCCTCCATACACGCCTAAGATCGACCAGATCTCAATCGTGACTATCGATAACCGCAACTACACGATGCGCGATATCGGCAAGCTGGACAAACGTATCACCAACGTGGAGTATTACACCACACTGTCCCAGTTGGAGTCTTCAGCAGCGACTCAGGAAGTCTTTGATCCAATCTCAGGCAACCCGCGCTACAAAAACGGGATTGCAGCGGATCCATTCAAAGACTTCCGTATCATTGATGATCTGTCTGATCAGTGGGTAGGTTCAATCGACACCAACAATGGTCGCCTGCGCCCGTTCACTCAGCAGAATGCCATTGACATGGCTGTTGATCCAGCCTGGGCCTATACCAAAGACGGCATCGTGACCTGTGAATCTGTACTGGATGTTTCAGTTGCTCAGCCTTACGCCACGTCCTCAATCAACGTGAACCCGTATGCTGTGTTCAACTGGAACGGCTACATGAAGCTCTCACCATCAACCGATTATTGGTTTGAGAACTATTATGTCGCCCCGCGTATCATTAACGAAACTGTGAACACACGCGGTTCAGTTCAGCCTGGTTCTGTATATGGCACCTGGCGTACTGTCAGTGTTTCAGAGCGCCTTTGGGAACCACATGGTGCGGGCGGCGTGTTCACAGCATTCCTGTATCGTACCACGGTTTCTGTGCGCGATGTGACCACTTATGCGTTCACTGACACGACCACCACGACTTATGCTGGTGAGCAGATTGTGGAGACTCAGGTCATTCCATACATGCGTAAGTCTACCATTGCCTTTGAAGCTACCGGCCTGCGCCCGTTCACAAGCCTGTATCCGTTCTTCTCAGGTCGTTCAGTAGCAGCGCAGTGTCAGCAGACTGGTAAGGCTCTGGGTGCTCAGATTATCACCGACGCCAATGGTTCGGCTACCGGTAACTTCTTTGTTCCATTGAACGATGCACTGAAATTCAATACCGGTGACAACGTGTTCCGCCTGTCTGACAACCCGAACAACAGCACCGACGCTGATGAGACTCGTACCTCAGCAGAAGCAGTGCACCGTTCATTCGGTAAGAAGCAGGGGCTGCAGAAGACCTATGTGAACACCCGCGTTCTGGGTTACACTGTGGTCGGCACCAGCCAGGAGACGTCCAACTCAGGTGAGCAGGTTGTTGCATCTTGGGCTGACCCTATCGCTCAGTCGTTCATGGTGCAGACAGCGCGGGGCGGCGAGTTTGTAGAAGCGTTTGATGTCTACTTCTCCACCAAGTCACGTGATATTCCAATCACCCTGGAACTCCGTGAGATGTCCAACGGCCTGCCGTCAACCACGATCATCTGTAAGAAGACTCTGAATCCAGCCCAGGTCAGCGTATCTTCAGATTCATCTGTGGCTACCCGGTTCACGCTGGATTATCCGGTCTACCTGGAAGCGAATACCGAGTTTGCGATTGTGCTGCTGGCTAACACCCAGGACTACAACGCCTACATCGCTGAGATGGGTAAAAAGAACCTGCTGTCCAACGAGTTTATCGCCAAGCAGCCGTATACTGGTGTGTTCTTCACCTCTTCAAACGGCACCACCTGGTCTCCAAACCAGATGGCTGACATGAAGTTCCGTGTGCTGCGCTCCAAATATGCCCAGAAAGATAACGTGGTTGTGTTCAGTCCGAAGGCCGGTCCAAAATACCGTCCGCTGGGAGCCAGTGTGCTGTCTTGTGCTCTGAACTCTCCTGTGATTACTGTGAAGGCAATCGGCCACGGCCTGACTGCTGGTAACACAGTGACGTTCAAAGACCTGACCGACGGTTGTGGCTTCACAGCAGATCAGCTGAACAAGTCTTTCACAGTGACTGATGCGACGTTCTCTACCTTCAAAATCACCATGCCGACCAATGCTGATAGCAACGGGAACATTGGTGGTGAGCAGGCGTCTTACCTGGGCAACTACCTGGTAGATATGTTCTATGCCAGCGTAACCAACACTGTGGTTGATGGGACTGCTCTTAAACTGGAATACCGCTACCGTGACGCGTCCTCTAACACGTTCTCAGCGTGGATCCAGTTTACCCCTGACACTGACGTCCTGTTGCCAACAGAAGGCGTGTATCGTGCTACTACGGACTTCCAAATCCGTGCTACCATGACACCAGGCGCAGGCAATACGTTTACGGCCCCGCAAATTGATGGAGACACCATCACAGTGGTGCTGAACACGTTTGCAGTCGATCCTTTTGAAGACGTCTTCAAGTATGTGACCAAAGACATCAACTTTGACAGTGCTTGTACGACTGCCAAGCTGTACTTCGGTATGCTGCTGCCAAGCCAGTCTTCAATGACCGTGCAGATCAAGCCGATCCGTTCTGGTGAGACTGCAGCTGACGTCGCCTGGGTGACCCTGAACCCGCTGGCACCTCTGGTCAACGACGGTTCAAACTTCTTTGAATACGAGTATGACTACACAGCTGCCTCCACCAACCCATTCGTGGGTCTGAAGGTTCGTGCAATGTTCAGAGGTAATCGTATCGCGTCTCCATCTGCGAAAGATTTCCGTCTGATCGCACTGGCATAAGTAAAGAAAAGGGGCGGTACGCTGCCCCTGATTTATACTAACGAGGTGATTTATGCGGGGAATCAAAGTCAAGGGGCATGCAAATCTGGTACGCAGCCATGCTATCCCTGGCCTGATCGTTTCTAACAACTCCGAGGCAGCAGCTGCAGCCTTGCGGGCACGTCAGAACCAAGAGGCCCAGAACGAATTAGTTCAAGAGCAAGCGATACAGATCACCCAGCTCCAGGACCAAATGAGAGCGCTTATGGAACATGTGGGTGTGCCTGATTCGCTTATCCCAAAGGAAACTGAGGAAAAAGACGATGAGCACGACTGATAAGGCACCAATCGACTACAAAGCTGTGTTGACCGGCGTTATCACTTCTGCCCTGGTTTCCGGCGCGACCTTTGCCTGGTTCATGGGCGGCCTGGACAACCGGGTGAAGAACCTGGAATCCGGCTCGAGCAAGATTGATGTGATGGTGGATAAGGTCAATATTATCAGCAGCCAGCTTGCTGTTCTCAGTACTGACCTGACCTACGTCAAAGAGAACATGCGTGACCTGAAGACCAACTCATCGGCGCTGGGCAATGATGTTCGTGATCTGCGTATCACTGTCACGCAGTTACAGCAAGAGGAACATCGTGATGGCAATAGCAAATGAGAAGGAATTCACGGCATACATCCTGCGTAAGCTGGGTGCGCCGGTAATTCAAATCAACCTTGATGAGACTCAGGTCGAGGATGCTATCACTGACGCCCTGCAGAAGTTCTGGGAGTACCATCGTGATGGGAGCATCCAGACGGCCTACATCTACAAGGTGACTGAAACGGATCTGTTCCAGAACTTTATCAAGTTCCCGGACAATATTCATGACGTTACAGAGATCCTGGACGGGCCGCCGATTGAGTCTATCGGTAACTGGGCAACCCCTCAGTGGCAGATGGCTCAGGCGATGCTTGTACCCAAGTCTGCTCTGGTCTCTATCCGTCTGACCGACTATGTGTCCATGCAGCAGCGCCTGTCTGACATCAGCAGCGTACTGCGTAAGAAGAACACGTTCTCGTTCAACAAATATAAGCGCCGCCTGATTCTTCAGTTCCCGGTTGTCAAAGACCAGCTGCTGGCTGTACAGTGCTATGAGAACGTTGATCCACGCACTGACCCGGATGCTGCAGATGCCTGGAACGATATCTGGTTAAAGGCTTATGCCACCGCCTGTACCAAACTCCGTTGGGGAGAGGTGCTCAAAAAGGCTCGGGGCATTAAATTGCCAGGAGGCATTGAACTTGATGGTGACACCATGTGGTCAGAAGCACGTGACGAGATGGATAAGCTGGAAGAGGATCTGCGTACTGGTCAGCAGTATCCGATTGAGTTCTTCGTAGGATAAAACTGAGGGGCTTAATTGCCCCTCTCTTTTTAGCTGAAGCGGACAGTTCGCTCAGCGCCAGCATCGCATGGGATAACCCATTCGTGCCCTTCAACATACGCCTTTGAGCTCTCATACCACTCGATGAATTCGTTGCCGTCCGGCTCTGTGATAAGAGCGACCAGGTCAAACGAACCCCCACCAATTTTGGCGTCACGTGCAATGAAACGCACTGGTCGACCATCAGCAGTCACATACTTCTCTTTTTCATTCAGTGTAATCAGGCTAATAGAAAACATAAATCCTCCTATGAATGGACTATCAGTGTACCCTGTTATTGTTCAACACTAAATAAAACAATAACGGGGGATATTATGGCCACTTCCAAGTACTTCAATTACACCAACCATGTCGGCACTCAGAAGCTGATTGAAGACCTGGTTCAAGAAATGATAGAGCAGCGCGGCGTGGATGTCCGGTATATCCCTCGTGCCATTATTGACCCTACTGTAATCTTCAAGCAGGCGAACCACTCGTTCAGTGAGGCCTATGACATTGAGATGTATATCGCTGAATATACCGGCGCTAACTCCATGTTGTGGGAAAAGTTCGGTGGTCTGACCATGCAGGACGAAGTTCAGTTCCAGGTCAGCCGTCGTCGCTGGCAGCAGGTTATCGGTAACGGTAGCGCTGTTGACCAGGTTCCCCAAGAAGGTGACCTCATTTACCTCCCGATTTCAGGGCAGTTGTATCAGGTAAATAAGAGCAATGACGACGAAGATTTCTATCAGTTCGGCAAATACTACACCTTCAACCTGCAGTGCACCCTCTACCACTATGGCAATGAGGATATCAACACAGGTGACGGTAACATTGACGATATCACTCTGCGCCTTGAGCAGATTGACGACCCAGACGCTGGCGAGGCCGTTTACAAGGACAATCTGCGCGACTCTGATAATGAGTTCGCTGACATGTTCGAGCAAAAACTGGCTATCGACAAGTCTAAAATTGATTTTGGAGATTGATGATGTCTGGTCCATTCAACAAACACTTCTATAATGGCACACAGGAGCTGTATCTGGCCCTGTTCAGTACCATTATGGCTGAGCTGAAGATTGATACCGAACGTGGGTTGATGCAGGTTCCTTTGGCGACAGCTATTGGGCGTCGTAACAACCTGAACCGCCAGCAGGGTTCCAACACTCTCCCGTTTGCGACCATCATGTATGGCAGCTCGTTTGAGATCGATAAATCGGTCACAACTAATCGCAACAATCAGCTGGTTACGCCTACGGCCCGTTCTGCCAACCGTCTTCCTGTTATCTTCCCGATGACATACAACGTGCGTTGTAAGAAGTATGGTGAGATGATGCAGATCGTTGAACAGATCTATGCTGCGTTCTACCCGTCTTTGGACTGCAGGATCAGGGATAGCCAGTCTCTTCAGCATGAACAGGGCGTCCACTTCAAGATCACCGGTCACAACATCGATGACAACTGGGAAGGTGAAGGCGTTGAGCCACAGCATATTGATGCTGAATTCACCTTTGAGTTCCACGGCTATCTGTATGGTCGTGACTTCTGGACCAAGGGTGAAGGCTCTGACGTAGACCCGACCCTGATCAAAGAAGTGATCATTGAGTTGGGACAGGATATGCAGATGCATTGGTCGGATCTTCCTGAGTGGTTCCGGGTTGATAAAGACGGCGTACATCATCCGGAGGATTCCAAATGAGCTACCAAAATTCAAAGATGTCTGAGAACCTCCTGAATACGCTGGATGCTCTCAAGGCACGTGATGAGCTGTCGGCTGAGGCGACCAACTCGTTTGAAGCCAACACGAACAAAGAAACCGGCGAATGGATGGGTGATCCACCAGACGGTTACAAGCCGATGGAAGCCCCTGAGATCAAGGTCACGTCTAAAGAGACGAATGTCAAGGAGTTCGAGCACTCAGATGCCCGCACGGACTACATCCGTGTCCGTGATACCACCTACGCACTCCAGGAAGCAACGATGCTCATGTTGGGTGAGGCTGCTAAGCTGGCTGCTGCTACAGAGGCTCCTCGTGCCTTCAGCGTCTTTAAAGAGCTGGGTGAACTCATGCGCGGCCTGAACAAAGACCTCATGGAGAACCAGAAAAGCTTCAAGAGCGTCACCATGGGCGAAGAGCCAAAGACGAATGACGAAGGTGAAACCGAAATCAGCGTCGAGTCAGACGGTAAAGGCGGCACCCGAGTTACTGTTGGCAAAACAACCCAGCGCCGCACCTCACGTGACCTCATGGAAGTGGCCAACCGGGTTCGCCAGGAGCAGGAAGAGAAGCGCAAGGAAGAAGAACAGCGCCGTCGTGATGCAGAAGCAGTTGATGTTGACGTGGAAGATGTAGAGGAGAAGCCAAATGCCGATGATGCATCAGCAACAACCACGTCAGATTGATTATGCGCCCCTGAAGAAGGGGTTCAAAATTGAAGACGTCAAATTGCGTATGGACCAGACGTTCATGCGCAAGCCGTCTGTACGTGCTCCTCGTATCGAAGTGGACATGACTGAAGAGCAGGAAGAGGAATGGCTCAAGTGTTCCATGGATGCCCTGTACTTCGCCAAGAACTACTACAAGATCACGACCATCGATAAGGGCTTCATCCTGTTTGACATGTTCGACTATCAGGAGCAGCTCTTCCGTGACTTCCAGGACAACCGCTTCAACGTCGTGACTCAGGCCCGTCAGTCAGGTAAGACGACTGTGGTGGCAGCATTCCTTCTGTGGTACGCCATCTTCCATGATGACAAAGAGATCGCAGTCCTCGCCAACAAAGAGAAGCAGGCGATTGAGATCCTTGACCGTATTCGTAAAGCCTATCAAGACCTTCCATTCTTCCTTCAGCAGGGCGCTGAGAAGTTCGGTTCAACCCTGGTAGAGTTTGAGAACGGTTCCAAGATCTTTGCTTACGCGACGTCCTCTGACTCCATTCGTGGTCGTTCAGTTGCACTCCTGTACATCGATGAGGTTGCGTTCATCGAGAATGACTTCGAGTTCTGGGAATCAACGTTCCCGGTTATCGCATCAGCACAGACTTCAAAATGTATTCTAACGAGTACGCCGAAAGGCCAGCGAGGTCTCTTCTACGATATTGTCACGAAGGCCAACCCAGACCACCAGGCGTACAACAGCTTCCACCTCACTGAGGTTCCATGGTATCGTGTTCCATCGTACCGTGATGAGGATGGCTGGGAACAGAAACAGCGTGCCCGTCTTGGTGATGCCCGCTTTGACCAGGAATTCGGTATCAAGTTCCGTGGTTCTGTTGGCTCACTTATCCCGACCAAGTGCTTGGAGCGTATGTGCTCATCTCTGTATTCAGAGCCAAATGATTTTACCAAGATCTATAAAGATTACGATCAGAACCACACGTATGTTGGGATCGCCGATACTGGCAAGGGCGTTGAGGGTGACTATTCAGTGTTGACAATCATCGACGTCACTGAGTACCCCTACTCGATCGCAGCTAAATATCGAAACAACACCATACCTCCGATGCTGTATGCCTACACGATTGCTGATCTGTGTGAGCGGTACGGAACCTGTCCTGTGTTAGTTGAGACGAACAATGATGTCGGCGGTACGGTTATCACTATCCTCCACCACGAAATTGAATACGAAAACATCATCTACACCTCAACGGACAACAAAGGTACAGGTAAGCGTATTGGTGGACGTCGCCCTGAGCCGGGTATCAACACCACACGTAAGGTTAAGGCAGTGGGTTGTGCTAACCTGAAGTCTCTTATTGAACGTGAGATGTTGGTTATCAATGACCAGGAAACGATCGATGAACTCGGTACGTTCATTGCAGTGAACACAAGCTACGAAGCAGACGACGGTTGTCACGACGACTGTGTAATGCCTCTGGTTCTGTTCTCATGGATGGTTAAGCAAGAATGGTTTGTTGACCTGACCGATCGCAGTGCGTCGGCCGATATGCGTGAGCGCCTGAGCATGACAGAATCTGCTCAGATTTTCCCCTTCGGTGGAACGAAAGCAATACAGCACACAACGGTTACTGATGTTGCTGGTTACAACGGAGTCCGAGTCGTAGACGAAAGATCCGGTATCAGTATGGAAGATTGGTTCAAAGATTAGGCTCCAACTTGTTTCACTAAATACTTGCAACCCGAGTTGACTCCGAAGAGGGAAATGAAATGGCAACACAAACTTTTAGCGTCGCACCTTCTGTACAATTCACAGAACGTGACGTTACCCTGAACTCCACTCCGTCTGTAGACGTGATTGGAGCGACCGTAGGCGCATTCCAATGGGGTGAAGCCGAGAAACCAATCCGTGTGACCAATGGTGCTGATGGTCTGGTTGCCAAGTTCTTCAAACCGAAGAATGACGCGCTGGCTGCCATGGACTTCCTGGTCACTGAAAGCTATCTGAACCTTTCTTCTGTTGCCTGGGTATGCCGTATGGTCGGCCCGACTGCGAAGAATGCTGTCACCAAAGGTCAGACTGCGATCATCATCAAAAACAGCGATGAGTTCGAAGGCGTTAATGTCTCAGCATCAGTAACCTGGGCGGGCCGCTATCCAGGCGCTCTGGCGAATGACCTGGTGATCGACGTCTGTGACAGCGCGACATTCCCTACCTGGGAGTTCCGCAACGCGTTCGCTTACACACCACAGCCGGGTGAATTCCACGTTGTTGTAGTCGATACTGTCGGCCGCATCACTGGGACCAATGGCGCGACCTCTCAGGTTGAGCGTATCCAGCTGACTGGTACTGCGACTGCTGCTGGTAAGATCACTGTCAACGGCACTGATGTTACCTATGCCAAAGACGATACTGCTGCTGTAGTCGCCGGTAAGATCTCTGACAAGCTGAAAGCACTGACTGGCGAAGCACAGATCTGGTCTGACGTGGGCTACAAGTCCAACACAGTTACCCTGACCCTGGCGGCTATCGGCCCTCAGACTCAGTCGGCTGTGGTAAACGACGCCAATGGCATCGTCGGTAAGATTTCTACCACCACTGTTGGCTCTTCCGGTACGATCGTCCCTGGCGAGACCTTCCAGCTGCTTCAGCTGAATCCGGGTGCCAAGCGTACTGATGGTTCCAACGCCTACTTCAAAGACGTGATCAACGGTTCTTCTTACTGGGTGTATGTCCTGGCAAACACTCTGGCGGCGGGTCGTGTTCTTCTGACTGGTGGCGTGGACGATGACAACATCGACCGTATTGAAGGTTATGAGATGCTGAAGAATGCCGAAGCATACTCTGCCAAGCCAATCTTCGGTTATGCTGACGAGATCGGTGTTCACCAGCACATGATCGACGTATCTGGATCCCGCCGTGATACTGTGACATTCGTATCTCCTCCGCGTGATGCTGTTGTGAATAACCGTGGCCGCGAAGCCGATGCTGTTGAGCAATGGCGTAGTGACCTCCTGCGTGATTCCAGCTACTTCTTCATGGATGACAACTGGGGTTACTACTACGACAAGTATAACGACGTTTACCGTTGGATCCCAGCTTGTGGCGCTACCGCAGGTGTCTGGGCGCGTAACATCCGCACAGCGGGTATCTATAAGTCCCCGGCGTTCCACAACCGTGGCAAGTACTCTGGCTTCAATAAGATGGCGTGGTCAGCCGATAGCGGTCAGCGCACCCAGCTGTACAAGGTGAGCGTGAACAGCATCGTTACCTTCCCAACCGAAGGCATCGTGCTGTATGGTGATAAGACCGGCCTGAGCGCTCCTTCAGCGTTTGACCGTATCAACGTGCGTGGCCTGTTCATTATGGCTGAGCAGAACATCACCGCGTCTGCCAAATACTATCTGGGTGAGAACAACGATGCCAACACGCGTCTGCTGTTCACTAACTCAATTGCACCGTACATCCGTACACTGATCGGCCTGGGAGCAATCTCAGACGGTAAGGTTAAGTGTGATGAAGATAACAACCCGGCAGCGATTGTGGCTGCTAACCAGATGGTCGCGGGTGTGTGGCTGAAGCCAGCCTACTCCATCAACTGGATCTATCTGGACTTTGCCGCAGTACGTCCAGACATCGAGTTCTCAGAAGTCGAGTCTGGTGGCGGTATCGTTTCAGCGTCTTAATGAATCGCCCCTTCGGGGGCTTTTCTAAACAGTTTGAACTAAATAGATCCAGATCTATTTTTGAGGAGTAACGAAAAATGGCTACAGTTTCTCAATTCCGAGCTGCAATCCAGAATGGTGGTGGCGTACAACGTCAACACCGCTGGCGTGTAAGTCTCAACTTTCCAACCTTCGTGACAGACGCCACGACTACACAGCGTGTTTCGCTGTTGGCTGTGACCACGAATACCCCTACCGGTCAGCTGGGTGAGATCCTGGTGCCTTGGGGTGGTCGTGAGATCCCTATGCCGGGTGACCGTCGCTTTGAGGCACTGCCTATCACCTTCATCAACTGTGTGGACAACGCGCCATACAATGCCTTTGAAGTGTGGCAGCAGTATATCAACGGTAACGAGAACAACCGTGCCAGTGCAGATGCGGATGAATATTTCCGTGATGTCGTACTGGAACTGCTGGACTCACAAGATCGGGTGACCAAGACCTTCACCCTCCAGGGTGCCTGGCCGATGAACCTTGGCCAGCTGGAATTGGATATGTCTGCTATGGACTCCTACACCCAGTTCACCGTCGACCTGCGTTACCTGCAGTCTACCTCAGACCGCACCCTCTAAGATCCTCTCAAGCGGGGAGAAATCCCCGCTATATTCCTCTCACTAAATAATTTGAGAACACCTCAGAGGATCTATATCATGCTTGGTTTCGGCGGCCTGTTTAACAACTATGAAGTAAAGACCAAAGAGACTTCTGCGAAGACATTGAAGCAGGAGGATCGCCTGTATGACCGCGCGACCGTCGTTGCTATTGATGATGCAGTTGAAGGCTCTATCATCTTACAAGGCGGGAATAACTCATTCCATTCAAATACTGTCGCCAGTGAGCTGATCAGTGTCAAAGCCCTTGTGGAAGAATATCAGTCGATGGCTCAACAACCCGAGGTTGAGGAAGCGATCGATATTATCATCAATGACGTGGTCACCTGTGATGAAGAAGAGTCACCCGTCACCCTGAACATGGATCAGCTGGACGGCATCAGTGAAGACATCAAAAAGAAAGTAGCGGATGAATTCAAAAATATCCTGCTTCTGATGAACTTTGATGATACTGCCTACGACAAGATCCGCAGCTGGTACGTTGATGGACGTCAGGCGTTCCACGTTATCGTCGACGATAAGAACACTACTGCAGGGATTCAGAAGATCATCCAGCTCGACTCACGCTGTGTGCGCCCGGTAACGATCATTGAACGTGAAGCGCGTGAGAAGGGTGTAGAGGCGATCAAATCGATCCGCAAACAGTATTACTACAACCCGAATAACGTTCGCAATACCTTCACAGGCCAGAACACCAGTTCAGGCGGTATCAAGCCGAATGGTCAGGAACTGATGTTCGATGAAGACTCTATCGTCTATGCCGACAGCGGCCTTGAGTCTCTTGTCAATGGTATTGTTCCAGGCTTCCTGAACCCGGCTATTCGCCCACTGAACAACCTGGTCACCTGTGAAGATGCAACTGTCATCTATGCAATCACTCGTGCACCTGAGAAGCGGGCCTGGTATCTGGACGTGGGCACACTGCCTAAGAAGTCTGCTGAAGAATACATGCAGATGATGATGGCTAAGTTCAAAACCAACATGTCGTATGACCGCACCTCCGGTAAGATCCAGACTGGCACCAGCCTGATGGGTATCGCTGAGGACTACTGGTTGCCGCGTCGTGAAGGCCAGAATGCTACAGAGATTGATACTCTGGGCGGCGGCGATCAGCTGGGGAACATGGATCATGTCATGTACTTCCTCAAGAAGCTGTATCGTGCCCTGAAGATCCCCTCCAGCCGTATCGACGACGGTGGTGGTAATATCAACATTGGTGGCTCAGACCTTGCTGAGGTGACTCGTGAGGAGTATCGCTTCGCCAAGTTCTGTACACGCCTGCGTCGTCAGTATAGCTCCATCTTTGAAACCCTGTTGCGTCGTCAGTGTATTCTGAAAAAGATCACGACAGAAGACGACTGGCAACGCCTGTTTAAGAACCGTATCCGTTATGAGTTCACCTCTGATAACTTCATCAAAGAGCAGCAGGAGAACGAGATTCTGGCGGGCCGTATGAGCACCCTGGCAACAGTGGAGCCATATATCGGCAAGGTCTTCTCTATCGAGTATGCCCAGCGTAATATCCTGCGTATGTCTGAACAAGACATCAAGGATCAGCAGGCCCAGATTGAGAAAGAAAAATCGGAAGGTAAATATCCTGATGTGATGGAAGGGGATAACCCAGCCGACGTCAGCCCGATGAAGTTTACACCAAATCGCATTCCAGCCCCTTCGAGTCCAGACAACGAATAGGCTTGAAATATTTCAACTAAATATCGGAAACTGGATTGGAGGAATTATCATGAGTGTACGCAATATTATCGACGCTGTTATGGCAGGTGACCTGACTACAGCTACAGCTGAACTGACTGTTGAGATGAACACCCGTCGCGATGATCTTATCGAGCAGGGCCGTCAGTTCATCCTGGCTAATGTCCAAGAAGGTGACAAGCCTGAAGCAACCGAGTAAGGGGCGCGTCATGGACAACAGAATGCCAACCTTCGCCGATTTCCTTGCTGAGCGCCAGCTCACAGAGCAAGGCATCATCGATAAGGTAAACGCCAAAGGCAAACGCCGTCGCCGCCTGAAGTGCGGTCCCGGCTTTAAATTGTCAGCTGATGGCACCCGTTGTGAAGTGATGGATGCAAGTCAGCGCCGCACTCTGAAGATGGGCAACCGCAAAGCACTGCGTTCGAAAAAGCGTATGGGCATCGGTTACCAGAAGAAGATCGTGCGTCGTCAGAAGAAGGCCATGCGCTTCCGTAAGATGATGGGCCTCAAATAAGGAACGATGAAATGAAACTGCTTGTTGATGAGACCGGAGCCAGAGAGGAGCTGTCGCTTACCGAATCGGCTACTCAATCCGGTGGAAAGGCGATGTTCATCGAAGGACCGTTTGTCATGTGTAACCAGATCAACCGAAATGGTCGCAACTATGACAAAGACCGTGTAGGCGTCCCGTCAGTAGGCGCATATCAGCGTGACTATATCGACGACCGCCGCGCAATCGGTGAACTGAAACACCCTGACTATCCATTCCCGGATATTGAGCACGCAGCCATCAAGGTTGAGTCCATGTCCTGGAACGGTAATAACTCGATCGGCAAGGCACGAATCCTCAACACCCAGAAGGGACAGATCATTCGTGCACTGGCTGAAGCAGACTTTAACCTGGCTGTCAGTACTCGTGGCCTGGGTGAAGTAAAAGAAGTGGCGGGCCGCACTGAAGTCCTTCCGGGCTTTATGCTGACTGCTGTCGATGTCGTAGACCGGCCTTCTGGGCAGGTTTGCTATGTTAAGGCGATGACTGAGTCTGTAGAGTGGCGTCTGAATGAAGCTACTGGCATCTGGGAACCAAAAGATGTTAATGGTGGAAAGATCGATAGCCTGCTCGAAAACGCAGAAAGCGAATTTATTCGTCGCTTTAAACTGGCAATGAACAAATTGGGTTGATTTTAACTCACTAAATACTGAAAACTGCTCAGAGGAAGTTTAAAATGAACGAAGAATTGAAGAAACTGTTTGAGGGCGCTGAAGGCTTCAAACCTGAATTCCTGACCCAACTGACTGCAGTGTTTGAGTCAAAGGTCGAAGAAAGCAAACTGGCTGCTGTTGTTGAAGCTGAGCAGAAGTTCGATGCTGAACTGCTGGCTATCAAAGAAGCACACACGCAAGAGATCGCCACTCTGGAAGAAAGTTTCACCGTTAACATGGAAACGAAACTGAATGCCTTCCTGAATGCTGCGGTACTGGAATGGGCTAACGAAAACGCTCCTGTGATCGATGGTCAGCTGAAAGTCGAGTCTGCTGAAAAGCTGCTAGCTGGTCTGGCTCATCTGTTCGCTGAAACCCAGCTGCAGGTTACTGGCGATGCTGAAGGCGTGATTGCTGAGCTTCAGCTGAAGCTGGAAAGCGAAACCCAGGCGCGTACTCAGGTTGAAAGCCAGCTGCATGAGATTCGCGAATCTCAGAATGAAGCGGCCCGCCTGGCGGTGTTCGCAACTGTTACTGAAGGTCTGGCTGATACTCAGAAAGAGACCATCACTAACCTGCTGGAAGGCGTTCCATTCAAAGATGCGCCTTCTTACACAGCACGTGTACAGCGTTATCGTAACCTGATCGAAGGCAAAAAGCCTACTGATGGTGACGAAGGCAAGGACAAGGATCCTGACGGTAAAGACAAAGATCCGAAAAAGACCGACAAAGATGAAGCCAATAAAGAAGTGAATGAGTCTATCCAGGCTCAGATCGCAGCTACCCTGGCACGTAACAAACCAGTTAATGGTTAACGGGTTTCTCAACCCTCGAAAGGGGGTTGAAATTTTATCACTAAATATCTTCAACAACGAACTGAACTCAGTAAGGAATTAGATCATGTCACAGAAACTCGTTACCGAAGCAATGCGCGAAATGTGGAAGCCAGTACTGGAGCAAGAGTCTACTCAGATCCAGCCACTGTCTGCCGAAAACGTTTCAATCCGCCTTCTGCAGAACCAGGCAGAATGGAATGCTAAAAACCTGGGCGAATCTGAAGCACCTGCTTCTGTTAACGCCAACGTGGGCAAATGGCAGCCAGTTCTGATCGATATGGCTAAGCGTCTGGCCCCTAACAACATCGCGATGGACTTCTTCGGTGTTCAGCCTCTGGCTGGTCCTGATGGTCAGATCTTCGCACTGCGTGCTCGTCAGGGCGTTGCCGATGCTTCTAACACCCAGCAGTCTCGTCGTGAGCTGTTCGTGGATGAAGCGCAGACCAACTACTCTGGTGATCAGACCACTGTTCACTCAGGCGATCCATCTGGCTTCGACCAGGTTGATATCGAAGGTTCCGGCACTGGCGTGAGCTCTGTCGGTAAAGCGATGGATACCGTTAAGGCCGAGCAGCTGGGTTCACCTGCACAGCCATGGGCGCGTGTTGGTATCACTATCCAGAAAGCCAGCGTGACTGCGAAGTCTCGTGGCCTGTATGCTGACTACTCTCACGAGCTGCGTCAGGATATGATGGCGATCCACGGCGAAGACGTTGACGCAATCCTGTCCGACGTGATGGTAACTGAAATTCAGTCTGAAATGAACCGTGAGTTCATTCGTACCATGAACTTCAGTGCTAAGCGTGTGAGCAAGCACGGTGCCAACGGCGTGATCGACATGAACACCAACACTTCAGGCCGTTGGGCTCTGGAGAAATGGAAATACATGCTGTTCGTGCTGGAAGTTGAAGCGAACCAGATCGCTGTCGAAACCCGTCGTGGTAAAGGCAACCGTGTTCTGTGTTCTCCAAACGTGGCGTCTGCCCTGGCGATGGCCGGTATGCTGGATTATAGCCCAGCGCTGAACTCACAGGCAAGCCTGGCTGTTGACCCAACTGGTCAGACCTTCGCTGGTGTGCTGTCCAACGGTATGCGCGTCTATATCGACCCGTATGCAATTGCTGACTACATCACCGTAGCGTTCAAAGGCGCAACTGCTCTGGATGCTGGTATCTTCTACGCACCTTACGTGCCGTTGGAGATGTACAAAACTCAGGGCGAGAGCACCTTCGCACCACGCATGGCGTTCAAAACTCGTTACGGCCTGGCTGCTAACCCATTTGTGCAGATCCCTGCTGGTCAGGATCCACAGGTGTACGTTACCTCCGACGGCATCGCGAAAGACAGCAATCCATATTTCCGGAAAGCGTTAATAAAAAATCTCTTCTGATAAGTTGTTGTTAAACAATAACTTAAAAGCCCTCTTCGGAGGGCTTTTTCATTTCTAAGATATGGGGTATACTGGCTTCAGTTAATCAATTGAGGCCAAACCAATGAAACCAACCCAACCCTATGTCTACTCCATGGTGTCCAAAGACGGGCATCTCTATTACGGATGCCGCCACGCTCAGGGCTGTCATCCTGATGAACTTGGCGTTTCCTACTTTTCATCTTCTAAAATTGTTCATCAGTTGATCAAAGAACATGGAAAGGATTACTTCATGTATGAGGTGGTCCAGCTATGTTCCTCATCTATGGAAGCCCTGCAGGTTGAAGCATCATATATCATTGAGATAACAGATCATCCAAAATGTCTGAACATGTTCCTATGTAAGAAAGACGGGACGCCGGTATACCTTGGCTCATTTGGTCCACGTTCAGAAGAGACGAAGAGAAAGATTAGTGAATCAAACTTGGGGAGAAAGGTTGACAGTGTTGGCCGCCAAAATATGCGAGAAAGCAAAATTGGCACCACATGGTCTCAGGTACAGCGTGAAGCAGTCAAAGCCTACCAACAGACACCTGAGTATAAAGAACTCCGCACCCGGATAGCAGCTACAACAAGTTCTCGTGAGAAGACCCCAGAAGAACTCGCCAAGATCTCAAACGCTCTGAAAGGACGTAAGAAGCCCGAAGGGTTCGGTGCTCAGGTATCAGCCACCAACAAGGCCCGTAACGCGACTCTGAGGATCTGGCAAACGAATCGGGCACAACCTTTACGTGATGCATGGGCCAAGGCTGACCAGTTCTATCAGCTGTGGAAGAACGAAGGCTGGGGTCACGAGCGCTTTTGTAACCGTATGCACGACGGTCTCAATGTGCGCACATTCTACAACATGTACAAGATGTTCAAATATGATGGCTGGATACCCTCTCAGGATTCTGATTGGGTGAAAGACTTCCATTAACTTGAATAATGGTCACCATAAAATACTCGGTTAGGTCTTGCATCCCACCCCCTTTATAATGTAAGCCTACCCACTACTATGAAGGCTTTATCATGAACATTTCTGAATTCTATATCGGTCAGCGCAATGACAACGATCGCCTGGAAGACCTCTGTCGCAACCTGCGTAATCTGCGTATCCAGCTGAGTGGGGAGTTTCCTTCCACTCTTAAGGCTGATGACCCACACGAAACGATTTCTTTGCTGCAGGCGTTAGAATACCAACAGAACCGCACTGGGGCAATCCTGGAAGAGATTCATTCTCACCTCGACGTGATCCGTTCCAACGTCGGTGAGTATTATGACCCCGAACAGATTAACAAGAGCCGTACCCCAGCAAACTGATATAAGCCCTCTTCGGAGGGCTTTTTCATTTCTAGTATTCAATAAACCAACCCGCCGTATAATTGCCCTCATTCATTGAAACGCAGGAACTAAATCATGGCATCACAAACTGACATAAGAAAGATGAAGCGGCTCATCAGCGCCCATACCAAAGCCCAGATAGCACTCTCTAACTCTGGCTCTCAGGATCCAGAAGACCGCGCCGCAATTGTAGCTGAAGCCAAACGTGCGAAGAAGGCTATGAACGAACACATTGACTCTTTCATTGATGGGTGGTGGTTATAATGGCACGCAAATCAGTATATGACTACAAAGTCAAACGCGGCGTTAAAGGCCAATGGCTCGTGACCGCCAACAAACAGAATTACCGGGTATCCAAAGGTCTGGAATCAGGCACCTGGTATGTGAGTTGGTCAGGCGCTACTACTCTGTTTAACGCTGGCACCCTCCGTGATTGTATCATTTGGATCTGCTTCCGGGAGGGAGTGCTTTGACAGGCCACGTTCATCCTCACAAGATTGACAAACGGCCTTATGGTGGCGGTTGTCACTGCGTCTTCTGTAGACCACTTGAGCGCCCCTGTAATTGTGAAGGCTGTGCTGGCATTCGGTGGAAGCAGTTTAAGATAACGCACCTGGAATTCCCTGAGGCCAAGCCCGAATTCGTCCCTGGCCACCGGCCACCACAATACCTGGCAAACCGCGCCCCTGGCTCCACCATGGACATGTCCTGGTTCTGGGATGGCAAAGTTCTGAAGTTAGACGTCGGTGAATCAGTAGAAACCGACTTCCGTAAGATCACCCGTATAAAGTAGGAGAAGTAAATGGAATATGAACTGATGCGCGTCCGGGAGTTCCTGGCTGCCAACTGGTCGATGTTTGAGTCCTTCTGTGAATCCAATGGTGATAATGCCGAAGAGATTGACAAGACCCTTGAAGATAATCAGTAAAATCAAGCCCTCCAAGTGAGGGCTTTCTTTTGTTCAAAATATTTTTAATTATTTTATTGAACAAGCTTTACTAAGTTCAATAACTGCCGTATAGTTCAATTCATCGGCGGTACACAGCCGCAACCGAACAACTTGAACTGAAGGATCTACACCATGAACCGCATCCAAGCTTACGAATTCGCCACCGCATTCTCTGATCTTCCGGCCAAGAAAGGTCAGGCTACTGCCAAGCGCCGCGCTGCTACCGAACTGCGCAAACTGGTAAAAGAAGTTGATACCCAGCACTTCCTGGTTGTCCACAGCGGCATGTCTGAATTCAAACCAGCTCTGAAGGCTGCTGAAGCCGCCCTGGTTGCCAAGGCCACTGAAGCTCAGGCTTACGTCACCCTTTAACTCCGTTGAAACTGAAGGAACTTTATCATGAACGACATCAACAAAAACCTGATTGCTGATTTCCGTAAGCACGCCGTGGAATGCCTGGCTACCTTCAAGCGCCTGCAGGCTGAAGAGCAAGAGTTGTCCGGCCTGGTCGGCGAGCAGTACATCTTTGTTGACGCAGGTGGTCTTCAGTCTTACATGGTGTCAGGCTCTTGTTCACGCCCTTCAAACTCCTTTGCTACTGCCACCCGATTTTCGCTTGAGGTGGCTGAAAGAATTGTCTCTGACATCGAGTACAATCGCGGTCACATATTGCAAATCATGAAGTACAATGTGGCTCTTTCCTGTGCTATCATCGTGCTTGAAGAAATGATCGCCGGTTATGACACCATCTTAGCTAATGCCTGATTTTACACACTGCGTTCAATAAATGAGCGCAGTAGTAAACTTAGTCATTCCTTGAAAAGCGAGACCTATATCATGACCCCTATCAAAGATCTGTCGATCAACCCGTTTGAGTTTATCCGTCAGTGTCAGGAAGACCTGCACATGGTTTCTAAAGAAGCTATTGCTGAGCAGGCATGGGTGAACGGCCCTGAATTTGCTGGCCGCGTATTACACATCCTCAGCAAAGTGGGTTGTGTTGAAATGGTCTTCTTCCAAGCCCAGCGCAAAATGGTCCGTAACCTGGCTGTTGAAATGCTCGGCAAGATCCTTTACACCCAGGAACAGTTCGCCGGTAAGCTGATCGCTCTGATGGATGAGTTCGGTGTGGGTGTTGCGTTTATCGAAGAAGACCGCAACTTCCTTGACGCCTCCATTATTGATAGTTACATTGTCATCTCTTATGTACCGGGTGCCTGGGGCAAGCGTCAGATCTTCTCTGAACATGTTGCTGCAATGCACATTGCTGATAAGATCAACAACTTCGGCAACTTCAACCTTTAATCTGAAAGCGGGGCTTCGGTCCCGTTGGCGGAGGTGTGAAAATGGTAGAATGGCTCAAGCGCACTACACAGATTCGTCGGTTTGACGATGAGAAGACTGTCACGGAGTTCTTCCAGTTTCGACGCAAAATGGTAGCAGGCGAGAGCCGTTTGTACCTGTCTCGCTTTGAGAGCACCTTTGTCCCCGAATCCCAGGTGGGCCGCACACTGACGGCCCCGAGTGAACACGATACTGTGACCACCTACAAGTGGGAATACGAAGAACCCGTATCCTCTAACCTTGAACTGTAAGGGCTATATCATGAAAACTATCGAACAAATTCTGTCTCAACACAAATCCCAGACTCTGGATGGGCGTGATCTGAACCGTCTGGCACAGTTTTTGACTGTTGAGCAGATCGAATCCCTTGGCATGGAATTCAACACTCCAGAAGCCCGCGCTGAACATAAGCCGGTTGAGTTCACTCGTGAGAACGTTCTGGCCCAGCTGCAGAAGGATGTTGACTTCGGCTTTGAAAAGGCACTGAACCGTCGCGGCCTCAGCGCTGGCACGATGTTTGCTGTTGTCCAGATGTGGAACTGGGTGCTGGAAGAAGGTCTGGAAGATTTCCCAGAAGACAATTACGCCCAGTACGGCCTGCCCCTCTTCAAGGCCACTGCAGTGAAGTACGGCTTTGAAAACCCGATTGGCGACGATACTGGCTCTGAAGAAGACAAATACTCCTCGGAGGCACCATGGTAAACCAGAGCATTGTACAACAGCGCGGGCTGGTTGCTTTCCCGTCATTCATGGCTGAGCGCGTCTACATGCGTGAGTTCCGTAAGGGCACCGGCCTACCTCCTGAACTCCGTGGTCGCTGGCAGTCTACTGTAGACGCTATGCTGGAAGGCGTGGACACCGACGGCCCTATCTATCTGATGATCGACCAGGGTGTGGTCAAAGCAGGTACGGCCCAGCGCCGCCCCGGTGTGCACATCGACGGGTACTGGCACCCGGCTGTCCGTGCTCATGGTGGTGTGAGCCGTCATGGGAGTACTCCGCCACCAAGTCCGAAGCGCCGTCGCGGACAGCCAGACGACGGCTTTGAAGAAGTCGAGTGGACCCCAGTACGCGAAGGTCACGGCGGTCAGCCAGCTCGTCATTCTGCTTCAGCCTCTGGCGAATGGGACCATAGCTATGAGCCGTGGAAGCACTGCGACTTCACAACGCCTGAAGGAATTATCCTGGCTTCTGATGTGCGTGCCTGCCGTGCCCTCTCAGGGACTTACATGGGCAACCCTGGCGAAGGTGGTGATTGCTCTCACTTATCCCTGACCGGCATGGATGAGATCATTCTGGACCCATTCGTGGCATATGCAGGCAACGTGACCATGCTTCACGAATCGCTGCCGGTTGACTGTGATGTGACGCGTACTTTGGTCCGTCTGAACGTACCGGGCTGGACACCAGTTATTCAATAACTAATGATGGGGCTATATTAGCCCCTCAACAATTGAAAGGAAGTGACTATACCATGTGCAATAAAATCATCGTTTCAGACAAGGGGTATCTGCATGTCTCCCCTTTCCGCAAAGAGTTTTACCGTTCCACCGACAGAAAATCGGACGTGCGCTTCTCTCAGACCCTGAGCTGCGTCAGTGGTGGTGAGATTGACTTCCAGGAGTTCGATAGCGAGCGTCAGGATCTGGTTGACAGCGGCTATACCGAAGTCCCGAATCCGACCAAGCTGGAAATGCGCCTGGACTACTTCAAAGAGTCAGGTAAGTATTATTCCGAAGGCTTCCTGTACATCGATCGTCCAAAGCCGGGGAAAGAGGCAGAGTCCTACCTGGAATTCATGAACCAGGTTCGGAGCCTGCTGGACAAAGGTGAGCTGCCTGGCCTGGTGAAGGGTTCTCGCTTTGAAGTGTTGATCACTGGCGCTGAACATCCTGGTGGTTATCCTCAGATCTTCCGTCTGGAGAAATAAAATGGCAACTCGCACCCGTACTGTACAAAAGAAACTCGACCCGCAGTTGGTTGATCGCTTTCTTGATCATCGCATCTGGCACTTCCTGAAGGTGGCAAAGGCCAAAGGTGAGACCAAGGTCCAGTTCCACCATCCGGTAGGCAACCAGGCTAATCTGACCTACACAGCGTTGTTCGGTCTACTGAATGACATGGGTATGTCTGTCACTCAGGTTCGCCCAGGATGCGGCTTCGGCAGGGGTATCGGTCTGGTTGAGATCGATAACATCAACAAACCAAAGACGGTCTTGTTCTGAGGTGTTTATGAGCTCTGAAGAAATTGAATTGCTCTTAAAGAAATTCAGGGATACTGCTGTAACCCTCCACACTATGTCTGGCCTTCCGGAAGATGACGATTGGAAAGTTAGAGCAACTGCCAGGTTTAATGCAGTCAAAGCAGAACTTGTGGCGGCGTTGTCATGAGCAATGTTATCGTCTTGGTGACAGGGTCTCGTTCAATCACGGACGAGACCAAGATCTGGGAGAAGCTCGATGCCTTCCGGATCAGCATTCTTCCCAATCAGATCATCGGCCTGGTAGAAGGTGATGCTGAAGGCGTCGACAAAATCTGTAAACGCTGGGCCATCAGCCAGGGTATTCCAACCCACACAGTTGCTGCTACCAAAGAACAGTGGGAGGAGCACGGTAAGAAAGCCGGTATTATGCGCAATGTTGAGATGTTCAATTACGCCAAGGATACCTGTGATCTGAAGGATGCGTTGTTGTGCTCAATCGCATTCTGGGATGGAAGTAGTACCGGCACGCAACATATGATTAACTCAATAAAGAAATCGGGTTATTATATCGATGTCCATCTAATGGGCAAGCCGAAGACCAAGCGTCTTCTATAAAAAGACATACCCACAGCAATCATTGGAAACTTCGCCATGTATGTAGGATTCTTCTTGATTTTCCTTTGTATTATGTTCACTGTCTGGTTCCTCTATGTGGTCTGTTATGACGCACTGAGAACGCAGGAAGAGGACATGAAAAACGGGGATAAGTTTGTACCGCCTGTTTACAAGGTTGTTTGGAAGTACCTCAAGCGATCTTTCTGGTATCACCTCCCCAAATTGTAATAAATACCCCTGATGCAATCCGTCAGGGGTATTTTATTATGAACGCAGAATTATTCGATCTCTTCGAGTCCGGCAACGCCTTCAGCAATCCGCTGGACTCTGTATCATCAGGTGCGACCAATCTCATCAGCGGGGCCAAAACAGGGATCACTTCCCTCTCGGGCATTGCTGACTCCCAAGTCAAGGCTGCTATGACAGCAGGTGGCCTCAGTCCGGCTAAACTGACTGCTGGTACAGGTATGCTCACTGCTGCTACAGGCGGTGTCACCACACTGGTCGGGTATGGCCAGACAACAGTCTCAGAGACGTTCTCCCGCGTCAGCACAGTTAATGCATACACAAGCGGCCTGACAGCCATTGGACGCGCTCCCACGTCCTGTGATACAGTCAATGACGCCTTCCGTATTGTTCAGGAGACTGGTGCCAAGTGGCTCGCTACTATGGAGTCGGCCCTGAGCGTGGTGAATGCTAAAATCGCTGACCTGTATGCTCTGGCTTCTCAGGGTGTGGCCGCAGGGCTGGCAAAGATCCAGGCGCTGGCGGCTCAGGTAGCAGCAGAGATTGACAAGGCTGTCGCAGTGGTGAACAAGGTAGTTCAGGATATCACGGATGGGATTGCTGCTGAATTAGCGCACCTGGAAGGTCTTGCCAACAAGTGTGTGAACTTCTGTATGAGCAGCGAGATCGGCACCTGGCTGAAGGACTCGTGCGTGGCTGGAGCAATTCAGAAGATGGCCTCCCCATCACTCAAGAGCATGATCGCTTAAGAAAGGAAACCCCGCCATGAGCGGGGTTTGTTTACTCTGGTTCTGAGTCTGTTCTCGGTTCAATCGCTGGGAAAACGCCAGCTGCCTCAATACCACCGAGGAACAAGGAATTGACTCCCAGGTCACTCAGTCTCACCATTACAGAGCCTGAAGGCCGGATCTTAAAGATCGCCATGTCCCTGCCTACTGGGATCCCATTGACCAGAACGTTTTCAACAGCGATATTAACCGCCTGCTCTGTATCGTTCTTGAAAATGAAAGCGATAAAGATCTCATTGTCCTTCAGTGTGATTCCCTTCTCATTCAGCTTGTCCGACAGATCATTCAAGAAGTCTGTTTTCAATGTCAGGATCACCGTATGATTCTTGGAGTAATAAATACTCACAGGAACATGAGGGATTTTCTGTTCGTCCCCGGTACGCAGCAAGGGTATTTCCGTTTCCCATAATGCTTCGTACCCCTCACCTTTCTTGCGACAGGCCACCGGTCTAATGATGTAGCTGGCCTTGAAGAAATTGGCGACACTCTCTAAAAACTCTTTGCTGCATGTTCCCATGTTTGCTGTGATTACAACTGGTGCAGTCCTGATACTCACGTCCTTCAAAGAGGACAAACTCACAATGGGAGTGAGAGTAATGCGACACCCACTCACGAACAGTGACGCCAGAACAATCAGCACCCAAGCAATCTTTTTCGGGGACACTTTGGTATCTCCTCAACATTGAAAGGTGTTTGAAATGTCTAATACTGAAGCTCAATTCAAAAACGAGAACCCCAATCTTGCAGGTTCCGATAAATGGAGACTAATGATCGGGAATCTCGTCCTATTGTCTCGCAGAATTCATGATTTCAGTGTACCGGGTATTTATTCAGAAGGGATTGATGGCCCCGGCCCCGGCCCCCTCATGACCTCATTCGCTTCTGAACGCGTTACCTTTGACCCAGTTGTCTTCACATTCTCCATTGATGAAGAGTGGGAAAACTGGCAGACCATCTATGACTGGATCCGGGGTAATGCTGAGGCCGATCTACCCAGAACCGAAGACATCATCATAGAACTTTTAAACAGCGTCAATAGACCAACTGGGTTTAAAATAGTGCTTACAGAAGCACGCCCGACTGCTCTTGATAACGTTCTGTTGGATGCTGACCACGAGGTCGTCCGTCTTGTAAGCACGGTAACGATCAAGTATCAGGACATGATCCCACAACGTAGCAAGTGAAGCTGGTTTTAATTAGTCACCTATTGATTTGAGATCATTCTATATGGCAGACAACGAAGAGATCCCACTGCAAGAAATTGCTGGGGTAAAGGTTATACCGATTGAATACATCATGGAAGTGATGGACCGCTACTTTGCTATCGATCCATACGACAAGAACCTGGACCAGATCTCACTGCGTTGTGGTCGAGCATTCAGTCAGGCGCAGAAGTTCTATCTGAACGAGGGGCGCGGGCTTGAGAAGTTCACAGCCAAGCGCAACCAGGTTGAGGTTCAGCGTCGTCTGTATTATTTAGGTCAGCTTCCGGCAGCATTTTACCAGAGAGAACCCCTGCAGCGCCCGATACTGAAAACAGAGGTCGAGCTCTGGCTGAAGGCCGATGACGTGGTGTTAGAGATCAGTGCCCTGGTAGAAGAGCAGAAGCGCAAGGTCAAGTACCTGGAAAGCTGCTTTGACCGCATTCGTTCTATGGGCTATGAGGTGAAGAATGCAATCGAATGGCGTAAATATATGGATGGCGGTTAAGCGCCTGGAGCGTGGTGACAAAGGCAAAGACATCCGTGTGGAGGGTGATACGCCCGCCGCCCGTAAACAACACCTGAAGAAGATCCTGGAGGAACAGAAATGCCAGTTAAACATGACACGATGAGCCTGAAACAACGCATGTGGTTCAAACGAGCAGCTGCCACAGCTAACCCTGTCGCCCGCCGCCAGATGATGAGCCGGAAGAAGTTCTGATGGATCTGGGTTCCTTACGTCAGCAAACCCGACTGCTTGAGCGCACCCATACGTTCGAGCAGTACAAACTTCCCTATAAGGAACTTGAGTGTGTGACGACTGAGAATGGTCGCCACTACATCTCCCCCAATGGAAAGAAGCTGACCTCTGTCACTACAATGCTGGGCCGCAGCTCTGACCATGGTTGGCTGGATGAATGGCGTGAGCGCCTTGGAGCAGCTGCAGCTGATGCCGAAACTCAGCGTTGTGCCGATAGAGGCGAAGCGGTTCACCTGGCTTGTGAACTGTACCTGGGAAACGCACCAATGGAGAAGGTCAGAGCTGCTGCAGGCAACTACTTCTTCATGTACAAACAACTGCATCCACATCTGAACAAGGTAACGAAAGTTTATGCTCAAGAAATCCCACTCTATAGTGAAACGCTTGGCCTTGCTGGCCGTGTTGACTTTGTCGGCGTCTACAACGGGAAGGCATGCATCCTGGACTTTAAAACTTCCAACCTCAATAAGACGCGGGGTATGATTGAGGACTACAGCATCCAGTTGTGCCTGTACTCATTCATGTTTGAGGAGATGTTCGGTAAGCGCATTGACACCCTCATTAACGTGATCTCTAATGAGCGCTCACCTGTAGCCACAGTGATTGAGTTCAATCGCAATGACGTTGCTGAGAAGGCGATTGAGCGCGTTAAGCTGTACCGGAAAATGGATGCCGAACGTGGTGGTGACTGGGTAAACGCCGCCTAAATACTTCTGTCTAAACAGGGGTTTATTATGGCTAACATCACTCTTCAAAAAGTAAGCGAAGTCCGGATGCGCGTGGTTGCTGAGCCTTCTATCGAGGCTGAGCTGTATGACCACTTCAAAATGCCAGACCCCAACTTCACGCCCAACGGCTACAGCAAATATGACGGCCTGATTCGATTCTACCATAAGTCAAATGGGATGATCGACATCGGGCTGCTCTACGAAGTCTTCCAGTTTGCCAAGAAGCACAAGTACACCATCGAACTAGACCCTGCACTCAAGTACATGAACGACGCCCCTGAAGAAGAAATCAGGGAGTTTGTTGATGGACTCAAGCTGTCACGCAAGACAGAAGATGGCGACTACGTCCCAGCCGAATGTCGTGACTATCAGTTTGAATCTGTCATGCACGGCGTCAGGGATACTCGATGTGTACTCAGAGCGGCCACCAGTGCCGGTAAGAGCCTTATCTTGTACATTCTGGCGCGGTACTACAGGATGCGACGTCAGGCGCTCGAAAGCACTCTGAAGACGCTTATCGTGGTGCCATCAGTTCACCTGGTTACGCAGCTGAAAGCGAACTTTGAAGAGTACAGCCAGATCAACAAATTCAACAGTGATGCCGAAGTCCACATGGTCTTTGGTGACGCTGATAAGTTCACGAACAAGAACATCGTGATCAGTACCTGGCAGGGTATCCAGAACATGCCCAAGGAATTCTTCCATCAGTTTGGTGATGTGGTGGTCGATGAGGTGCATACCTCCAAAGCCGACAAGCTGTCCTACATCCTTAACAACTGCATCTATTGTGATCACCGCGTTGGCCTGACCGGCACCCTGGGTAACAACCCAACAGACATCATGCGTGTCAAGAGCCACTTTGGCCGGGTACATGAGATCATCAGCGCCCGCGAACTCATTGAGAAGGGGTATGCAGCAGACATCGAGGTTGAGATGGTACAGCTGGTCTATCCTATCCCTGAGCGCGGCCTGCTGACGGGCGATTATAGTGACGAGATTGAATTCCTGATATCTCACAAGGCGCGTAATGAAGTTATCCTCACGATGGCCAAATACCTGAAAGGGAATACAGCGATTATGTTCGCCCGTATTGATGCCCACATGATGGTAATCTACGAGGAGCTGATCAAGTACAAGCAGAACGTGTTTGTGATCAATGGCGAGGTGCCTGCAAAGGTTCGTGCTGAGATTCAGGCTGCTATGGAGCGCGGTGATGATATCACTCTGTTGGCTTCATACGGCACGATGCAGCAGGGGGTGAGTATCAACAAGCTACACAACCTGGTACTGGCTCACCCATCAAAATCATTTGTCAGGGTGCTGCAGACTCTGGGCCGCCTGATGCGTTTACACTCAACTAAGGTGGGGACGCCTTCTAAGATCTGGGACGTGGTAGACGATCTGAGGAAGCCTGATTACTGGAACCACTCACTGAGGCATTCGCTTGAACGGTATCGGTTCTATACTGAAGAACGTCATCCGATCAAGCGAAGCACAATTCAGTTATGATTACTGCTTGACATAGGCGCGGCTGGCTTCCATGTAACCTATGCTGGCTTCGGCATAGGTCTGTGCCTGTTCTGGAGTCAGCTGCCCAATATCGACATACATCGGTTCAGGTGCTGTGTCCATACCGAAGAATGCTTCCATCTTACTCTGGATCTCCTGATGATACTCACGGAAGATCTTCACGTCCATGTTCATGTTGAACGGGTAGTAACGAACTTTCCCATCACGTAGATTGAGGACAGCGATGTTCAGACCAGCCGGTACTGACAAGCCATTGGAAGCAGCTGCGGCAACCAGTTTCTTTAGTTCATTGCGAACGATGATCCCATTGCTCATCAATTCGTTCGGTGTGAACACAGAAGGGTTTAAGTTAATAAGGAAGCGCGGCTTCTCAAATTTGGTGTCAGTCACTGCTATTAATGAAAAGTGTTCACGGTGTTCATACTTCATAACATGTATCCTATTAGGGGTTAAATTAAAGAAAATATACCCTGGATGATGTTTATGAACACTATTTTAAACCCGGATTAAAAATCATTAGGTCAATGATCGGGCGGCACGCTATATTCGAGTTGTGGAGCGTCAGCGACATAACGAGAATATTAATCATCCGAGCGTAGCGAGTGATAAATATTAATAAGAACTTAATTTAAGCTTAATTTAATATTATTCTAGTTTAATAATAGACCGCGCGAGAACACCCCCTTCCCGATTTAGAATCCTCCTAAATAAGTTTTGCTTCAATACACAAGAACGGGTAATATTAGCTCCTGTCAGTCACCAACGACTGCTTTGACTTGAACCCTCTATAGGAACGACATTATGTCTATTACGTTAACACCGCGCACCCTCAGTATCCTTCAGAACTTCTCAGGCGTCTGTCCTTCAATCGTATTACAACCGGGTAAAAAGCTGCGCGTTGTGAGCGACTCTGCTACCGTAATTGCGATGGCAGATATCGAAGAAGACTTCCCGTCCGAATTCCCTGTGCTGGACATCACCAAACTGCTGGCAATCCTGAAGCTGAAAAGCTTCAAAGAGTGTAAGCTGGAATTTACCGACAAAAAGATCACCCTCAACGGCGATAAAGTTGAACTGGCATTCTGGGCTTCTGCCAAAGAGCTGACTGCGCCGCCACCGGAAGATCTGATCCTTGATGATGTGAACTTCCAGGCCGAAGTGACTGCCGATACCCTGGATGAATTCATCCGTGTGTGTAACGTGCTGTCTCACAAAACCGCTAAGCTGGTCAACAAAAACGGCAAAACCTACCTGACCGGCACTACTGCCGAGCTGGAAAACTCAAACGATTATGTCGTTGAGCTGGGCGAAACCACTCTGGGCGACTGCTCATTCCCACTGGACGTGTCTAACCTGAAGATGATGAGCAGCGGCTATATCATCAAGGCGTGTGAAGAAATGCAGGTAGCCAGCTTTGAATCGTCTGATGCCAGCCTGAAGTATTTTGTTGGCCTGCAGTTAGAGTGACCGTTAGCCTCTATTGATTGTGCGGGGTATAATGCCCCGCTTTGAATTGCTCCTTCTACACACTGAACTACAGAGGCACAACATGTCACTTACAGTAAACCTGAAAGAATTCGGCTGGGACCAGAAGTATCGTCCGGACAACCTGGATGAAATCATCCTCCCAAACGATATCAAGTTGATGTTACATAACTACATTGACGAAGGTAAAGGTAAGATCCCGTCATTCCTGTTCTACAGCCCCGGCCCCGGCACTGGCAAAACTACCACAGCATTTGCGGTCTGTAATGAAATTGGCTGTAAGAAGCCTCTGTTCATCAACGCCTCGCTGAACAACTCTATCGATACCATCCGTGAACACGTTCTTCAGTACGCTACCGGCGTTTCCGTATTTGGGGGCACTAAAGTTGTGATCCTGGATGAGGTTGAGCGTCTGAGTGCAGCGGCGCAAGAGTCCCTGAAAGGCATCGTAGAGCGTGTGTCAGCCAACTGCGCCTTTATCCTCACCACCAATGCCAAAATGCGTGTGAACGAGCCTCTGCGCTCTCGTTGCCGTGAGATCGACTTCATCTGGACTAAAGAAGAAGCCGACCAGGTCAAAGTGCGTATGATGCAGCGTTGTGCTCAGGTACTGACTGCTGAGAACATCCCGTTTGAAAACGCCGTGATCGCAGCGATTGTGCAAAAGCACTTCCCTGACAACCGCAAGATCATGGGTGAGTTCCAGAAGGCTGCTGTGAAGTACAAGGCCATCGATGAACGTGCGCTGGCTGCTATGAAGTCTGTTGACATGTCAACGCTGGTCGAGTCCTTGAAGTCTAAGCAGACCTGGCCTGAGATGAAGCAGTGGGTTACTGACAACCAGAACGACATCAACGAAGATTTCTATACCCGATTCTTCCAGTTCTGTGTGCCTCAGTCAAAGGACAAGACACCGCTGATTGAAAGCCAGTCTATCCCAGACCTGGTAGCCATTTGCGGTCAGGCCCAGATTCATCATCGCCAGGTGGGTGACGTGTGGCTTCATGCCGTCTACTTCCTGACCGATATCATGTCAACTGTGAAGTGGAGATAACCCATGGCCGGTCCAGGACTATTTGATTTCGCGAATGCCCTGACCGGTTCTGATGCTGTCAATGGCGTAAAGAACAACCTGTTGGCAACGGACGATCCTGAGGTCAAGAAAGCATTCGACCCGTTCATGACCCGCCGTGCTCTGGCCCAGAACATGGACACCATTGTGTGTGCGGAGCAGATGAACCTGTTACACCCGGTTGATGATTGGTTACAGTGGAACTATGCTCTGCAATCGATAGCGCCGCGCAAGCGTTATGGTAAGTGGGCGAAGAAGTCAGCTGCCGACCCGGATATCTTGTTGATCAGTGATTTCTATCAGATCAACCACGAGAAGGCTGCTGAGTATCTTCAGATCTTCACCGACGAACAAATGGAGCAGTTGAGAACCGCCGTCGCAAACCAGAATAATAATGAAGTGAAAGGCCGCAAAGCTAAGTAACATCATTATATGCTATAACGGAGTTCTCCCCATGTCATCGCCGCGTAACACGCTCGATATTCTAAAAGTTGCCGCAGTTGGTGACGAGCAAAGCATTATTGATTGTATGGTTGAAGTTGAGCTGGCTGAGGGTAAGTCTCGCGACCCATTCCTCAGCACGCTTGAGACCCTGAGCCGTATCGGGATCCATATCCGCAAGGATGAAGATCCAGAAGATCGGACGCTCTACCAGACGTGTCATATTCTGCATAAGGCTGGGCGCTATTACATCGTCCACTTTAAGCATCTGTTCATGCTGGACGGCAAGATCAATGGGTTCTATCGTGAGGACATCCTCCGCATGAACCAGATCATTCGCCTGCTGGCTGATTGGGGGCTGTATACAATCAAGCACCCTGAGCAGATGACTGACTTTGCTGGTATGAACCATATCAAAGTGGTGAAGCACGGCGATGTCAGTAAGTGGAAGCTCGTCCCCAAGTACCGTATGCAACATAAACGTAAACGAACTGATTTGAACAGGAAAGACTAAACAATGAAAACTACCTTCCAGAAAGTATCTGAACTGAACGAAGCCTTTGGTAACCCAAAGGGCGACATCTTGAATCCGAATGTTCCTGCAATCCGTAAGCAAGCTGAGCTGGTGTTGGAAGAAGCGATCGAACTCATGGAAGCGGCCTACCCCGGCTCCAAGATCTTCTGGCAATGGGATATCACAGCTGAGCCACCAGAGCATGCTGTTGGCGTGAACATGAAAGAGATCCTGGACGCTCAGGGTGACGTGACCACAGTCAATGACGGCATGGGCCATATCGCTGGCTTCAATGGTGACCAGGTGCTCTCTATCGTGGATCGCTCAAACCGCACCAAGTTCATTCCTGATGTGGATTCTGTGGAACCGGCTCTCAATTACTACTATGATCTTGGATTTGATCAAAAAGATCTGCGTATTGAAGGCGAATTCCCGCTGGTTTGCATTAAAGTCACTCGTGATGTCCAAATCGGTAGTAAGAAGTATCCAGCCGGTAAGTTCCTGAAGAATATGGCAACCTTCCAGGAGCCAGACTTCAGTGACATCCTGGCAGGTAAAGGTTGGGACTTCGGTATGATTGTCATCGACGGTAAGCAAGAAACCCCAGCAAGTATCGGCGGCGTCCTCTATGGCACTGAAGAATATTTCCAGGAGCTTTGGGATAATGCTGTCGTGGTCGATACTGCCTTTGAAACTGTAGACGAGAACACTCAACTCAACAGTGCCATGATGGTGGTTGAATTCAAACATGCAACAGCTGACAACGGCCTGACCGGGCAGTGGCTGGCGTTTAACATGGAACTGGAACCTTCTGATATGAGCCAGGTTGAAGGTGATCTGTCAGCGCTGGGCCTCCATGGCGTGACTGAGTTTATCCGCTTCTAAGAAGCCTTCGTCAATAAACCCAAGGGGAGCTATAATAGGCTCCTCTTTTTCTATTCGGAATTCGCCATGAAAGATAAACCGCGTGACATACCCTACTGTGCTGTGCGCCGTGAGAAGATCGAGGCCGCCGTACCAGAACTTGATATGACCATCCTGTCCTATGCGTATGAGTGGATGAGAGATCGCTACGATATCCATGTGAAAAAGGATGTCCAACGTCTTCCTGCTCCCTGGACGGATAATCCCATACTACGCCAGGTTAAGTTCTGTAACGTCCGGAGAGAGCACGACAGGCAGTCTCTTAACCTCATTAACAATATCATCAAGAACGATAAGCTGACTCTTGCTGACAAGATGTTCAACTGCGTGTTGTTCCGTATGTTCAACCTCTGGGATCCTATCCTGGCGATGGGTGGCCCCTGGACTATCAAAGAGTTTGCTGGAATAGACCTCGATGAAGCGCGTGGTTCCCTGGTACTCCATGAACAAGTCGGCGGTAAGGTGTTTACCAACGCCTTCAACACAGGCGGTCTGAAGCAGTGTCTGGCTTTCCCTGAGCTGGTAGTCAACCACAAAGAGCAGCGCTTTGGCGGTATGATGGTCGATCTGCGCAAGCGTACCTCTGTACAGAAAGGCTCTGAAGACTGGATCACGGTGCAGATGGACTACAAGGAAGCCAAGAAACTGGCTGAATCTGACCCGGATGGCTATGAGATCGAAGGCTGGGAACCCTACATGCCGATGCGGGTGATCCGTTCACTCAGGGCGTTTGTCAACAAGTACCCTACCTATTTTGAAGATCTGCTGTGCCTCTACAGTCCTGACCAGGTTTATCTGAAGATGTACAACGACATCGAAGGTCTCGGCCCGTTCCTGGCCTATCAGATTTGGGTAGACTTCACGTACATTGAAGAGTATCCGTTCAGTGAGAACCACTTCACCATCTCGGGGCCGGGTTGCCGCGCTGGCATCGATCTTCTGTTCAAAAACAAGGCTGGTATGACCCATGATGAGTGCATCTTCTGGCTGCGTGATAACCAGGATGAAGTCTTCGGCACCATGGGTTATGTGCGTGATTTGTTCTGGCATGCGGAAGAGCCTCATGACCAGGCCATGAATGTGATGCAGCTGGAGAACATGTTCTGTGAATTGCAGAAGTATACCCGCTGTAAGCAGGCTGTGTCCGAAGGTAAGAAGCCGCGTGGAAAGGTAGGGTATGACGGCCAGGCTAAAGATGTCAAGGTTGCTGTATCTGGTGGTTCCAAGAGTCTGACTTCTCTGTTTGGAGGACTCAAGAAATGATACCGAAACAAGTTTTTGATGCAGTGTCAGACGGTTCATCTGTTATTGTCCGTTGTGTGGTGGTCGCTTTGGCTGTCGTGTTCCTCATCGGCGTCGGTTTGGGAGTATTGTTATGAGCAACTACCAATACGTTGCTGGTCTGGTCGGCATATTAAAGACGCCGGTCACGCCTGTTGCTCGTGAAGAGGCATATGATGCGTTGCGTGAAAAGGGGTTTGTCCTCAATTATGAGGGCACTCTGATCTTTGAGTACGAGACCAGATGTGAAATCTATGACATTGGCCTCCGTATTGGCAACTCTAAAACACAACGCAAACCCCACAAATTCGTTGAAATCTGTGAAGAGCTCGGATACCCGGTCTATTCAGCTGTTACTGTCCGCCCCTATTCTGAACTCTATTATGACGGCGGTGACCCTGGCCACTGTACCATGACCATGAAAGAGTATTACGAAAAGATGTAGTTATTCAATAAATGGGGTTGAGGTAACTTAGCCCCATGTTCAACAACCGAGTATCCTCTCATGGAACAATACTTCGTAAAGTTCGTCATCAAAGGCGGTGGCCCTACGGTCGCCGCTGGCTGGCCGGGTGATGAGCCTGTGGCGACTGATCTGCGCAAAGAAACCTTTCTGATGGCCAACAACCAGAATCATGCAAAGGATCTGATCAAGCACTTTTATCCTCAGGCTTCAAGAATCAGCGCAACCCGGACACCTAACCATATATTACCAAAGGGTTGATTATCATGCCATTACCAACTGATGATTACCGCCATGACCCCCGTCTGGCTGAACGCTTTGAGCAGTTGTGGAAGCGACATGAAGTATGCGAAAAGAACCTTAGTCAGAAGTCTCAGGACTGGGCTAAAGTGACTGCTGAAATCAATGCTATCAAGCACCGCGCTCAGGAAATGGGCTGGGTTTGGACACAAGAATCTACTTTGATTGATGCCGTCAACTTCTTGATCCGTTATCATGTCCGTTAGGAGTTAACAAAATGTCTAAAGAAATCCAAATGACGATTCGGCAAACACCACGGTTTGTTTCCCGTTTCCCTACCGGTACACCAGAATATGAAGACATCAAACATCTGGTTAAGTCCCATAATCTGTTCACCTGGTTGATCTGCTTGTTCATTCCGAGCACTCTGATTATGATGCCACCGGAAATGTGCGGTTGCGTCGATGGTGTGAGCGGTAAGGGTATCGGCCATGCCACCAGATTCAAAAATCGCTATTACGGTCTCTGGACTGAAGGGTTTCCGGAGTATTAGTTCAATAACTTTTTAGCCCGTAATATTCAATCTGTCAACAAACACCACTCACTTGAAATTGAAGGATCTATACCATGACAACGTTTGCAGAGTTCCGCGATACCGTAAACCAGAAGATCGTCAACATGACGGTCAACAGCACCCCAGTGTTCCGTGTGGCCCTGGACGAAGAAGTCCTGTACAATCTGTACCTGGATTCTTTCCCTGAAGGCACCAACAAAATCTTCCGTGAGCGCCGCGAATATGACTGCACCTGCTGCCGTCGCTTCATCCGTGATGTGGGCGCACTGGTAACTCTGGACGCGGAACTCAATCTGGTCAGCATCTGGGATATCCAGGTCGGTGGCTACTATCAGCCGGTGGTTGATGCCATGGCTGCATTCGTTAAGCAACACGCAATCGCCGATAGCTACCTGCACATCCAGCGTGATGTTGGCGAGCTGAGCAACTTTGAAATCAAAGACGGTAAGCAGAAAGAGTGGAACCACTTCCACACCAAGCTGCATCCGCGTCTGGTTAAAGGCGGTGAGTTGATCCCATCTACCCTGGGTGAATGGCGTACCAACTTCGAAATGCTGGAGCGCTCACTGCGTGAAATCAGCCTGGACTCTGCCAACATTGTCATGGAGCTGATTGATCAGAACTCCCTGTACAAAGGTGCTGAGAAGCGCAATGTGGTCAACAACTTCATTAAGGCTAAGCGTGAGTATGATGCTCTGCCTGAAGAGAAGCGCGTCAACCACTGCTGGCTGGTATCTCAGGAACTGGGCAAAGGTGGGCGCTTCCGTGGTGATGTCATTGGCACCCTGTTGGAAGATCTGTCTGAAGGCGTTGACCTGGAAGTTGCGGTCAAGAAGTTTGAAGATAAAGTGTCAGGCACCAACTACCAGCGCCCAACAGCCCTGGTAACGCCTGCCATGGTTAAGAAAGCGCAGGAGAAGGTTGTTGAGCTGGGCATGGTAGATTCGTTGGAACGTCGGTTTGCTGTAGCGGGTGACCTGACCATCAACAACGTTCTGTTTGCCGACCGTTCAATCAAACCGGTGATGAAGAACGCCTTTGATGTCCTGGCCAAAGAATCTGCCAAGCCAGTTCAGTCCCTGGATAAGGTGGAGAAGATCAGCATCGCCGACTTCATCGCAAACGTGCTGCCAAAGGCCGGTTCCCTGGAGATGCTGTTCACGCCTAAACTGAAAGCGAACCTGGTCAGCCTGATTGCGCCGGTACATGAATCGGCTCCGAACCTCTTCCAGTGGGGTAATCCGTTCTCCTGGTCATACAATGGCGAAGTAGCCGATGCGATCAAAGAGCGTGTGAAAGCAGCAGGCGGTAACGTTGAAGGCGAACTGCGCGTATCATTAGCCTGGCATAACGCTGATGACCTGGACCTGCATATCCGTGAGCCGAAGGGTGGTCACATCTACTTCGCTCGCCATTCTCGCCACAGCCAGGTATCAGGCGGTCTGCTGGACGTTGACATGAACGGCCTTGATGGGCAGGATCATGAAAACCCGGTTGAGAACGTGACCTGGGCTAAAGAAAGCCGTATGACCGAAGGCGTTTACACTGTTGTGGTGAACCAGTACAGCGTGCGCTCAACGGACAATGTGGGCTTTACCGTTCAGATGGAATACAAAGGTCAGGTCTTCACCTTTGAGCACCCGGCCCGCCTCAGAGGCGGCGATGATGTCCAGGTACTGAAGTTCAAGTACTCCAAAGCGAACGGCGTTGAAATCATCGAAAGCATGGGCCACTCTGAAAGCGCTCAGAAGGCTTCTGAAGCATGGGGTATCCATACCAACAGCTTCCATCCTGTGAAGATGATGATGTTCTCACCTAATCACTGGGACGGCGAACAGACTGGTCACAAGCATTACTTCTTCATGCTGGATGGCTGTCAGAACCCAGACCCGGCGCGTGGCTTCTACAACGAGTTTCTGAAGCCGGAACTGAAAGAACATCGTAAGGTTTTTGAACTGTTAGCGGGTAAAATGAAGGCTGAGCCAACCCCTGATCAGTTGAGCGGCCTGGGCTTCTCATCCACGGTTGCCAATAGCGTCCATGTCAAGGTAGGCGGTGCATTCAACCGCGTGCTGGAAGTTATGTTCTAAAACTTGAAGTTTAACTGAAACCCATTTTGTTAGAGGATAGTATTATGTCAAACCTGAATGCATCACAAGACCAGCTGTTTGAAAAGGCTTCACGTCTGAAACTGCGCTTTGATTCAGCGCGTGGTCAGCTGACTGTAGAAGACCTGTGGGATATCGGCACCACACGTGGCGCAGTTAACCTGAACGACCTGGCTAAGCAGATCAACCGCCAGCTGAAAACCACCGAAGAGGAAGGTCTAGTGAAAACTCGTTCGGCGGCCAACGACCTGCTGCAGCTGAAACTGGATGTGCTGACCTACGTGTTCGGCGTTCGCCAGGAAGAAGCTGACCGCGCCAAACAGGCTGATGAGAAGCGTGAGACTCGTCAGAAACTGGCGGCCCTCATCGCTCAGAAACAGGACCAGCAGTTGGGCGACAAGTCCATCGAAGAGCTGCAGGCGATGCTCAACGCCACCCAGGAATAACCCGGCCCGCTCCAGCCCCTCTCCGGAGGGGCTTTTCTTTAGGTAAACTCGATGCGAATTGTACCCTGTGACTATTGCGGTCAGCCCGCCCAGCTTGTTACCGGCGCTGTCATTTACCCACACCGCAAAGACCTCCACAGCCTCAAGTTCTGGCAGTGCGAACCCTGTGCGGCCTATGTGGGTTGCCATAAGCAATCTGATGCAGTTCCTCTGGGCCGCCTGGCTAATGTTGAGCTGCGTGCTGCTAAGAAGAAGGCCCACTCTTATCTTGATCCTATCTGGCAAGAAGGTCATATGAGCCGGAAGGACGTCTATATCTGGCTTGCTAGTAAACTAAAGATCCGGCAGGCGAATAGCCACATCGGTATGTTCAGTGTTGAGCAATGCCATGAAGTTGTTAAACTCTGTAACGAATTTTATCAAAAGCAAATTGAGGATATGAATAATGACTGACTTGCGTAAAGGCCAACGCCTCACTCCTGAATATCTCAAGTCTCGCATTGCTGCGACTGAGTTTGAAACCAAAACCTCTTTCGGCCAGATGGCGGTGTTCTGTCATCTGCAGCTTGATAACGGGTTTGTGATCTACGGCTCCAAACCTTCCATGGCGATCGACCCGGCCAACTTTGATAAGGCTCTGGGCGAGAAGTATGCGTATGACAACACCTTTGCCGAGCTGTGGCAACTGTTTGCTTTCAGCCAACTGGAGAAGGCGCGTGATCTTGAGCAGTACCGGGATACATATGACCTTCATTCATTGGTTGAAGTCATTGGTTCTGAACGCTATCGGGATATGAGCCTTCAAGGTGAAACAAGCTGGATCAGTACCAGGCTGAAAATCATTTCCAACGGTTATCTCTTTAAAGTTAACACGCAGCTGGGTGAAGATCCGCGTGAAAAGATTCTGGAAGTAGTACGGGAACAGTTGGGCGCAAGCGCAATTTCACACCCACGTGTGGTCATGATCGCCAAGGCATGTCATGAAGCCAATCGCGGCTATTGCGCGGCCCTGGGCGATACCAGCCAGTTGCCATGGAATGAAGCCCCTGAGTGGCAGCGTGTGTCTGCTATCAAAGGTGTTGAGTTCCACCTGTCTGGTGAGCACGGCCCGGAAGCAAGCCACGAAAGCTGGTATGCTGAGAAGGAAGCCGATGGTTGGGTGTACGGCCCTGTCAAAGACGCGGAGAAGAAGGAACACCCTTGCATGGTGGCCTACAGCCAGTTGCCCAAAGAGCAGCAGGCGAAAGACTATATCTTCCGCTCTGTCGTTCACTCGTTCAAGTAAGGCGTCACCATTATGGCCATAACTGAAGATTGTATGCAGGTTCTGGCCCGTCAGCTGGCCGGTGAAATGCTCTTGGATCCGGATGTCCTGTTCAATTATCTGGGTGAAGAGTTCTGGGACACGATTTCGGATGAAGACCTGGAGGCATTGAAAAATGCGGTGGCGCGGGTAGGTGCTTCTTGTATCAGAGCTGCCGCAGGCCAGGTTGTTGGGCACGAAGACCGGGGTACGTTTCAACGTTGGGCTAACATGGTTGCTCTGAAATCGATTGACAAAGGTAATTTATCATGACTGTGAAAACGACGGGTAGACTCTTTAACGAGTTTTACAATGACAACGAGTTCTGGCCAGAAGACGCCTATCTTGACGATTATTATATCAAGGTCAATGGTGTTGATCTGACCATGGACCTCAACGGCAATTTCAAAGATGACGATGAGATCATTATTGAGAGCGGGATGGTGATGTTTGGTGATCACACCAAGCAACTCGATGCCTACTTTGCTGAGTGGCTGGGTAAGAAGTATCCGCAGAACTTCAGTGGCGCTGAGCTGGATGTGATCTTCAAACTGGTTAAGTTTGGCCCATGTGCCCCCGGTGACCTACCTTCTAAGTCGGGCGCAGCATCCCTGGTAGACCGCAAGCTGGTTGTTATCATCTCCGGCCCCCGCGCTGAGCTGTGGTATGCTGCCAGCCTGGATCTGATTGCGATATTCAAAGATCGATTCTCAGGCCGCTTGGTCTAAAGCCGTCTGTCATTTAATATGGGTGGGTTAGCTCTCACCCTATTTATCAATAACTTAGGAACCTCTATAGCATGAATATGATCACTTCTCTTGAGTTCAAAAACGCGGTAGCCCAAGCCGCCCCGACGAACCATGTCATCGCAGTCGATACCTCCGGCTCGATGTATGACTCGTTGCCCAAAATCCGTCAGCACCTCAAATCTAACCTGGCAACTCTGGTTAAGCCTGGCGACACTGTGTCTGTGCTGTACTTCTCTTCCAAAGGTCAGTGTGGTGCAGTATTCGTCGGTGAGCCGGTACGCAACCTGACCGATCTGTCAAATATCAACAATGCGATTGACCGCTACCTCAAGCCGACTGGCCTGACCGGGTTTGTGGAGCCTCTGCAGCTGGCGTTTGAAACTGTTCAGTCAATCAAGAACGGTAACACCAACAGCCTGGCCTTCCTGACCGATGGTTATGACAACCAGTGGACCGAAGAACAGATCCTGTCTAAAGCGCAGCAGATCTCCAAAGTATTCGATAATGTGACCATCATTGAGTACGGCTATTACTGTAACCGCCCGCTGCTGGAGAAGATGGCCTCTGTACTGAACGCAACTCATGTGTTTGCAGAAGGCTATCAGGAGCTCGAACCGCAGATGGACAACGTCCTGAAGAGCGGTGCTGCCAAGCGCATTAAGATCAGTGTGCCAAAGTACACCTCTGACATCGCATACGTTGATGGCGGTACGCTGGTGTTCAACCAGGTCAAAGACTTTGACGAAACTGGCGAAGGCGATACTGCCTATATCCCAGAAGACGTCAAAGTTGTCTGGGCGCTGAACAAAAACCTGGATGCCAAAGCCCTGGCCGATACCAAAGACGAGCAGCTGCTGTATGTCTGCCTTCTGATGGCAGTGCGGGATATGAACCAAGACCTGGTCTGGGATATCCTCAAGCTGCTCGGTGACGTCTACCTGATCAAGAAGTACAACAACTGCTTCACCAAGCAGGACTACTCGGTGATCAAAGCTGACATTGAGAAGGCTGTGCTTGAGCCTGAGTTCCGCTTCTTAGACGGCGTGAACTACAACCTGGTGCCGAAGGAAGATGCTTTCACTGTTCTGGACCTGCTGAACGAGCTGGCCGACAATGATGCCAAGCTGCTCACCTCGTCTCCATACTTCTCTTACAATCGCATCGGGCGTGGTACGGTTCAGCGTGAAGACGATACTGTCGACAAGCTGGCCGAAGAAATGGCATCAGCGAAGACCAAAGAAGAGCGTAAAGAGATCGCGGCGAAGATGGTGTCAGCGAACGAATGGACGCCTGAGTTTGAAAAGGTTGGTGAAGAGCCGTCCCCTATGCATGCCCTTGTGTACAACGAGACGCGTCCTAACGTCAGCGTTCGCACCACAGTTGATGGAAAGGTGGCTGTGCCCGAAAGCATCCGTAAAGACTATCCTACGCTGCCTGAGAGCATCCCTTCTCATATCTATCGCAACTACACGATCATCAAAGACGGGATCATCAACATCAAGACCCTGCCGGTGGCCCTTTCACCTGAGATCGCGACCTACCTGCAAGAACAGCACGAAGTGGGCATGTTTGAAATCCCGAACGATAAGGCACTGTCTCTGTCTGATGGCGTCCGCTCTTATGTGATCGACCTGATGAGCCTGCCGGTGGTCAACCGTGCGATGGTCAAAGGTATCCAGGCGACTGAGTTCTTTAATGCCCACGTTGAGCTGCAGCGTCAGAAAGCCCTGACCAAAGTGCTGAAGTTCTATCGTGAACAGCTGATCGGTAAGGTCAATGCCCTGGGCCTGGCCAAGGACTATGGCGACGAGGCCGCTGCCTTCCTGTCTGGTAAAGGTATCCGCGACTATGGCTTCTCACCTGCTGTAGACTCTGTAGAGGCGACCGACTTCTATTACAGCCGCGAGCTGTCTGTGAAGATCGCGGGCCTGAGCAGCCTGCCTTCTGTTGATGCGACTATCAAGAAGTTCGCTGAGAACGAGAAAGCGGCGAAGGATGGTAAGAAGCTGAAGACCATCAATGCCGGTGACCGCCTGATGAAGGAAGCGATTGACCACTATACGGCATTCGTAACCTCACCTGTGGTAACGGGAGCCAAGTCACGCGACACCATCATCAGCACCTGGATTAAGGACGAGACGCAGGCCTCTATTGATGCTACCCGTCAGATCCAGCTGACCCTGAGCAAGCTGATGTACGGTATTGTCGCAGGCCACGGCTGGTTCAGTGATCTGAGCTTTGAAGAGCCGACGATGGTTATCAATAACCGGGGCGAAGATTATACTGTAACTGCTTCCCTTGAGACGAAAGAGATCAAGGTCTAACAATTCAGGGGGCTACGGCCCCCTTTCTTATAGGTGATGAAATGAAACGTAAGGATCTGATCCTCCGTGTACTGAGAACTGTCGAGAGCAACTCATATAGCACCCCAGCCGAGCTGGAAGAGTACAAGGTCAACGGTAATGTGTCCGCCATTGCAGCCCTTCAGCTGGATGAACATTTCGCCATGGATGAGCTGGATTATATCGAGTTCATCATGGAGCTGGAAGATGACCTGGAGATTAATATCCCAGATGATGCGTTGCCTGACTGGTATATCGGCACCCTCAGCATTGATGAAGTCGTCGATGCGCTGTCAAAAGGTCTGGTACAGGTAGAGGACTAATAGTTTATTGATAACGGTTTACTTCTTCAATAAGCCCGAGTATTATTGAACTTGAAGCGGGAAATAGGCTCCCGCCGATTGAAAGAAGGAACTATACAATGGCTTTAACCGTAATACAAATCAATTCAGAAATCGGCAAGAACGTCGGCTACTTCCGGGCAAAAGACTTTCAGATCGCCTGGGAGAAGAATGGGTGCTCCCACCTGGTGCGTCTTGACTACAAGATTGCGTATAAGCAGGGAGCATGGCGCGTTTACCCGATTGTTGAAAAGGTTGTACAGACGAAGGCCATCAGTAAACACCACAGTCTCTACCTTGCATTGAAGTCAGTCCATTAATAATCAAGGCCGGTGACCCCGGCCTTTCTTGTGGAGCTATATCATGATCATCAAACACCATACCCTGATTACAGAACGCGTTAAAGAAGTCATAGGATCAACCTATTTTAACAGCATTCTGGTGCGAAATATTGCTACAGCAAAAGTTGCCCTGGATTCAGGCGATATCAAAGCGGCCATCATGCTGCTGATGGAAAATCAGTTACGCCAGACGGAACTGAGCTACACCATGGACAGCGTCACCAAATTACTTGAAACCCCTGCGGTCAATGGTCAACCTGAAACCCTGCGTGACATGATTCAGGAATCATTTACGAAACCAGCCAAAAAGGTAAAACTCAGCGAAGAATTATTCCCTGACGCTACTGGTCATAAAGCCACTGAAGCCTTTAATCTCGTCAAGGGTACGCAGCCACAGAACTGTGATATTATTGATCATTTCTTAGATAAAGGTTATCGTGTACGCCAGGAGTATTATTTGGTCAAACGTCGGAATGGACGCCTGGTGTTCCTTCTGGTATCAACCGATTATGCCCGGATTCTTCGTACCGGTAAATTGTCAAGAGATAACTTCACCGCGCTCAAGGCCAAGCTAAGTAAGGGATAACTGCTATTTGGGGACGGCCCGATGTCTATGTACCGCACCTTTGTTGACTGGCTCACCATTATCAATGGCCTCAGAATCCCTGTCGGGAACCTGGGGCTTTCTCGTACCTCTATGCCCCAGATTGACTCGGACAAGACCGAGGACTTCATCACCTATCTTCAGAACCAAGACATCACTGTGGAAGACCGCATGTTTAGCCTTGACCGGCTGCGTCTTACTCAGAACGAGATGAACAAGATGAAGATCTGGAAGATGATGAAGGGTATCCGGGCCAAAAAGAAAATCCAGCCCATCTGGGTGACATCTGACTATTATGTGGTCGACGGCTCTCACCGATTTGTGGCCGCTCTCAACATAGATGACCGGAAGAAGATCAAAGGCTACCATGTTGCTATGCCTGCCCTGGAGTTCATCAAGGTGGCCAACAAGTTTACGGGAATCAGACATCGCACGGTTTCTGATGCCGGAAATACTTTTCAATAATAATCGATCAACTATCATTGCCTCATACGTTAAATTAACTATTGAGGCAACCCCATGAAAATCTTAATTCCTATCATCGCAGGTCTCTGCTTTATCTCAGCGCCGGTACACGCCCGTTCTGTAGAGAACAGCTCGGGTAATGTGATTCGCCTGGCTCCTGAGTACAAAGATCCAGAGGTCACTCACGAGCTACCTGACATCACCCTCACCATGGACGCCACTCCGCGTGAGCTGAGCATCATGAACAATTCCATTTGTGCTGGGTACTACAACGCCTCTGCAATCGGTGAGATGGGCAGCATCAGCTCACTGGCTGGTCTGGTGTTTAAAAATGATTTCTCCGCAGACCAAAAATTAGCCGTCCGCCTATATACGCAGCACGTGAATTCATATAAAAGTCAGGGTGGTATCAGTCATGATGCTTATGATTTGGGTGGACGTATTGGCGGCAATATCTTCATGGGCGGGCGATACATAGAAGATGGTGAGACCTACACCAAGGCCAGTATGGACCAATATTGCGCAAAAGTTCGGAAAGGAATTAATCCATGAAATACCTTGCAATCATACTGGCCCTGTACACGGTCACCGCCAGTGCTCAGCCGGACGAGATCCATACCTGCCTGGCCTGGCTCACCACCTATGACGAAACCCACAACGACCGCCAGACCGGGCTGCTGAAGGCAAAACTGGAATTGGAGTTAAAGAAATCTAAAGTCTTCAACCCAACTCAGCTACACGAAGCCGCCAATGACAAACAACTTCAGACTTCCGCTCAGGGAGAAGGCCGTGACACAACCCGCACTCTCATTTACTGCTCAAGAATTGCTTCTGACTTCGTTCGTTGATAAAAGCGCCTTCTAAACAGTATTCAATAACTTTAGAAGGCGCTATAGTTCACCTCATCAACCACGCAGCACTGAGGGAACTACAAATGTCAGCAATCAACGCATCACAACAAGCACCAATCCCTGTTATTCCTCGTCGTAACATGAAGACTCGTCTTCTGAACTTCTTTGCTGGCAATCCAGTGCGTGCACTCTTCAGCTCTATCGCTGTGTGGGCCGTGATCCTGATTGCGGTTAAGGTAGCCTTCTATGGCTAAGGTCAAAATCGAAATGACCAGGGCCGAGTATCACCAGAGCCTTGGTGATGTTCCGATAGTTATCAAAAACCTGAACTGCCTGAAAGACAGCGATTCTCACGCCCGGACCGGCTACGTTAATCGGGTGGCGCGGGCCGTCGCAGGTGAATCTGAACTGAGTGCCCATACTCAGGTTGAAGTTGAAATTGTTATTGTAGGTTGAATCATGTTCATTTTACGGTTTGCCCTGATTTTTATTGTGTTGGCGTTTGCGGGGTTCTTCTTTTGGAAGACTCTGCTGACCACCGACTATTTTAAAAACCGACAGCGCCTGCTGAAGATCGCACGCAATGTCATCTTAATCGGCCTCAGCCTGATAACGGCCTGGCTAATCATCCTCATCTTTTTGGAGTCGCGTTAATGAAAAAAGTTCTTGGTCTCTTTATCATGTTGTCAGCTTTCCTGCTGGCCGGTTGCGGTGTTATCGACCAGGGTAACGTGGGTGTTCGCACACAGTTTGGTGACGTTGATCCCAAGCCTGTCGCGAACGGTTTTTATACCAGCATCATCTCTGACGTGGACATCTACACCACGAAGGAAGTGGCGGTTAAACTGGTAGATCTGACGCCAAAGGCCAAAGATAACCTGAAGATGGAAAAGCTGGACCTTTCTGTCTATTACGTGGCAACACCAGCAGCCATCCCAGGCTTTCAGACCAAGTTCAGCAACATGAGCGTGAAGGGTGATAACGGTGTTTATCTCCCTGGTTACAGCATGGTGCATGATATCTCCCAATCAGCGTCTATGGACTCAGTAGCCACCTTTGAGTCACTTCTGATTCACCAGAATCGTGCGCTGCTGGAAGCCTCTGTGAAAGAGAAAGCCCAGGCCATGTTGGACGCAGCAGCTCCTCATACGTTCACTGTGACCCGCGTCATTGTAACCACAGCCGATACTGATAAGACTATCGAACAGTCTATTCAGAACAACATCATGGCTGACAAAGACCTGGAGACTGCCCGTAAGCGTGTCGGGATCCGCGAACAGGATGCTCTGGCAAACGAAAAACTGCAGCAGTCTCTGACGCCTGAGTTCCTTCAGCATGAGTACAACCTGGCTGTTGCTGAATGTGCCAAACGCTCAAGCTGCACCATGATTGTCGACGGCTCGTCCTCTGCCAAGGCCGTGTCAGTCAAATAACTAACCTTTGCGGGGGCTACGGCCCCCTTTTGAGAGACTACACCATGAAAACTACCACACCACTCCTCCCTGAAACTCTCATTGCTTACTCTGAAACACTTCCAAAGGAAGCCCGCGTTATCCTGCGTCATGAAGACGGCCGAATCTTCTCTGCGACAGAGTTCAAGCGTGGGGCCACTCTCTGGTATCCTGATGGCCGTGTTACTGTCATGCAGGGTATCTTTGACAGCCTGGAACTGGTTGGTGTGCGCCGGGGTGACGTATTTGTAAACTCCGCCAACGCCACAGAAACTCCAACGGCTAAGTCTACCAACTCTCGGGCTTCCCGGATGATGAAGGCACAGGAAACCCTGACCAAGGTGACGAAACCTGAGCCAGTAACCTTCCAGGAGTTAGGCCGCACAGCTGCTGCCCAGATCCAAGAAGCCGTTCGCTGTGAAATGGCTGTTGTCAAGGCGCGTGAAGAAGGCGAAATCAAATTTGATTCCAACGCTCCACTGCGTACTGACGATGAAGACGACTTCGTCTCAGTGAGTGACCTGCAGTCTGAAGTCCACACCCGGCGCGGCGAATTGTTCCTGAGCCTGCGTTGTAGCGGCCAGATCGTGTTCCCATCAGCCCTGCGTGAGGTAATTGGGAAAAGCAACTTCGATATCCGTATCAGTCGAAAACAGCGCATCATTCTGGTGGAAGTCGGGCCGGGTAAACTGACCCTGACCAAGACGGGTAAGATGAGCTGCCATGCGCTGATCAAAATGATCCATGAAGTCCAGGGGCTTCAGACCCCGGTGATGAAAACTGCGATTGGGCGTGTCAACCTGACTGAAGTTGCTTCAGGGCTGTACAGCGCGTCATTCTGATTAACAAACAACGGCTCAATATTATTGGGCCTGGTATTATAGGGGAACCCATAGCAGTTCCCCTTTCTTTTGGAGTTTATATGACCGACGTAACCAAGTTCCAATTACAGTTCCGTGTATGGCATGTACCACAGGTTCCAGGCAAAGCCTTCACCTTTGAGGTCCCGACGTATGATGAAGCAGTACGTCTTCAGAATGCGCTGGCGGGCTATGACATCTTCCAGTTTGAGAACAATATCAAGCCGGACTACTGTAATGCCTCTGGTATTCACTTCTTTGACCATACCCTGTCTGATTCAGACCTGGAAGAAATGAACCTGTCTGATCGCTGGATCAGCATTGAAAACGCTCAAGACCTGGCTGGTTACATGGAAGACTTCAGGTCCAATGGCTTCCATGGTTACCACAAGTTGCCGGGTGATGTGATGGACGCCGGGGTAGAAGCTGTGCGCTTCACGGTTGGTAACATCGATGAACAGATGGCAGAACGTATGGTCCAGCGTGTTCATGACGCCGTGCGCCTGGCCCTGAACGCAGAGCAAGATAAAATTTAGTCAATAAGTAGTTGTACGGTAAGCTGTAAACCTCTTTTAGCAGTACACGTAAACACAACCATTAACTGAGTCGGGAGATTCAAAATATGTCAAAGCAAGCCCTTATCGAAGCAATCGCCGCTACCGGCGTGACCAAAACTGAAGCAGAGAAAGCGATCAAACTGGTAACTGATGGTATCACCTCTGAGCTGCAGGCGGGCCGTAAAGTTCAGCTGATCGGCTTCGGCACCTTTGAGCCGCGCCATCAGGCAGAGCGTCAGGGTCGCAACCCATCGAATGGTCAGGCAATCACTATCGCTGCGTCGATCAAGCCTGCGTTCTCAGCTGGTGAAAAGCTGAAAGCTGCGCTGAACAAATAAAATCGGCTGCGGCGTCTGTGCAAGTCACAGATGCTGGCTTGAAGTACAGAAACCCCGCCGCGTGCGGGGTTTTTGCTATTGACTGCCCATGAGTTAGAATAGCCCCACACCACACCATGGAGATACGCCGTGTTCCTACAAACCAAGAAGGCGCTCAGTACAATCAGAGAGCCGGTTCCCCTGGCTACCATTGAGAGTCTGGCCCGCCATTACTTCCCGTATCCGACCTTTAACGCAGGGCAGCTGGAGGCTATTGTTGAAGGCGTTGATGCCCTCGTCAACAAAAAGATGAAGCACATCATCATTGAAGCCCCTACCGGCGTCGGCAAGTCCCATATCGGCCTCACAATTCACCAGGTGATCCGTTCGCTGGTAATCGCCAACGATCCTATGGGTCAGTGGAGAACGTCTATCTCTACGCCTACGAAGGGACTCCAGGACCAGTATGCAAAAGAGGACCATGTCAAGCTGGCAATCCTCAAGGGAAAGAAGAACTATCGCTGTCACGTCCACTCTGACATCTACTACAACTCTGTGCAGTGCCGTATCCAATGCCGTGATGGTAATTGCTCACCCAAGCGCTGTCCGTATGTTCAGGCCCGTAATCACTGGACCAAGATGTCTGATCTGCGCTGCACCAACTCAGCCATGCTGGTAGAGATGTGCTCAAGCCTGTGTATGGAACCTGAGAACCGCTCTGACTTCATCATCCTGGATGAGTGCCACAAAATGCCTCAGGCGCTACTTGATCACACCATCATGGAGTATGACCTCAAGACGCTTGCGGGGCTGAAGGGCATCCCGAACGGGGACGAGATGGTCAAGCTGATGACCACGGTTATCCAGATGACCAAAGACTATGAGCTGGGCAAGCTGTACCGCCTTCCTGAGGAACTGGTCAACATCTTTGATGATATGCACACTGTGGTGGAAGGTACGGTTGAGATCCTTGATGAGATGATCACGAGCGACTCTCTGACAGACGTGCAGGTAATGCGCCTGGGTGACATCATAGACATCCTCCATAACCTCTCAGACTACTGCTCTATCATGGCCGATACCGACGCCCACACTTTCATCGTGCATGAGAAGGGGGATGGTCAGATCCTGTTCAAGGCAGTACTGGCAGCTGACGTCAGCGAGTTTGGTGTGCTGCGTAAGGCCGATTACTTCCTGCACATGTCTGCCACCATCTGCGGCATTGATTCTTATGCTCGTGATATGGGCATCAAAAAGGGCGAGTACCAGGCGATCACAGTAGGCAACCCAATCCCTGTTGAGAACCGTAAGATCAACTATATCCCTGTTATGAAGATGAACAATAACATGGGTGATTATGAAATGAAGCAGTTCGTCAAGAGCGTGGATGAGATCATCGACTTTGAGGGTGATGTGAACGGCATTATCCATACGGTGAGCTATGACCGGGCCGAGGCTATCCAGAAGTTCAGCAAGCACCGCCAGAAGATTGTGGTGCCGCGTACTCGTGATGCTCTGTTGGGCTACCAGAATGATGCTGCTAAGCAGGGCCGCAAGGTGATCATTGCTTCCCCGGCTATGGAGGAGGGATATGACTTCAAGGGTGATATCAGCCGGTTTCAGATCATTATCAAGGTGCCTTACGCCTACCTCGGAGACCCCCTGATTGCTCACGTCAACCAGGTGGATCCGTCTGCATACTTCCGTGAGGCAGTACTGCGTATCGTACAGATGTGCGGGCGCTCGGTACGCGGCGTGGATGACTGGGCTAACACCTACATCCTTGACCGCTCGTTTGAGAACCTGCTGTCCCGGAACCCTGAGTTCTTCCCAGCATGGTTCACCGAGGCCATCTTTGAATCTTAATAGCCGGTAATGATAGACAACCAACATTTGACATCAGGCACCAGAGTTTTGATGTTGATGTCCATGTTGGTTGCTGTCTGGCTGTACCCGATCTGAACCAGGTCTTTGGTCTTCACGCCGTTGTATTCGCTGATCACAAGGTCGTCTCCACGATAGCCCAGCTTCCCGTCAACCGACTGCCAGTGACCGTTGTTGGCTTCGTAGGAGTGGATCCTGAATTCGACCATATGGAAGAGCGACTTCGGGATAGACTTCAGTAACTGAGTGCCAACTGCCGGGATGGTGATGTTGGCATCGTTCGCCCCGCCTGCATCAACCGAAGCCCATTCAAATGTCGGGTTAGCCCCATTGGTGCCAGGGGTACGCTTCCAGTATTGGAACTCTGGGTTTCCTGCTACGTTCTTCTGTAACAGAATGACTTCACCGCCTGTGAACGCCTGGGTGTTGATATCGTCACGCGCCAGGATATCCGCTGGAGAGCCAACAAATTTAAAGCTTTCACGATCCAGAATTGACTTATAATTGTCGGTGAAAACGTTACTGTCTTCTGCGGCATTGATCGCTGCCTTCAGACCGTCGCCAGTAACCATTTCGTTGATTTTGAGCCACATGTTTTTGACGGCTGATGCTGCTGCGATCTTACCCTTTTCACCGCCTGCAGTGTATTCGTAAACGATATCATCAGGACTGATCTTGTCCTGGATTGACAGCAACAGCTCTTCAATCTTAGCTGCTGTCAGGCTCAGCCGGTATTGCTTTTCGGTGTTCATGCCCGTTCCTCACAGAAATATACAATTTGGGTTATTTATATGATTGAGATTTATACTGATGGTTCTTCAAACCCGAAGACCAACCAGGCTGCAGGTTGGGCCTTTGCGATCAGCCCCTTACGTCAAGATTTACCCTGGTCCGTCTACTTTGGACACCTCACCCCACCCAGCACCAACAATATCGGTGAAATGACGGCTGTTTTAAATTCGATGAAATTGCTATATCATTTCTCTAACGGCGGAAGCCGTCGAATCCCTCCCACAATGATCTACTCGGATAGTCAGTACACACTGAAAGGACTCTTAGAATGGCGAGCCAAATGGGAATACCAGGGCATGCCTGAGAAGAACGTCGAACTCTGGTTGGATATGTTCGCAACACATGATCTGATCAAGCCTGTTTGTGATTTGTCATTCAAGTGGGTAAAGGGGCATGCGGGGATTAAGGGTAACGAGCTGGCAGACACCTGGTGTGGTCATGGCAAACGAGACAGCGATTTCAGTCTCAATAATAACATGGTCAAGACCACTAAAATTATTGGCGATATCGCCACGCATTTACACACATAGCAGACTTGAATTGGGGTAATAAAAATGGGTATGAATTTTGTTGAAAGAGCTGATACGTCAGCCAAGTATTTCTCGGACAAAGATAATGACCTGATCGTCGATATCCTTGTTGACTGGATCCCAGGGCGTAAGGCAGCAATTGCCAATGGGACTAAGTTACCAGCCGTTCCTGAGATCGTAGGCCGTGCCATCCAAAGCATAACAGAGCGCACCAGTACCCGCTACAACTATCGCGACTATCCATTCCGCGAAGATATGGTCGGTGATGCAGTCCTCAATATGATCCGCTACCTCCACACCTTTGACGTTTCACGCGTCGGCATCAAAAACAAAGTCAATTTCTTCTCTTGGGTCACCATGTGTGCTGACCGCAGCTTCTCTAAAAAGATCTCCGACGAAGAAGGCCAGACCTATCTGAAGCTGAGAGCATTTGAAGAAGTCGGCGGTTTTGCTGCATTCCAGGACGAAGCTGATGTGGACATCTCTACCTTCACTGAGAACACAGGCATCGCTATGGACTTCCGTGAGCGCCTGGGTAACTTTGAAGACAAGCGCGAGCGCCAGCGTACCAAAGAGCGTGAGAAGGCCAAAGCCCAGACCAAAACTGTTAAGCAAGCCAAGATCCCGAAAGCATTTGCTCTATATCTGTCTTCGGGTAATAATAGCCAGACAGCCAATTCCACCGACGCGCCATCAGGCGTTGCTGTAGGAGTTGATAACGACCCAATCTGATCTGGAACTCTACGACATGGCAATTGCTAAACTTGGGGATTTACACATTGGGAGCCGTCAGGGTTCCCAATTTTTACGCGATTTTATCAAGTCCTACCTCATTGACTACTTCATCCCAGAGATCGTTGAAAATGAAATCAAAACCGTCTGGCAATTCGGAGACTTCTTCGACGTCCGCAAATTCCTATATGGAGCCGACAAGCACTGGATCGAATATGAACTCGTCCCCGTACTCCGCGCCAACGGGATACGTTGGTTCGGTCTGGTTGGCAACCACGACATTTCCTTATCAGAGAGTAATCGGCTCAACTGGCCGTCGTGGCTAAACAGCATTGCCCCAGATGTCTTCTGCTATGTGAGCGAGCCTACTACTTTCATCGTCGAGGGTAAGCAGGTGCTGGTATTGCCGTGGATCAACAAAGAGAACTATGACATCTGCGTAGGGGCTATCCAACATAGTCAGGCTGAGTATTGCTTCTCTCACCTGGAACTGGCTGGCTTCAAGATGTACCAATCGTCTGTTTGTGATCACGGTCAGATTGACCCGGCCCTCCTCAGCAAGTTTAAGCGGGTGGATACAGGTCATTTTCACACGCGCTCCTTTGAAGATAATATTCAGTACCTGGGAACGCCGTATCACCTGACCTGGGAAGATTACAAGGACGGGGATAACCGGGGCTTCTTCATTGATGACCTGACCGATGGTGGTGAGCTGTTCATCAAAAACGATAAGAACCAGACTCTCTTCCGTGTCATTGAATATGCGTTTGATAAAATGGGCGCTGACGTCATTGACAAATGGAAAGACCCGGCCTGGTTACAGGATGAGCTGGGGCTGAAAGGCCAGATCATTAAGATCGTTGTCAACAACCGTGACAACCTGAAGCATTATGAAGCCTTCTGTGACGCAATGAAGCGTGTTCAATGTATTGATTACAACTATATTGATAACACGGTTACAGTCGCGGGTGAAAAGGTGACGATCACCGAAGAGATGATCACCACGGATGCTATTGAGATCTTTAAGGCCGATATCAATGCGTCTCAGAACATCCAGCGCAAAGACCGGGTGTGTAAGCTGGCAGAGTTCTTCTACACGTCTGCTCAAAACAAAATTTCCGTAGGATCTTGATCATGACATTATTTGAGTCTTTCCTATCTGAGGTGAGTGCGCCGGTAGCGGCTCCTGTAGCGCCATTCACAGTAACCCAGAGCGCTACCCACAAACTCACCATGCGTAAGGGCCGCGCCAAGAACTTCCGCTCTATCGGTAATGAGTTCATTGAAATCGACTACATGAAGAATGCGTCCACGCTCATCACCTCTGATGACAACGGCGCGGGTAAGTCTACCCTCATGGTCTGGTTGCCGATCTTTGTTCTCTTCAACGACACTTACTCTAAGCGTGAAAAGAAGGCCGGTCTGGTCAACTCAATGTCACGCAAAGACTGTGTGGCTGAACTTGAATTCTTCACTAAGGGTGATGAGTGGAAGGTGCGCCGGGGCATCAAACCTGATTTCATCGAGGTCTCTAAGCTGGTCAATGGTGAATGGAAGATTCTTGAGAATGACGCCGCCAAGTCCGACACCAATAAGCTGATCCAGGAGATCGTCGGCGTTGATCAGAAGATGTTTGAGAACGCTATCGTCCTGGGCAAAGAGAAGTATATCCCGTTCAGTGAGATGATGACTGCTGACCGCCGCCTGATGGTAGAGACTATCTGGGACCTGGGCTTCTTCTCCATCATGAACGAAGACGTGAAGGCAGCGATCAAGAAGATCATCGCCCAGCTGAATGCTACCGATCAGGACAAGCGTATGGTCGACACTGAGCTGCATGGCAAGTACGCCCAGCTGGAGCAGGCAGAGGCCGCCAATGAGCAGCTGAAGCAGCACTCTCAGGATGCCTTAGACTTTGCCATTACCGTTGAGTCACAGATGACGGCGGAAGTGGAGAAGGCCCATGCAGATGCCGAGTTGGTTGATGAGGTGATTGACCACCTGACTGACTCTGCTAAGACCGTGCGCGAGGAAGTGGTGAATGCTGCCGAGCCGGAAGTCGCGGCCCTGGTGGAATCATACCAGGCACCGCTGGCTGAGCGTGAACAGCAGAATGAAATGGATCTTCAGAACGCGATTGTCGCCAAAGAAGATCATGATGCTGACAAAGCCGGTATCGTCGCCCATCAGGAAAAGCTGAAGGAAGAGATTGAACGCATCCTTGAGAACGGCAAAAATCTGACAAAACAGTATGCAGAAGCACACAAGAATGTGAAGACGGGTGAGACCTTCTGTACGCGCTTCACTACAGAGCTGGAAGGCCATCGTGCTTCTATTCAGCGCTTCCATGATATGGGCACCTGCCCTACCTGTACTCAGCTGGTCAGTGATGACACCAAGGCGCGTATCTCAGATGAGTACCAGCCTAAGATCACTGAACTGGAAGCGAACCTGGCAGCAGCTCAGGCCCGGACGGAAGACCTGGAAAACCAGGCTGAAGAGTTCTCGCTTGCGGTACAGAAGAATCAGGCTGAACATGCGCTGGTCTTTGAGCAACTGTCTGAGGTGAACTTTGCCCTGCGTGAACACGAGACCAAATCACGTGAGCTGCAGCGCATTATCGATGACATTAAGGCTCAGGGTGATAATGCCCTCAGAGGCATTCTCCGGGAGCGTGACCGTCGTGTGGTAGACTTACGCGCCGCAATAGCACATCGTGCGAACGACGCTGCCTCAGCCATTGATTTACAGCTGTTGGAGACTAAGGAACGTCGCAGCCAGATCATTGCAAGCCTCCGTGATCTACACAGCAAGCTGGACGGCCATCGCACTTACATGGATGACCTGCGCCGCAAGCTGGCCATTGAGCCGACCTCAACCACTGAGCTGCGTAAGGCGATTGAAGACCTGGAAGCCCGTTCAACCCAGCTGAGCGATATCCAGGTTGAGCTGGACGAATCCCGTCAGGATCATGAGCACCTGTTGTTCCAGTTGCGTGATGACCAGACCAAGGCTAACATCATCAGCCTGTACCTTCCCTTCCTCAACAGCAAGGTGAACGAGTACCTGGAAGGTCTGAACATGTTCCTCCAGGTTCAGATGGACGACACGTTTGAGATCATTATGGCGTCCCCTGAGCGTAAGGGCCAGTCTATCTTCTCACTGTCTACCGGGCAGCGGGCGCGTCTGAATATTGCCATCACCATGGCGTTACGCGATGTCGCTAACCTCAAAGCGTCTGTACAGTGTAATATACTGGTGTTCGATGAAATCCTTGAGAACCTGAGCGAGCGCGGCGTGCAAGAGGCTGTCATGATGCTGAAGAACAAATTCAGAGGCAATAACCTCTTCGTTATCAGTCAGCGCGAGCAGGAGTTCCAGGAGTACTTTGAAAACAATATCCGCTACGGTCTGCGTAACGGCGTGACCACTGTCATTGAGAAGAACTGAGGCGGGGGCGCAAGCCCCTGTACTACAACATGAATAATATGACTACTCATTTTCAAGAGTCTATTGAGGAAGCTGTAGAGGACTGGATGGCCACCAACCCCGACTTCCTGTGCTCGCTGCGTATGCGCTTCGTTGGAGTTGAAGCCAATGACCTGATCATCGATGGTGAGATCGGCTTTGCTCCAGCCGGTACATTTATCCGTGACAGCAACGTGTGGCAGTATGATGGTGTGTTCATCATCGGTTCGGCCCATGTTTCCGGTGATGGGTTCTCTGAAGCCTACCTGGGGATGACCGACTGCCTGAACGAACTCTTCTCACTTCCCCGGCCCGCCAAGTGCGCGTAGTCCATTTTAAACGCCAGCCCTATGATGTCTTCATCGCCCGCCCCAGTAAGTGGGGGAACCCGTACACAGTGGAAGAGTATGGTAGGACTGGCTCAATCGCTAAATACGAAGAGCATGTCATACAAAACCTCAGAACAGGGATCTGGACTGAGGATGACCTGCTTGAATTGGATGGCAAGATTCTGGGTTGTTGGTGCTCCCCGAAAGCCTGCCATGGTGACGTTTTAATCATGATCATCAAGAGGATCAAAAACTACAGGCGGCTCGGTTGGAGCTATACGAAACAGCTACAGAAATGAGGAAGTAAGATGACTATGTCAAAGTTGAAGGCCATTGGAGCAATCATGGCCTTTACCCTTGCCACAGGAGTAAGCGCATCATGTGATGTCGCTTTCACCAGTTCGCAACTAGACGTGATGACAAGGGCATACACGACTGGAAAGAAGTCAGACCTGGGCTACACCCTGGCAGCAATCAGCTGGCGGGAGAGCAAGGCCGGTCAGGACGTCGTGAGAATGGGGAAATCGGTCAAGTGGGCCAACCTGGGCGCATTCCAGAACCAGGTGAAGTCAACAGGGGATCGCGCCGGGTGCAAGACCCAAAGCTGTTACGCCGATGTGGGCTACAGATTGATGACTGACCAGCGGTATGCAGCCAATGCAGCCCTGAATGAGGTCAACTACTGGATGGACCGCCATAACTCAAATCTGCGCAAGGCACTGGCCTCCTATAACTCAGGCGGCAACCATAATACTGCATCGCGCCGGTACGCTCAGGACGTCACCAAGAAGGCTAAATATCTGCAAAAGTGTGTTTCATTTGCGGGACGGCCTGTTGTTAACAAACCTGACCCCAGCGTCCTTGCCGACAACACACGCACCCTGAAACGTCTTAAGAGGATACAATAATGCGTGTCGTTGCCACTCCCAAGGGGTTAAAGAACCTCTTCATCCTGGCTTCCCTCCAGGGTGTTAAAACCGGTACAATCAAAGCCTATTACTCAGGGACTATTCGCCGCCATGAGACAGCACTGACCAAGAGTGAGCTGCTGACTTATATTGAGGCCTTCTTCGCAATGTCTGTAGTGGGCTACCCTGACTTTGCCACAGTGATCGATCCGATGGAATCTGTTGACAATGCGACCAACTGCTTTGAGGATATGGCGGCCAATGGTCAGATCAGACTGATGCCTCAGAACGGCCTCTACGTCATTGAGGGGCTTTACCAGAACAACTTCTACCTTGCGACAGAGTCTAACGTTGCGGCCACTGGGGTGATCCTCTGGGGCGTGGACGGCTTTGGGGCAACGTGTGACTCATACCTGCACAAGCCGATCCCGTTTGATGGTATCGATTACAAGAGCTGGGTAGCCCAGTTCCCTAACCATGGAGTGGCAGGTAATGATGTTGTGCTCAGCCTGGCTGCAGCCGATGCTATCAAGCCCCTGATTGACGGCTGGTCACCGAAGCTGGCTGACATGGTAGCTGACTTCCGCTCATTCCTGCCCTCAAAAAACTTTTAAATTATTTATTGAAACCGCTTTACTAAGTTCAATAACTGCCGTATTATTGAACTCAGTAGGGCGGCAATGTGCCAGCCTGATTGAAACGACAGGACTTTAAAATGGCTACTAAAATTCAGGTTTGGGCATTCAACGAATTCACCGCGTTTGATTCATTCACCCAGAAAGTTATCGGTAAGACCGATAAAGCCGAAAGTGATTACAGCGGCAAGAATCAGGTCAAAATGATTAACCTGTCTCGTGACCACGGCCTGAGCCTCCTGGCAGTTTTAGCCCTGATCAAAGAATTCGCCGAAGTTGACATGCTCACCTGGGCTGAGTTTCATAACAAAATTTTCCGCCAGAATGGTGAAATGCGTAAAGGTCTGAAGACCGTGAAATTAGAACTGCACGGCATGTTCTTCACCTTTGACTTCTGATTGATTTTATACCATGTGTCTGACCGGGCACATGAATAAACTCACTTGAAAGGCAGGATCTATACTATGAATCACTCAGACGCTAAATTCACTTCCTTTGATAACACTGACCCTGAGCACACCTTTTACGGTGTGTGGAACTTCACCTCTGGTCACCAGCCTCGTGCGCTTTACCTGACCAAAGACCAGAACGAGAAGATCAGTCTGGCCTTGACGGGTGACGTCTCTAAAGACGAGTTCAACAGCTTTGCCATTATCGTGTCTGGTGAAGGCGCTTTCCTTAACTACCGCATCACCGACATTGAGGACGGTGTTGAAAACGGTTGTACCGAAGAGCAACTGGTCTGGGATAACGAACAAATGGCCATGGCAATCGAGCGTATCCTTGAGAAGCTGGATGACGAAGGTGTCGTCGACTGGATCACTGTTTCAATCATGACGTCAAATCTTTAATCCCCAGGGGGGTTGCGGCCCCCGTCTTCGTTCACTAAATAACTCAAACCAATAAGCGCCTTTCCGACGGAGATTTATCATGACCCCATCATTTTCTGGTTTCTTGACTGAGCAGGAAGACCAAAAGCTCGTCACCGAAGCCTTCAATACTGCGCCCTATGATCTGACCTTTGGTAAGAAGTCAGCAGGCGATATCTTCTTCACCTTCCACGACGAAGATGATAAAGAATTCCGAATTCAGTTCTATACCCCGGCGGGCCTGGGTAAGAACGTTCGCCAGGTATTCATCGGTCAGAAGAAAGGTGCTTCCTACCTTGACTCCAATCAGGTCTTTAAGAACCCGATGAAAGTCGTCGCATCTATGATTGAAGCCACCAAACAGTTCCTGGAAACTCCAATCGGTAAAGGCATTGACGGCTTTGCAATCAACTTCTCTAAGAAGGTGATGGACCGTGGCCTGAAGCTTCTGCCTAAGATCATCCGTCAGTCCGGCCTGAAGCAGAAGCTGAATGTTATGGACCTGACATTCTCCCCTGATGACGGGCGCGGTTATGTGTGGGTTATCCGCAAGGGTAAAGATCCGGCTGATGTCTTCAACGGGCCGAAAATGAAAGGCGTAACCTGGGATGACCCGAACAAAGTGGGTGATGTGCCTGTGAGTTCTGGTGTGGGTGTGAACACTCCTGAACAATCCAATGAACTCACCGAATCCAAGTGGCTCGCTCTACTGAATTTCGTTGGTTACAGTAAGGCGGCTGGCGGTAAACTGTTTGGAAATGATGAATTCATCAAAAATTTCGTCACAGACCGTTACAAACTCACTCTGTCCATCACGCGCCGTGTGCAATCAGTGAGGTTGTCTGTTAATGCTTGGGATTCTGGAGCAGAGAAATGGTTGTCATTCCCCCCGGCAGCGGGTGTGCTTGAATATGTTGACATTAACGAACCAAAACGATTCCCTAAAATTATCGACGACTTCGTTAAAGACACAATGAACTATGTTGAAAAGAATTTAGTTCATACTGCCATTGGTTGGTCTAACAAAACAGCACCTGCTGGACAACCAATATTAGAATTCCGTGATAACTCAGGTATGTATGGCGGTGGTATCAATGTTGTGCCAAGTAGCAACAAGCCAGTATACGGCATGTATTACGGCGTTTCCTCAAAGTCTAGAACCTTTGCGGAAGTCTCTGATTCAGAGTTAGATGCTCTGGCAAAAAAGATCAAGTTACCTCCAATCCCTGCTAATGTTAAAGCAACCATGACCAGGGCTGCTGAGGCATGGTGGGCTAGCAAAAACCTGACAGTTGGCGGTTCCTCCATCGATTTAGGTTCCCAGATCAAGCGCGGCTCTAATGATCTGGTTGTGGTGTCAGAACGCAACTCGGCAACTGTACTGGGGATCACCTTCCGCAAATTTGGAAGCGAAATCGATGGTTACACCATTGACAAATTGCTTACTTACAATGAAAGAAAGAATGAGGTTGATATCACTACCAACGTGATCAACGACAAGGGCAGCCGCCTGTCAACGGCTTCTTATTCAGTCCCTTACGAGGAAGGCGTTGTCCAGAAAATCTATAAAGAAATGAATGAGAAACTTCAGAGCGCCACCGGGCAGCTTTCTCTGATCGACAACGACAACTACAATCCATTGAAATTGAAAGTGGGAGTGGTGGAAATCGGATCCTATGGCGAAATCCGCGTGGACGGAACGGACCTCGGTCAGGCCAGTAACCGGGGGTTTGTGCTGAACCGTATCCTCAAACTGACCAAAGATGAAGAAAAGCGTCAGAAGGAACAGAAAAATGCGACCAATACGCCCGCACCCCTGAGCCAGAACGATTGGAACGGTTTCAAAACTACTCTGGAGGGTATGGGTTTTGAAATCCGTACTGAGTTCCGAAAAATCTTTGGTGCTATGCCTGCTGGCCAGGGTAAACTGATGATCAGCGTTTCACGTCTTGAGACAGGCGCTCGGGTTTTGGGTACACTTCTTGACAGCAATAACTTCGCAGACAACGCCTGGATGAAATATGCCCGTGATGCTGACGTTGTTGTAAGCAGCGCTGATGAGCTGAAGGATGCGGTCAAAAAGATCATCGACTTTAAAGATCAGATCGTTGGTAACGCAAACCCTGTGGCCGTGCCAAACCAAGACCAGGAGATGACAACAGACCGCTGGCGGGCGCTGTGCAACGCGCTGACCAAGGTAAAAGACTTCCGTGGCGTGACATCTTCTACAACAGTATCCGGCGGCGTGAGCGTTGGGAACAAGGGGCGTGTACAGGTCACCATGATGCGCGGCGACGGGAAAACGGATGATCTTGTGAAAGTGATTATCCGAGCGAATGACACCGACAGTCAATCGATCGATATTTCTCCCCAGATTGTGTTGCGCGGGTTCCCACTGAACAAGCCAGCCCAGCTGACCAAGGATGTACAGACAGCCGTTAATACAAAGATCGCCGAGATCAATAAAGCGGCCCCTGATAGTGCAGCGCTGGACAACAAGGCGATGCTCAAAAATATAGAAACAAAGAAATCAAGTGGACGTGATGTTGAGTGGCAAATCCGTGAGTACCAGGGCAAGATCTATGCCGACTGGGATATCACCTTCCGTCGCAATAGCAAGACGGGCGCGTTCATGGAGTACAAAACTGAAATCAGCCGCGCCAACGCAGCTATCAATTATATGAAGGCTACGCTGGAAAATGCAGGCTACAATGTTCAGACCTTCATTCTGGGCCTGGATGATGTTCGCAACATGGACGCAACTTCTGATCAGGCATACAGCGAATATGAGCAGAGCATTGGCGGCAACCTGGTCGCCACTAAGTAACTGAACACAGGCCTGCGTTGCGGGCCTTATTCCATTAAACGGGAGTATCCAAATGAAGAGTTTCAGCGATTTTCTGATGACCGAGGCCGATGCGTCTCTGAACCAGGGCAAGAGTGCAATCCCAGGCGGCGTTAAGGTTAAGATCAAATCTGATCTGGGCTGGCAGGATGTTGTGGTCACGCAGGTCACTCCAGACAGCAAGGATGACGAAAAGTACTGGGAGATCTCTATGGGCGGTAAAGTCCATGGCCGCATCACTCAGGATCACGTCAAAGGCCTGGGTCCAAATGATGAGCGTATCCTGACCATTGACAAGGCTGATTTCTGGCTGGGTGGTCGTCAGGCGAGTGGTAAATTCTTTGAATCCGCGAACCAAGGTGGTGACGCGGGAAAGTCGGTAAATGAGAAAGTTGACCATCGCAAAATGGGCACCATGGGCCGTTATGCTTTAGAAGATGGTGACACTCTCCCAACCAAAGGCCAGGATATCGACTTCTATGACCGCCAGGGCGACAAGAAATACGGTAAAGTCACCTCTGTAAATATCCGCACTATCTCTGTGAAGACCAGCGATGGCACCCTTCATAAAATGGACGTGGTCAAGCCGTAATGAAGACCTTTCAGGAATTCCTCAAAGAAGATTGGTATCCTGAAATAGAGCTGTTCCAGAAAGAGGACGGGAGCTGGCACAAGAGTGTTCCTCTTGACAACCACGGTGAGTTACCACCTGGTAGCGTACCGGCAACCGACTCTGAGATAGAAGCCTGGAAACGCCTTTGTAAATGAAACAAGCCCCTGAGTAAAATCGGGGGCTTTCTATATCCATCCCTGGTATATCATTGTAATATCTTTAATTGAATAGAGAACCTACACCATGTCTGTTATCACCCTTCACGTTGCCTATGCGCAAGATGTACCCGCAAGCCGATCCATCGAGATATTCAGGAAGCGCAAATTCATCGCCTCACCTACAATCTTCACCTTCACAGACGTGATCCACTCTCAGCCTGAATGGCATGCGCGTCGGATAGACATTGACAGAACTTTTCCTGAGGCCGCAAAGCTGATGGACGAATATCGCAGCCTTCGGGATAATGGCGATGATCTGAGAGATATTGAGCGTTATTCAGAAAGGCGTGCAAGGATGGTAGAACTTCGGGCCTATCCATTCGTTCATTTAGGTAAAAAGAGCGATTGGCTTCAGATCGCCCTCCATCACTGGCCAGACATTAAAATCCAGAAGGTACAGAGTCCTCACCATAGCACAGAATTACTCATGGATCAGATATTCTGGCCGTCCATTACAATCAGATCCATAGAACATACTGAAGAGACCCTGTATTTCTTCTCTGTGGCTGAAGCTGAAGAGGCACTGCGCCTGATCCAGGAAGGTATCAACAATGGCATCTAAATTGAAACCCCTACCGATTACCCACTCTGAAGGTTGTGCCATCGCTGCTCAATACCTCAAGACCAAGTTCAACTGTGGGATTGTCTTCATTGAGCCGAATCCCTGGGCTAATAGTGAAGCCCCTGATGCCATCGGCTTCCGTCCCAACAATACCTCGATCCTGATGGAAGTGAAGGTCAGCCGGGGCGACTTCCGTTCTGACTTCTCTAAGCCCCATCGCGTAAATGCCGAACGTGGAATGGGTGATTATCGCTTCTACGTCTGCCCTGAGGGACTGATCAAGCCGGATGAGCTACCGCCCAAGTGGGGGCTGTTTTACTTCACTGCACGCGGCTCGTTGCGCCCTGTTGTAGTCCCACGCAGCTTCTCATCTCTTCAGCCGCCGTGTGCTCAGTTCGACTATGCCATGAAGCAGTACAAGAAGCATGAGAACAAGCCTGGGCCAGTACCACAACATGTGGTCGATATGCTGGAGCAGTACCATGCATTTGCCTTCAATCAGAAGAACGTCGGCGCTGAGATGAATGTCTTGTATGGCGGCTATCGACAAATGTGTATGGCTTCTAAACAGAACGTCCCGGTTATCATAGACGAAATCTTCCAACGACCAGCGATCAGTAAACGATGAGAGAACTTGACAAGCGCTTTATCAGTATCCTGTCACCCCGGCTGCAGCGGTTCAAGTGGGAGCGTGAGAACGTTGCCAACTTCCGCTGTCCGCTGTGTGGGGATTCGCAGAAATCACAGACCAAGGCGCGGGGCTACTTCTACTTTGATACACAGCTCGATGAGTTCAGATTTAAATGTCACAACTGTGGTGAGTGCGACGGCTGGACCTTCCATAACTGGTTGCGCCACTTTGACGAGTCTCTGTTCTCCGAGTACTCCCTTGAGAAGTTCCAGGAACAGGGCAGCAGTACAGGCGGACGTCAGCGGCTGACTCCAATGAAGACTCAGCCGCGCCTCACCCAGACTGCACGCATCGGTAAGCAACAGGCCGTGCGTAAGGTGAGCCAGCTGGGAAACATGCTCACAATTGCTTCTCTTGCCGATGATCACTATGCCAAGAAGTATGTGCGCGGGCGCGGTATCCCAGAGCAGTTCCATGAGATCTTGTACTTCACCAAGGACTACAAGCGTGACCTGGAAGGCTTTGAGACCAACCCTGAGATCTATGCCAAGCTACCGGGGGATGAGCGCCTTGTGATTCCTTTCTGGACGCAGGACGGCAGGCTGAAGGCAGTCCAGGGCCGCTCGTTTGATCCAAAATCGGGGTTGCGCTACATCACCTCTAAGCCTGATGAGCAGGACACCAAGATCTATGGTGAAGACCGGCTTACTCGGGGGCACACCACTCTGGTCGTCGAGGGGCCGATTGATAGTCTGTTCCTTCCCAATTGCGTGGCTACCGCCGATGCCGATCTACTGAGTGCTAAGGGTGATGTCTACATCCCTGACAATCAGTACCGTAACGCATCGGTCTGTGGAATAATTGAGAAGATAATTAGATCAGGTGTGAAGGTTGTCTTGTTTCCTCCCTCTGTACCCTGGAAGGATATCAATGACATGGTTCACCCCGACAAAGGGAATATGGGCCGTCAGCAGTTATTACAGATGCTTGCGTCCAATGTATTTCAGGGGATGAGTGCCGAGATTCGCTTCGCTGACTTGAGGAAAGTATGATGAAAAAATTCAGTCCAGTTGTTACAGCAAGAGACCTGGTCACTCTCGATGGTGATGAGATAGAGAAGGGTTACTATGAAGCGCGTAAGGGATATGTCCTGAAGGGCGACGAATCACGCAGCTTTGTACATGGCTGGCGCAACGGGCTGTCTGACACCACAGGCGAAGTGGATAAATACCAACATGCCCTCGCAGCCGATATCGCACGCGTGAAGCGGGAGGCCAAAAGAAAGTAGGCCAATCATGATTAATATGTATAAGACGACCTTTCCGTCAGAAATGTCTGACACACAGCGAAACTTTGTTATTGAAATGATCAAAGGTATTATTCCCCAATCTGTCCCAGACATCATTGAGGAAATTGAAAATGCCATCATCCAAACACTCCCAGTTGTTCCAGCTGGCTGAGTCTGACCCCAAGCTCAGGGATGAGCTGACCAGCGCCCACATGTTTGACTTCTGGGATACCCGTTATCATCAGTGGTCAGATATCGTTAAAGAGAAGTATCCACTCATCCTGGCCCATAGCCCAAAACTCCAGTTCGCCATGCAATTGGTCGAGATAGCACGGGAATACCGTGAACACCTCAAGAAGGACTATGCAGACGCTAATTTGATTAAGCAGGCGCAGTTCCAACTGGGTATGGCCAACTGGACTATCCGTAACTTCTTCAAAGAAATTGAGCTGGAGTGCCCTGACGAGGAAGAATAGTCAGACTTTAAACTTCAGTAAATCAGCCACTTAGTAAAAAGTTCAATTTATTTTACTAAATTCAATAAAAATCGCTTTACGACTTATTGAACATGGAGTATATTTAAATCCATAGGGCGGCAACAACGACCCGCCAAATTGAAAGTAACATCCTACATAATGAGGGCAGCAAAATGACTAAATCAATCCAGATCATCACCAACGGCGTTAACAGCTTCGAACTGAATGCAGACCTGACCAAGTCTGAAATGTGGAAAGTTGCGCAGGAAGAAGGTTTTGAAGGCGGTCGCACCAGCTTCATGAACCTGCTGAATGGCAAAGTTGAAGTCGCTTGTGGCTACAGCATCAAAATTCAGACCGTTGTTGAGCAGTCAGCTAAAGTGATTGCGAAGATTGACAAAGTTGCTGCCCTGAAAGCCTTTGACTTCAGCACCCACATTGTTGAAGCTAAGACCGAAACCTACGGCACCGTGCTGGTCAAATGTGGCCGCGTTCAGATCAACCCAATGAACAACGGCACATACAGCGTGATGGTCCTGCCTAAGAAAGGCTACAGCGTGAAAGACGCAGCTGATATGATTGGCGCAGGCACCGAAAAGAACCAGTATGTCCAGGTCGGCAAACTGTCTGCCTCTGAAGTGACTGCTCTGGTTAACCGTCTGGTGTAACAAATGGTCGCGGGGTTCGCCCCGCCCCGCTTCTGTCTTGATCATCACCCCCTTGAAATTGAAATTAAGGAACTTTGCCATGCACTTTCCTCGCAATAAAATTGTCCCACGCCCTGGCATCATGCGCCTTGGCCTACCTGATGACCCGGTATGGGTAGCGGCTTCTGCCATCACCTCAATCGGCTACATCAGCGCAGAAACAATGAGAAGTGATGACAGCTTCAAACCCTTGATAGAGGCGTTGAACCTGAAACACAACGAGGGTGTTGTTACCTTCAGCGTCATTGATACCCCAAGATCAGTTTTCGTGCCATCCAGCGACCGAGCGGACCAAGGCGTTTTCACTAACATCTGGGCTGAAGAGCGCCTGGTCAAATAACCGAGGTACAAATGTCCGTTCTTAACCGTCACCAGTTGTGTCCTTGGCCAGGTGTGATGAACCTGTCTGAAAGCCCTGAATACCCGGTTTATGTGGCTGCTTCTGATATCATATCAGTCACGTTTTACCGTTCAGAGAATCGGACTTATACCCGATTTCAAACTCTGAAAGAAGCACACGACGTCCAGAGCACCAAACAGGATTTTGAATTCTACGTTCGGGCCTGGTCTAGTGAGCGCCTCATCAAATAACCCGCTCCCATAAATACCCTCTGAAACCACCTTCAGAGGGTATTTTATTATGGCTATTCTAAAAACCGGCTCACGCGGGGCCGAAGTCAAAGCAGTCCAGGTAGCACTCAACAGCCTCGGTTACAATATTGGTATCGACGGCATCTATGGCGCAGGCACTGAGAAGGCCGTCAGGCTCTTTCAGACAGGCGCTGGCTTAGCAGTTGATGGAATGGTAGGGCCGAAGACGCTCTATGCTCTCCAGAATGCCGGGGAACCCCACGAGCAACACCTCACTGAAATGGACCTCATCCGCGCCGCCCAGTCTCTGCAATGTGAGCTGGCTGCTATCAAGGCGGTCAACACAGTCGAGAGCAAGGGCACTGGCTTCAGTAAAACCGGCCTGATCAAGATTCTGTTTGAGCGTCACAAGATGTACAAGTTCCTGGCCCAGAAGTACGGTTCACAGAAGGCGGATGAACTGGCGGCCAAGTACCCTGACATTGTGAACAAGAATTCTGGTGGCTACATCGGTGGAGACGCGGAGCATCAGCGCCTCAAGCGGGCGATTGCATTGGATGAGGAATGCGCTTATCTGAGTGCCTCCTACGGCCTCTTCCAGATGATGGGCTTCAACTACAAGATCGCCGGATACAGCAGCGCAAAATCGATGTTTGATGACTTTGTGGCTTCGGGTGAGGGTGCGCACCTGCGTGCGTTTGTGGCATTCATTAAAGCCGACCAGACTCTGTTGCGGGCTATCCGTTCCAAAGACTGGCCGACTTTCGCTTATGCTTACAACGGGCCGGGTTATGCAGCGAACAAGTATGATGTCAAAATGGCCGATGCATACCTGGCTTACTCATAGAGATCCGAATGCGATCTCTACCCAGTAATAAGGTCCATAGATCAGACCGATACCGGCTAACATCAATGCTGAACTAATAAAATTCCCGGCTATCTTGCCGGGTTTTTCATTTTGGATAGACTGGACTTGACGTTGCCTTAACATGACAATTTCTTCGTCGCGATTCATCTTATTATCCTTGGTTTGATTTGCTGTGTGGAGTTTTTGCTCCAACCGTATTTAACATTATTCTATAGGAGCCTCGCTGGGTTATGATGGTGCTGGGTTAAATAAAAGTGAACGAGCAGCGTTCCTTTGAATAAGGTACATTCTATGCAATCATCCAGCAATGTGGTCAAAATCGCCAACAAGGGTAAGACCAAATCTGTACGCAAAACTCAGGAAGTTCAGACCAGCGCAGACTGGCAGGAATATTCTAAAGGACGATTCAAATACGCTCCATTCGAACCTCTCTCAGAGAACCAAGCACTCGCCTATGAAGCCGCCCTGGAACACCACCTTGTTCTTGTTTCCGGTCCTGCCGGTACAGGTAAGTCATACTGTGGTGCCAGTGCTGCTATTAAGCTGCTCAGCGAGCGTCTGATTGACGGTATCATCATCACCCGTTCACCCCTGCCCACAGGTACAACAGCGGGCTTCCGCCCCGGCGACACGTATGAGAAGCTGATGCCTTACCTCATGCCGCTGATCCAAACCTTCAAAAAGGTATTGCGCACAGAGACCGGTTCTGACGGCCTGTTCAATTACCTCTGGGAGAAGAAGACGATCGAGATCCAGGACTTGGAGACCATCAAGGGTATGTCCTTTGACAACAAGTTCGTGATCATCGAAGAGGCGCAAGAGTGTGACATGGAGCAGCTGAAGAACCTCTTCACGCGTGCTGCTGACAGTTCATACATCTTTGCCAATGGGGACACTAAGCAGGGTAACAAGCGCTTAAAAGAAAACTCATTTGGCCGGTATCTAAGCTGCTTTAACGAGTATAATAGCCGCTTGCTGACAGGTGGTCTGGATCATCTTAAAGTTGATGGCGATATGCCGAAGTGGGCCAAGCCAGTGAGCATGGTCGAATTCACCAAAAGCGACCGCAATGGTCGTGGTGATAACGTTCGCCGCATGCTTGAAATCAACGATATGTTTGACCTGTAAACTCCTTATAAAACAGCCACTTCAATACATTTGGAGTGGCTTTTACCTCGCCCCACATTAAATATCTGACAGCAAACAAAAACACACTTTACTCCTGAGGAACGTTTTTATGATCTCTATCATAAAAAGGAGCGGTCTATCCGTTCCATTTGAAGTTGAACGAATCCATACTGTCCTTGGCCGCGCTTGTGACGGGCTGTCTGGCGTATCGGTGTCTGAGATCGTGGATCGCTCCAAAATCCAGTTCACTGATGGCATGAAGTCGGAGCGCATCCAGGAAATCCTCATCCAGGCTGCAGTCAGTCTTATCTCTGTTGAGAAGTCAAACTACCAGTATGTGGCGGCGCGGCTGAAGAACTATGACCTGCGTAAGCGGGTTTATGGTCAATACAAGCCACCACACCTGATTGAGATCTTCAAGAAGAACGTGGCCGACAAGAAATATGATGCCGAGTTTCTTGACATCTATTCTGATTCTGAGTTTGAAGAACTCCAGCAAACCATCAACCACAAACGCGACAAGAACTTCACCTATGCGGCAATGGGCCAGCTGGTTGAAAAGTATCTGCTCCGTGACCGTACCAAGAAAGGCTCCTACTGCGAAACTCCTCAGGTTATGTACATGGCGATTGCGATGGCCCTGTTCTCACGTTTAGAGGACAAGGCAGAGCGCCTGGATATGATCAAGAAGTTTTACAACTACGCCTCTACCGGTAAGTTCAGTCTGCCGACCCCTATCATGGCAGGCGTCCGTACCCGTACCCGTCAGTTCAGCTCTTGTGTCCTCATCAAGTGTGGTGACTCACTGGACAGCATTACAGCTACCGGCACCGCAATCGTCAAGTATGTCTCCAAGCGTGCGGGTATCGGTGTTGACTTCGGCGCTATCCGTGCTGTAGGCTCTGCTATCCGCGACGGTGAGATGACCCATACCGGTACTGTACCGTTCATCAAGAAGTTCGTGGGTGATCTGAAGAGCTGCTCTCAGGGCGGTATCCGTGGCGGCGCAGCAACCATGTATTACCCGATGTGGCACTTCCAGTTTGAAGACATGATCGTCCTGAAGAACAACCGTGGTCTGGCAGAGAACCGTGAGCGCCGTACTGACTATGGCGTTCAGATCAACGGCGTGATGTGGGACCGCCTGCTTGACGGTCAGTCTATGTATCTGTTCGACCCGAAAGATGTTGGCTCAGACGGTAGCCCGTTCTATGAGTCATACTTCAATAACAACGAACTGTTCAAGGCTGAATATGAGAAGGCCATCCAACGTGCTGAGCGCGGTGAGATTCGCTTCAAAAAACATTCGGCCGAAGAAGTATGGCAGTGGTTTGCTGACCAGCGTTCAGACACAGGCCGTATCTATGTCGCATTCGTTGACAACATGAACAAATACAGCCCATTCGTGGTTGATACTGTCTATCAGTCTAATCTGTGTGTTGAGATCGCGCTGCCTACCAAGCCGTTCGAAAATGAAGACGACATGCGTGGGCGTATTGCTCTGTGTACTCTGGCATCACTCAACATGACAGGCGTTGAGTTCGATGAAATGGAAGACGTCTGCTATGTGCTGGTATCGGCGTTGGATATGCTCCTGGAGTATCAAGACTATCCGATGAAGCAGGCGCGTGAAGCTGTACTGGATTACCGCCCGCTGGGTATCGGTATCGTCAACCTGGCTCACTTCCTGGCGAAGAACTTCTGTTCTTACGGTTCACCAGAAGGCCTCCGCCTGATAGATGAGTGGATGGCTCACCTTCATTATCATCTGGTCAGTGCTTCAAACCGCCTGGCAGAGAAGTGGGGTAAATGCCGCCTGCCTACCATCCATGATGAAGGTAAGACCACAGCGGATCTACAGCCTCTTGCAAGCGATATCCTGCCCACTGGCCAGTTGCCTGAGGGTAACGCCTATGGACTTGATTGGGACGGCCTGAAAGCCCGCCTGAAGCAGTTTGGTATCCGTAATGCCACCTTACTGGCGATTGCACCCACTGAGAGCTCCTCTCAAGTCCTCAACGCAACGAACGGTGTTGAGCCTCCAAAAGGTCTCTGGTCAATCAAGGGATCTAAGGACGGCAACTTCAAGCAGCTGGTTCCAGACGTTGAGCTTCTCGGTCCTGTGTATGACCTGAAGTGGGACGTGCGTTGTGCCGACTACCTGAACACTGTTGTGGTATGCCAGCGCTGGGTTGATCAGTCTATCAGCACCAACACCCACTATGATCCAAATCGCTTCCCAGGCGGCAAGGTTCCTCGTTCCCTGATTATGCAGGACATGATGGACTTCTATGCTCGCGGCGGGAAGACTCTGTACTACAACACGAACCGCGATACCCAGGAAGAAGAACCTGAAGATGAGAAGGCAGATGCAGGCCCGATCACTCAGAAGTACGAGAACCCTGAGGACGACCCGTCCTATTGCGCCAGCTGTATCATCTAACCCACCTGGGGCTACGGCCCCTCTTTGAAATGAGGCTACACCATGAACTATGAAATCCTGTTGATCGTACCCGGCGACAAAACCATTATCCTGCGCTATGAGACTGTTGATCAGGCGCGACTGGCGTGCAATAACGTTACTGCAGCAAACCTGTCTACGCCCGATGGACACGGCGTTACCGCCACTCCTCTGAACTTCACGCTCGAAAAGAAAACCGCATAATTTCATTGATACAAACTGGGGTATAATAGCCCCAGTCCTTCTATTCCCCAAGAGAGTATCTACACCATGACTATGTCCAAGACCGAAATTGAATCCTTATTCGTTGAAGAGAACGGCAAGCGTATGATCCCGTTCTCTGTGTTCAACACTATGTCTGACAATACCCGCCTGCCATTTTTCGGTGACCCTGTGAACATCCAGCGTTATGACAAAGTTGCCTGGCCGTTTGTCAAGAAGTGGTACGAAAAAGGTCTGTCTCAGTTCTGGCGTCCAGAGGAAGTCGACGTCACCAAAGACAAGGCTGACTACGAGTCCCTGGAAGATCACGAGAAACATATCTTCATTAGCAACCTGAAGCGCCAGTCTATGCTGGACACCATTCAGGGGGCGGCCCCACAAGAAGCATTCGGTGCCTGGACCTCAACTCCAGAGATGCAGTTCGCTGTACTGGAGTGGACCCGCCAGGAAGCGATTCACAGCCTGTCTTATACCCACATCCTGCGTAACACAGTCAATGACCCAGGCATCGTGTTTGACCACATCCTTGACGTTTCTGAAATCGTCGATTGCGCGAACGACATCGCGAAGTATTATGACGAAATGATCAAATATGCCGGCATGCGTATGATGGGCCACGTGTTCAGCCGCGAAGAAATGCTGGATGCCAAGCGGGCCTTCTGGCGTGCTCTGTTCGCTGCTAATAGCCTGGAGGGTATCCGCTTCTATGTGTCGTTCGCATGTTCATGGGCGTTTCCTCAGTTCCTGAACGGTAAGATGGAAGGCAACGCCAAGATCATCCGTCAGATTGCTCGTGATGAACAAGACCACCTGATGCTGACCCAGACTCTGCTCAATCGTTATCCAAAGATGGACCCAGACTTTGAGATGATCCGTGAAGAGCTGCGTTCAGAGATGACTGCCCTGTATGTGAGCGTTGCTGAGCAGGAAAAGGAATGGTCCAAGTATCTGTTCAAAGATGGCGCGATTCTGGGTATGAACCACGAAACGAACTGCCAGTTTGTTGACTGGTTAGCCACTGCACGTATGGGCGCTATCGGCCACCCGTACCCTGGCAACGCCACCAAAGACAATCCATATCCTTGGATTAATGAGTGGTTAAATAATGATCAGATGCAGTATGCCTTACAGGAAGCCGAAGCTGCTGACTACCTGACAGGCATCATGACCGGTTCCGTAACTGATGGTCTGGTTGACCGTCGCAAACTTCTAAAGGCCGATAAATGATCAAGATCTACTCTAAACCTGGTTGTGCTCAATGTAATTCTGCTGCTGCCCTCTGCAAGGCTCGCGGCATCGAGCACAAAGTCCTCAAGCTGGATGATGATTACCGTCTGGAGGACGTTCAGGCGCTCACAGGGCAGCGCACCATGGCAATGCCTGTGGTTGTGTTACCTGACCACTCAGTCACCGGTTATGCTGGCCTGATTAGTCACCTGAAGCGCTAGAATTAGGTTTACGCTTAAAAAGCCTGGAGTTCAAATCCCAGGCTTTACTATTGAAATCCTCAAGCCTATACTTCCTGGACAGTTTATTGAACTTGAACGTCTCAGGACACTATATCATGAATACTACTCTCAAGAATGCTCGTCACAACTTCGGCTGCTTCGCTATTGATTACAATGTTCCATGCTTTGACCACAGCGGAGAGCAACAACCCTTCGTCAATGCCCTGCACCTGGTAGGCGATGAAATCTATAAATCAGAAGTGGATGTGGTAGTACGCTGCAAGAGAACTGGTCTTTTGGTAGGACGGCTGGGTAAGGTGACAGAGTTGCGTCAGGCAGTAGGCCAGCCATGGTTCAAGGTAGACTCGACCGATATGGACCCGCAGGTGTTACAATTCATCAAGGGCCGCATCGGTAATTACGCAAATCGCCCATATTTTGTATCGGAACATATCAGTCTTTTGTCTCCGCAGTTCAGAGTCGTTATCGAAAAGGATCGCGAAGCCGACAGGGGAATTGAAATTGATGTCGTCTCATGGGTAGAACTGGAGGTGTGAGATGAAAACGGCAGAAGTTCTGAACATGACGTCACAGCTGGATATTGTGGGGAATGAACACACGATACAGGCTTTCTGTGATGTGATCAATGACGCCGACAATCTGTGTCGCTGTCAGCTGCAGGTAATCAGTGGCCTGAACGATAATGGTGAGTGCATGAGAATCGGTGATATCGTGCATGTCATACGGCGGGAAGATATCGGACAGAACGTGGTGACAGTGAGCGTGAAGCTGACGCCTAACTTCTATAGCAACTTCATGCCCAAGCCAGGCGCGTTTCCCGAGTTGCATCTCAAGGTCACGCCGCAAGGCCTGGTCACCCGTATGGTCCTGATGAAGTGGAACACAGTCTTTGAAAATCGTAAGAACAAAAAGTTCTAATTGGTTCGCTTCAGGTAAATGGTATCCGTGATCGGATCTGGGTTGTTTGTCACATAGAAGGTGATCTTCACCATCAGTGTGTGCATATCTTCCAGTAATGACACGGATACTTCTTCCAGCTCAGCCCGCGTTTCATACTGCACAATCGCATCTTCAATCTTATTCTGAATATCTACCTGGATCGTTGGGGTTGTGTTCTCGCCCATAATCCGGTACATACCCGCGCCCATCTGGGGCATTGTTTCCCATTCATCAAGAGATGTCATTACAATGTTGCGTACTGACTGCAGTACAGCCCGGACGCCTACGCGCTTGGTCACATCCCCTGTTACAGGGTGACGGTCAAAGTGCAGGTCAACATCGATATATTTCTTCACATGGCCTCCCACGTACTTCCGTTTGACAGCATCATTTGGGGTTTAGAACCGGCCTGACGCAAGATGATCACCATGTCAGGGTACTGCGACGCTGACGGGAGCTGAGTTGTAATAGGGAAAGACATCGGCATTGCCACAGGGGTTGCCTCAGCAGCACTCTCAGACGTGCTGGAACTCGTGTCAGCCAATCTGTTTGCCATGATCTTAGCAGACGCTGGAGCACTGCCTTCTCCCTGGATTGGCTTATCAAAGTTGCCGCCCGTATCGTTCAGAGTTGCTTTGATGTCGATGCTACCCGGCCCGCTCGGACTGGCTGGGGTGGCCCCTGCTTTGACTGGTGCTCTGCCAGCGCCTTCTGCATACTTGATGTTCCCGTTGATCACGTTCTTGACTTCAAGATTGTCGGCCAGGATAGAGCCTACCTCGATCTTGGGAATCCTGAGAGTACCGCTACCCTCAATTAGGTCAGCAATGATACGGTGAACCTCACCCGCATGGATCTCATGAACACCCGAAACCTTCTGCAACTGAGGCCCATTGACCACAGAGGTCTTCTGGCTGTTGTACAGAGAGTATGACGGGCCTTCCTTACGCTTGACCTCAGAGCCACCTACTGTGAAGTTGTGGTCACCGCCGACAGCAATCTTCTTATCGAACTTGGTGATGTCATAATGGTCCTTCATGGACTTGTTGACCACGTCGCCGTCAGCCAACATCTGCTTATAGGAGCCGCTCGTATGCATCCAGTGAAGACGTTCACCCCCAGGCGTATCATCAATCTCAATCAGGTGCCCTGAGCGAGATGCAAACGGGATATTGTAGGGATACTTGCTACCGCCCTGTGTTGGCACAACAGCCTCTCCGGTGACGTCTGAGTCCTGTATATTGCCTGATGGAGGCGGTGTGGTCACAGGCTTTGGTGTACGGTCAGGGATAGGCTCAGACCATTTACCATTCTTCTGTGCTGGGGCTGCAGCTTCTGTAGTCAGGCCAGTTGGCCAGCGGTATGACAATACACTGGAGCGCGGGAACCGGCTGATCTTCACGCTGTCAGACTGGTTGCCGCCCAGGCAATAGATGTAGTTGGCGTCAAAACGCTGCACAAATCCCACATGACCAAACGTCGGGTTGTTACCGCGACGGAAGACAACAACTGCACCAAAGCGCGGGGCCGCCAGCGTACTGCCCCAGTTCACGTATGAACGGGCTAAAGCAGACCGGGTGGCTGTGTAACCTGCTTTGATCAGACACCAGCCCACGAATGCAGCACACCACGAGACCTCGTCCTGACTTGCAGCAAGCGATGTTGTCTTATGATATTCAATGATTCTGGGGTTGTTGTTGAACTTACCCGCATATTCTTTGGTACCAATCTCACCAGAGGCGATCTCCATCCACTTCTGAGCATCGGCACCCTCGGGTACAGGTTCAGGGGGCGGCGGCGCAGGTGTTTCATCTTCCTGTTTAACCGGGATGTTCTCAATGGCGTTGTATTGCTGACGATCAATCGCCTGTACAACCTGTCCCAGCGCCAGCGGGTTGGTGTCTGAGCCGTTGATTGGGTTCTGTCCTGTCCATACCCAACAGGCACGAACTTCCTGATAGGCTTCGTCAAGGGCGTAACCCTCGATCCATGTGCCTACTGTGACGCCTGTCGGTGCTGCTCCAAGCCCTACAGATGACGCATTGGTAACAGGCATGAGGCATTTAGCCCACGGCAGGAACTCGGTGGGGAGGACAGTCTTATCTTGGGTGTGTACGCCTGCGATACGGATAGCAATCCTGCCGTTCTGGTCAGGATCATTCACGTCTTCAACACAAGCATAGAACCAGCGTTTTTCAGGTAGCATATCATTGACCTTGGTGTTAGTCTTCTACCTGTATTTATGTGGGGAACGGGAATTTGCTCTCGCGCGGTTTATATTAATATTATAGGCGGCGCAGCCGCCGTTCTTATTAAAGTCTTATCACTCGCTACGCTCGGATAAAACCATTACGACTCGCATTTATTCACTTCGTTCATAAATACTCATCGTCAGCGCAGCTGCTGAAATGCATTATACTGACAGGTTGATCATTGAGAAAGCGTTATTTTATGTTCACCTATAAATAAAGAAGCCCCCGGTCAGGAGGGCTTGCGGTTCTTGGCTTTCTCAGTCAAAACATCTAAGTGCCAGGGCATCATATCATTAATCTCAAACATGCTATAGTTGTGACTCTTCATGACATCACACATTTCAAAGAACATAAACAAATCAATTTCAAATATTAAATGAAAATCTGATTGAGATTAGTAAATTCAATAGGATGCATCGTTCCACATTTAGGACATTTAACTTCAGTCTTATAATGGATAGACGGTAATTTATCAAAGAAAGATTCTTTGATAGTATTGATCATCACTGAGTCAATATTCTCAGATACCCATTCACGGAATTCATCAAATTTGACCTGCCGCGCCTTCCTTTCTTCCAGGCTGATACCTTCTTCATCTGGACGAGCCACAGGCCAGCTTTGGTTCTCATCAAACAAGCACTCGGTAAACGTGGCGAAGAGCAACGGGATATCAGCAGAGTTGGCCAGCGACAGCGCATCCTGATAAGTAGGAAGACGCATCCTGATCCAGATATCACCAGACAGCTCGAAGTCCTTTTTGAACTCAGGATCGATGAGGATATCTACCTGAGACAGGTTGACTGGAACAACGAGTTCCTGACCACAGGCTTCTTTACCTTTACCGTCTTCGCTGTCCACCTGGGCCTTGCAGCCATAGCGCAGCTTCATGATCTCACCGATGGCGATCTCACGCATCAGGAGGAAGATCTTCTCAACGATAGCCAGCGGTAAAGCAGAGAACGGGGCACCTGCATCAACGCTCTGTCCAAACACCTGAGACATGGTGTCGATGCGTTCCTGCATAGGTACTTGTGGGTCAGCTACCTGTAACAGAAGGGACTGCTGTCCTGCTGTGAAAGCAGAATATTTAATCTTGTGCGGCCAGATTTTATGTTCATAAGATCGCTGTGTTTTGGGTAATGATGGATAGTTCATAATGTAGGCTCCGGCTATACTGTACCGGTATTTATACGAGGGTTGTAAAATGTTGACTGGGTATTGTTTCGCAGGAGAGAACAAACAGCTGGACGTTCTGACAGTTGAAGAGGACGACTTTTGTCTCTTCCTCACGGACTATTGCCAGCGTAATGGGATCACCAAGATTGCCATGGACCTGGAAACCCGCCGCAGTATCCATTATGGGGTGATAGACCTGATCCATGCTGGGTTCAAAATTATCGTTGTTGATCCAGTATATTCCCCGATCAATGATAAGCACGTTCTTCCATTAGACGTCCACCGCACTCTGAGCACTTTGGGTAATCACCACCCCGGCTCGGTATGCATTGGACGGCTGCTTGTGCAGATGGTGTTAGCAGGTCACCTGGGAGCAGTCACCTCATTACAGGATAGTGGTAGTGAGTCACCGCTCCTGAATCACCTTCCTATGGCCACCCTGGGCTTCTTGGATTGCCAGGTAAATTCAAAGATAGAGAATGAAGTATCATTCATTCGTTCTAACACAATATAGAGGTTACAAATGTCTGAAGAAACTAAAGTCACCGCCGAATCCATCCAGAGCCAGATCAGTGAGCTGATGATCAACACGATCAAAGACCCTGAAACCGGCGCTCTGCCTGAGCAGTATGCTACTGTGTTCAATCAGTTCGCCACAGATGAAGACGGCTATCCGTTCATGCAGACGCTGGCTGGTATCGTGAGCCTGGTTGACACTACCGTCAATTACTCTCCGAGCTTCGGCTATAACGCTGAGCAAATTGCGTTTGAGACCGCTAACCTGGCGCTGTTGGCTTACCGTAACGGCTGGGAGTTTGCGGCTGGGGCCGGTCACTTTATCGATCCACAGAACCGTAACCTGCTCATGGGCACTGAAGGGTACAAGGCCCACCAGTACTACATTGAACAGAACGTGATCCAGCAGATTCGCCGTCTGGGTGAGAAACGCAAAGAAGAGCAGCCGAAGCTGATCCTGCCTCCGACTAAGATCGTCAAGCCTCACTAAGCGGCCTGTATAAATACCCGTAATCACACATGAGTTGAAAGCGGGTATTTATCATGATCTATTGCGGAATTGACTATTCATACGGCTGTCCTTGTATCGCCACCTGGGATGACTCAACCGAGCTGACCCATCAGAACATCATGTACTATGGCTATTACACAGTGGCCAAGTACTGCCGTCAGATCGCCCCCAACATTCTGTTCATGAAGCAACCCAGCTACGCCCACAATGAGGAGCGCTTTGCCAATATCGCTCGTTGGGCCGAAGCTGTGTTGCTCATTAACCGTCCTGATCACATTACCCTTGAGAACTATGCGATGGGGAATGCTGCCAACTCAAACAACCTGTGCCAGACTGCTGAGAACACCGGGTTACTCAAGCAGGCGCTCCGTCGCAACAATCTGGACTTCGAGTTGGTCACACCTTCTGCCGTTAAAAAGATCTTCTGTGGAAAGGGTAACGCCACGAAGCCCCAGATGATCGAGCATTATGAAGGGCTGTTCAATGTCAACATGCGGGCTATAATGGATAACTTGGATTCCAAAGATCCAAAGCCGGTCGATGACGTCGTGGACTCATTTGCCGTACTGAGTTCAGGTTCCGTATTCATCTCCAACAACCCAGGATTTAACAAATGAGATCACAATTTATCGCCCGCGTGGCCCAGCTGATGAAGACTGGCCTGACCAGTCCTTCAGACATCTACGATATCGTCCAGCCCGAGTATGCCAAGAAGGGCAGCGTCGTGACCTATAACAACATCACGTCTGCTATCTCTTGCGTCACCAACGGCTGGTACACTGGCGAAGTGAAGGAGGCCGACGATGCTGAATCTGTTAACTGATATCACCACAATCGTTCTGCTGACTGCTGTGGCTTACTACTTTGCCACAGGCCTGCTCCAGTACTGGCGCGGTATTGCCATGATGAACTCGATGTATGTGGTGAGCCAGAACTTGGATACTAACCAGCGTTCTGTTGCTCAGTACGAATTTTTGAACACCTATTACCTTGAATACACCAAGGACGGTACACGTCAGATCGCTTGGTCAATCATCGCTGCAGGGGTTATCATTGTGTTAAGATTAGTTGCTGGAGCATTGTATGCCTACCTATGATTATCGCTGCAAGTCGTGCTCTCATACCTTTGAGCGCCGTATGAAGATCGCTGACCGTGAAGCCCCTGCATCTGATCCATGCAAAGAGTGTGGCGGTGAAGTTCAGCTGGCCGTCGGTGTCCCTATGATCGTCGGTAGTGTCAAAGGCCCAGAGTCCGCACCAGCGGGCTTCCGTGAAGTGTTGAAGCACATTCACAAGGGCGCGGGCAAGGAGAGCAAAATCAATGCCTGAAGACAAAGTAATGACTGCCGAAGCCTTTTCCGAGCGCGTCTTGTTACGTTCACTTGCAGCCAATGAGAGTATATTAGAGTCACTGGCCGCAGTTGTACAAGACCTCGACCTTGAAGAAGAGTCTATCAAGAAGCTGATCACACCGCCTCTTTATTCTCGACTCGAGGCCGAATGTGCTGACAACCGCTTAATCAAAAATTTCAAACGGTCTAAAAAGTTAGACATGTTTCACGGTGTATTATGAAAAAGACAAAGTTAGACCAGGCCATGGCAAAGAAAATGATCCTGGCCGCTATTCGTGAGCACAATATGTTGCCGCGCCCTATCCGTGACCACATCGGGGAAACCAGTCACGGCCATGAAGACCTCATGGACCATTTCACTCTGACTCTAGAGTCAGGCCGCCGGGTGTCTGTTGAGTGTGCTACTGTACCAGTCGGCAGCTCTAATGAGACGTTCGTGTACGATATTATTGAATTAAAATAATCGTTTAGTTCAATGGTAAAGGCGGGATATAATTAATCCCGCTACAAACAAAAATAGCCGGGAGTCACATTCTGGCGAACTTATAGTCGGGGCGACCCGTCGAAAATAGCCTTATGGCGGAGATAGAAATGTCATCATTATTCGATCGTTTGAAACAATCACGCGGCCAACAGGCCACTCAGCTTCAGGCTCGTCTGGAGCAGCAGGGCCAGCGCACCAATCGTCAGGATCCACGCATCTGGAAGTATACCTGGAACGACAAGGGTATTTCCGACAACATCATCCGTTTCCTGCCGACGCCAATGGTCGACATGAAGAAACAAGAAGATGGCACTATCCCCGACGACGCAGTGTTGACCCCGGTTGCCATGGTGATGCAGCACGGCTTCCAAGGCCCAGGCGGCTGGTACATCAACAACAGCCCGCAGACCTTCGGCGAAGATGACCCAGTGCGTGACCATGACCGTCCGTTGTGGCAGCGCCAGAAGGCCACCGCTGATGAGAAGTTGAAAGACATGCTGAAAACGCGTCTGCCTTCAACTGATTATTACGCCAACATCCTGATCATCAAAGACGGCACCAATCCGGAAAACAACGGCAAAGTTATGCTGTTCAAATTCGGTAACGCGGTCAAGAAGATCCTGGATAAGACCCAAGATAAGAAGTTTGAAGACGACATCGTCTTTGACCCTTACGATGCTTGGGAAGGCGCTAATCTTCTGCTGAAGTTGGAAAGTGAAGAGCGTACCTTCAACGGTCGCACCGTCCGTGTTCCTAAATTTGACAATGCGAAGTGGGACAAGCCGTCTCCGATCTTCGCTACGGCAGATGGCGAACCGGACAACGAAAAGATCCGGGAAGTATGGGAAAAGGAACACAGCCTGTTTGAGTTCTTTGACCGTAAAAACTTCAAATCATATGCCGAGCTGGAACAACAGCTGCGTAAGGTTCTGAACATTCCTGCTGATCAGCCACTGGTTGAAGGCGCTGCAGCTACAATGGCTGAATCACCTTCGGCACCGGCTGACAAGCCTGTTGATAAACCGGCCTCAACCCCGGATACAGGTAGCCAACAGCAGGCGACTCCAACCCCACCGGCTGATGATAAGCCCGCTGGCGGTCTGGATGAGTTCGCTCAGTTCCTGCAGAAGTAAAACAAACCCCGCCAGGTGCGGGGTTTTTCTTAACGCCTTGTGACGTCCTTGAGGAGTGAGAGCAGGTTGCTCTTGTCTACTGCTGATATCTGGCTGTTGTTCATGATGTCACGCTGGAAACCGATGCTGATGCGCTCAAAGTCCGCGATACTCACACCCGCCATACTGTTGACCAGCTTGTCCAACTGTTGATAGGCAAACAACGCCTCACCAGTGAAGTTCCCATCCTTGATCTTTCTGTAGAGCTGACCAGCTTTTGACGCAGCTGTCTCCCAGTCCCCGGTAATCAGGCTCTCTGCGATACCGATAGGCAGGAATTCGCTTGAGGTGTTCCCATTAGAGTACTCTGTATCGTTCATCATGTGGTTGAAGGTAAATGTCAGAGTGTACTGGTGGTACTGGTCAGCCGCGCCTTTATCAAGGATCACTGTCTCAAAGTTCATCGGGTACGCGCCGGTCAGGTACATGCGATGAACAACGTTATCCATCGTATCCAGCTGTTCAATGATGATGTCTACGGTATAATCATCCCAGTAGCCCATCTTGATCGTGTGTGGATCATAGATCAGCTTACGCCAGCTGTCCATGACCTGCTTCTCATAGAAGTCAGTACCGATGATAAAGGTGAAGTCCACGTCGCTCTGGCTGATGTTGTTTGCCATCTTGATGTGGTTGGCGTCACTGCTCATCGCAGTTGTGTCAATCGCCACGCCAGGGAAAGCCGCCATTGAGCACATTGCCTGGAGTGAGGCCGCGCTCTTGGTCTTACCTCCAAAGAAGGCATTGACGATCTTCACACCAGTCTGTAGCGTACTCAGCAGGCCACTGGGCTTGTAGGGGTTCTTATCTGAGCTACCGGGCACAGATGAGTCAAAGACGCCGTCAGGGAGGGGGATAGTCACCCTCCAACGGTTCTTACGTGAGAGACCGCGCTGGACGATCTCTGTTACGGCATTGCGAAAGTCTTGCACGGTGCACTCCGTTAAATAGTTCCATATGGCATATTTATAGGTACATATCATGGCAAAGAACCACATCGGCGAAGAAGATCCGCTTCTGCTTGATGCTGACCAAGACGCGCCTGAACTGGTCAAGCGTTACCTGGTGAAGTACAATGAGACGTTCGGCCCCCAGGCCAAGCGTAACATCGCCCGTTCCCAGGCGTGGTTCACTGAGCGTGTGTCTAAGGATGCCAACCTCACACCGAACCATATGATGCAGGCGTTTGGGGATAAGAAGCGCCCCGCCAATCAGGACAAGTATCTGATCGGCCGCATGTATTACTTCAAATATGATGCCAAGCACAAAGCCGAACTCCCGTACTGGGATATGTATCCTCTGGTGTTCTTCTTCAACATCGTGAAGGGTGATGGGCTGACGTTTGGTGACCGTGGCGTGATCTACCTGATGGGCCTGAACCTGCATTACCTGCCCCCCAAACTCAGGCTGCTGGTATTCCAGGATCTGATCAAGTTGCGTAACGAGCGCACCTACAGGGCCAAGACACGCTTGCGGCTGACCTGGCAGGCATTGCAGCGCTTTGCCAACCATAAACTGTATGCCCACTGCGTGAAGATGTACCGGGTTGATCACCTGAAGAGCCAGCTGTTTGAGGTTCAGCCTCAGTGGTGGGAGGTTGTGATCCCTATGAGGACGGCCCGCTTCCAGAAGGCGACCCAGGCTTCTGTATGGAAGGATGCTCGAACTAAAAGAAAGTAGCCTTTCAATACACACCCAGCCGTATAATGAACCCCTTTACAATAAACCGTCAAAGGGGTTTACATGAATCCGTTCCAACGTATCTTCGGAGTTGAATTCTCCGGCCACCGCAGCGATTCTGCTGTTCCTTTTGTTAACAGTATTGAAAATTTGGAAGATGGTGCCATCGGCACAGCCTATCAGCAAGGCGTGAAGCAAGCTATCAACCTTTTCAAACTGGGTTATCCCATCAATACCATTTCTGAGATTGACCTGGTGCAAGCCTTCGGTTGCTCTACGCAATCTGACTTTTACTATGCGCTGCAGGACGGCGTCTTTATGAACTCGGTGATCGTCAAACGCTTCATCGAAGACTTCATCGCAGGTGTCAGTTACGCTGAACATATCCAGTCTCAATTACGTCAATCACAGGCGCTGTGGCGTACTGTTGTGCGTAACCTGGAGAACTACGGCCTGAAGGAGATCAGTTTTGATTTTGCTCCTGTCAAAGAGCAGCTGATGTCCTTTTACCCTTCCAATGTGCTGCCATTCCTGATTTACCCGAACAGGAAAGGTACTGATTGGACAGCTGAAGAACCTATTGAAAGAACTGTAATCGAATTCAACAGTTCCTTCTTTGGTTTGGAGGTTGGTGTTCTCAACCAGCACGGCCTGCCTGCATTCAAATATTCTGTGGACAACGACGACGTTGTGGTCACCTTTAACAAGCAAATGCTGGAAGACGATCTGTATGTCAAAGAATTCGCCCGCTTCATCATTGACTCAATCAACGTTCAAGCAGCCAAGCTGATTGAGCAGGCGATGTATGACCAGTACCGGAAGGATCAGGTAAGTAAGGTCATGAAGGAATTGGAATCGAAGTCAACCCACGATTCACGCCTGTTTAGTATCGTGGAAAACGTGTATAAGTGATGTCTGGAGGGTTTATGACCGACGACTATTATGCTCAAAGAAAGTTCTTCCGCAAGAACATGATGTTAGAAGGATTGGTTGAGCAACAGATACTTTTGTTGTTGATGGAAGTAAACCCTCACTTCAAATCTGAACTATACTATCAGCTCAGGCTTGTTGTCCACTCCGTTGAAATTATCGATGATGATTTTCTTGTGGCTCACGTTGAGCACCAACTGCTGAACCCGGATATGCGCCCTATTGGCCGCCCGCAGTTCTGTCAGGTTGAATTGGAATACGTCTTTGTTGACTTAACAGTTTTCAATACTTCAAACCACGGCGATAATGATTGCCCTGATGAAGATTTGGATGATGTTCCTGTTGACAACACTGAGCCATGGGAAACAATCTGAAAACGAGCGGTTCAAAAATATTTATTGAAACCGCTTTACTCCTTCAATAGAGTTGATTATAGTTCGCTCTATTGAATTGAACCCCGAATAAGGAACTACATTATGTCTTACATTCTCCACGCTGACTCTGGTAAAAAGTTTGATATCACCGGCAAAACCGCTGAGCAGGTTAAAGATGAGATCAAGGCTGCTGGCCTGACCATCGGTAACGTAACTGTGGCGCGTCTGGTTGACGGCAGCATGAAACAGGCGAACGGCTTTGAAGTGATTGAGAGCCTGTCTGAAGATGAGCGCGAAGAGCAGGATCGTCTGCTGCAGGAAGCGAAAACCGGCGTTGATATCAAAGCGAACGAAGATCAGGTGGCACAGCAGCCCGCCGATGCTAACCAGACCACCTACCCAGGCGTTGTAACCGCAGGCGAAAATGCTGAAAACGCAGACGCTGCGCTGGTTGCTCCGGCTGATACCATTCAGGAAGTTGCGCCAAACCTGCCGAACCCGACTGATGCTCCTCACACCGAAGAGCCGTCTGAACTGCCGGTCAGCAACATTACCAGCGAAGGCCAGGTCCGTTCACCTGAAAGTTCAATCACTGAACCAGCAGGCGAGCCAATCCTGACCGTTTCTAAAGAGCCGCACACTGAATCTACCCTGACTCAGCCTACCAATGCCGATGGCACTGTAGCTGCGCCGGACGTGGCTGCAACTGACGTCAATGACGTTAATGCACCGGCCCCGGAAACTCAGCTGGGTTCTAACCTGGAAACTGACCTGAACCTGAACAACGCTGCCGCAGAGCAGAACACTAACGTTGAGCAGACGGTGACTGACGCTACCCTGGAAGCGACTGACGTTGACGGTAAAGTGCAGGACGGCGCAGTAGCCCATGGCCTGAACTCAACCATTAATGCCGATGCTTCACTGGAAGGCGTTGACCCAACGCAGACCAATGAAGTGGCTAAAGATCCGGCGATTGAAAAGCGTACTGAATCATCTCAGTCTTCTACCGTTGATGCCGATGAAGTGCGCCGCCGCATGCTGGGTAAAAACGTAGCCGACGCTTTGAAAGAGCGCGAAAACGTTGATGGCAAAGATGACGTGGCTGTTGCCGCAGCTGACAAAAAGCTGAAAGACAAGTCACTGACTCCGTCTGCTGCTGACGTTGACCGTAAGCGTCGTCACAACAAACGCGAAGACACCATTGAAGTTGCCCGCAGCGGTAAGCACGGTGATGACATCCGCTCTATCGAAGCTGGCGTGACCCCAGGCCTGACCCTGAACTACGTCAACCCGGACGAGCGCTGGTTTGAATTCGCAGTGACCGATAAGATCGATGCTGCTAAGCCACACTCACGCACCAACACCTATGTTGACCTGGCCCCTCTGAAAGAAGGCGGCTACAACTTCGGTCTGTACGTGAACGGTAAGTCCATGAAGTCAACCATCAAACGTGTCCGTGTTGCTAAAGACGAAGACGTTGTGAAGGCTCTGAACGAATGGCTGCCAGAAGCGCTGAAGCAAGCTGGCGTCTGATTAGTTTAATCAGGCTTCAATAGGACAGGGGACTGCTATAATAGGCGGTCCCTTTTCTTTGGAGCCTACCGATGCACAAACCCTACACCAAGCGCTGGGCACATGGCCTCATGAAGCCTAAGCCTGTCCAAACGCGTTACCCGGCACGTGGAGAGCTCTTCTACGTTAAGGCATGTAACGGCGCGGGTAAATCTACCATCCCTTCCTATTGCGCGGAGAGGGATCCTGAGGCATACACAGTAAGCCAGGACGGACGTATCCTGCTCACTGTAATGCCGTCCTATGGCATGCTGGCATTCGGCAAGTATGACAAGTCAAAGTCCAAGGGTGTGGATAGCCTGAAGGATTATGATGAAATGAAGAAGGCTGTGGAGCTGTCTGAACTTGAGGAGTTCATCGGCTATACCGCATTCTTTGAAGGCGTGATCCCTTCAACTATCCTGCACACCTGGGTAGAGTACCTGAACCGCCCCGCCCGTCCCCTTACCACAGTGTTCATTGATACTGACCTGGAGACATGCCTTTCTCGCGTGAATTCACGCAACGGCGGGGCTGAGTTCAATGCTGATCTGGTCACTGAAAAATTCAACCGCGTGATGAGCCATAAAACCCGTCATAAAGAGTTGTTCCCTTCTGTCCCAGCAGTTACAATACGTTCTCAGGGTATCACCATTGATGAGATGGTATCCCTGTTCCTCAACCGTGAATTTGAAGGCATCTAATCTATGGAAATCAAAGTTCAGAACAACAACCATCTATTCACCAAAGCCGTTTGGGCTATCCGCACCCAGGGTGAAGATTCCGAGTCAGGTAATAGTCAGGTCAACGATTCCTCTACCCGCTTCATTGATGAAGTCTTCAGTGCTACTGTAGCCAACCCGCGTGACCGCTGGCTGAGCGTGCCGGGTCGCAACTCCTCTACTGTAGCCGCCATTGGTGAGACCTTCTGGGTGCTGGCGGGCCGTAATGACGTTGAGTTCATGCAGCGCCTCCTGCCTAAGAATGCTGGTAAGTTCTCTGATGACGGTGTTACCTGGCGTGCTGCCTATGGCCCCCGCATCTATGCTCATGGGCAGTTAGACAGCGTCATTGACCGCCTGCGCAAGAACCCCAACACCCGTCAGGCGTATCTGACCCTGTATGACCCGGCGCTGGATAGCGATCAGGGACTTGAGAAGTCTCACCCTGAAGGCAAGGCTGTGACCAAGGATATGGTCTGCAACTTCGCTCTGGCCTTCAACATTAAAGACAATAAGCTGAACATGACTGTCTTCAACCGTTCTCAGGACGTGTTGTGGGGTATGTCTACGATCAACTTCATTGAGTTCTCTATCCTTCAGGAGATTGTGGCTAACATCCTTGAAGTGGACCTGGGTGTGTACCGCCTGGTGTCAAACAACCTTCACTTCTATTACAACGAAGTCAGCCAGAAACAGCTCAGCAAAGTGAACGTTGACGCAGGCGTGGTTGAGCATGAGTCGTCACGTATTATCTTCCGTGACGTCAAAGACCAGAACGATATTGTTGAATTGTTCGGCGGCCTGGTACAGTTGATGGAGGATGGTGATTCATGGGATGATGTGGTACACCATCTGAATTACTTTGGCGCAAATGACGGGCTGATCCGCGATATGGCCTGTGTGTTGTGGCATCGCCTCAAGGGTAAACTGATGAACCTGGACTATGTCAAAGACGTAGGCCTCAAATCGGCTCTGTTCCTTAATGAGCGCAAGCACCTGGTAGGCTGGGAAGGTGAAGAATGAGACCTTATCCGAACCTTGAAGCATTTTGCGGTAGAAAGCGGTCGGGTAAGGACTTCTGTCTTGAATCACTCATTGACGATAACCGGGGGCGCATCGTTACGTGCCGTCTATCCTTCTCAGACGGACTCCGTGACATTGCCCATATGATCTACCCATGGTTACCAGCGCGGATCCCTGATGAGCTGAAGGACGTCCCCTTCGTTCATCCTAAGAACCCGCGTGGGCTTACGCCGCGTGAGATCTGGATCCACCTGGGAAATGAGAACGGGTTGCGTTTTGTTCAACCCGATATCTTCCTTGACCTGTTCATTCGCAATTGCCTCAGGGAGATTGAGGAGAACCCACAGTGCTTGTACATCATCTCTGACGTGCGCACCAAGCCTGAGTATGATTGGATAAAAGCTAATCAAATCAAGCTGACACGCATTTCAAAGGCCAATCGCGAGGGTATAGTAGAGGACGATGTGGAGGCTTACGTTGATCAAATGGAAGTAGACCACGAGTTCATTAACCCCTTCAATGGCAAGAACGCATTCATTGAATTTTACCGGAGTACACTATGACACAATTGCCTATGTTGAACCGCAAGCAGTTCTTAGATTTGCTGGAGCTGCAGGTTCAGACCAACCAGCTGTACGGTGTTGAATGGAACGACAATTCCATCCGCTGCTCTATCTACCGTGAGTTCGCTGAGTTTCTGGACGAAGTAGAATCACACTGGCATTGCTACAAGCAAACGCCTTCTTACAACCGCACTGATGCTGTGTATGAGCTGGTTGATATCAGCCACTTCATGCTGTGCCAGATGCTGTTACACCGCAGTCCGCAGGAGCTGTCTATTGATCCTAACTTCCCAGTCCGTTCTCTGGTGCTGAGCCATATGGAGCATGTTGAGTACATGTTCACTGAGTTCATGCATAAGCCGACGCCTTGGAACTTCTCTCACTTCCTGTACCGGGCCTGCGCTATGCTGGATATCAACATTGAGCAGTACCTGGTTGCCCACTACAAAAAGAACGCCCGCAACCAGCAACGTGCTCGTGGTGGCGTCACTGAGGGTAAATACGATAAAGCTGCTGAAACCCCTCTGACGCTGGAGCTGTAATATGTTCACAATCTCTCTTACCATCTCTTGTTATGAAGATCCAACCCCATTTAAACGTGGGTTCAAAAGTTTTGCTTTACGCAACGGGTGGGGGAAGGTGAGTAAAATGAACCTGGTCTCTACCCAAGACGGCCTCAGTAAATTTGCTATTGATATCATAACGAAGGATGTAGAGGGATTGATGCTTGAGCTGGATGCTGTGGCTTGCGGCCTGGAAAACCTCCCGGAAGATCTGGGACAGGTCGCAACCGGTGGCCTCCAGTACCGCATTACATGTATCCCTGAAGATATCTCACACCAGGATGTCATGGGCGTTATGAACCAATCCTTACATACTGGTGCTATTATACGCACTACTGTGATCGGTCTGTTACGCCGGGTAAATGAATTAGAGCAAGCAGTACCTCAAGAGCGTGTTGTGAGCGATAATTCAGAGCTGTCAAAAGTAGCAGACGTGTTGAATACTGTGACTGAAAAGATGTTTGGTCACAAGATGATTGATATTGATCCCCGCCACAAATACGAGGTTAAACCTAAATGGCTTCACTAATGGAGCGTATGCTCAAGACCGCCAAGAAACACTCACCTCTTGCCGAAGAGCTTGGTCTTACCAAGATCTTGGATAAGGAAGTGATCACAAGTACCGGTATCCCTCTGTTGAACATTGCCAACTCAGGCCGTGTTGATGGCGGGATCATTCCAGGGGCCAAGCAGCTGGTTGGGGATTCACGTACATTTAAGACCATGTTCGGCCTGGTGGACGTCAAAGCCTACCTTGACAAGTTCCCTGATGCAATTTGTATCTTCCTTGATTCTGAGTTTGGTGCTAACCAGAAATACTGGGTCGCTATGGGCATTGACATGTCCCGTGTGGTTCATGTACCTCTGACCAGTGTTGAGAACATGCAGATTGTAGTGATGCAGCAGCTTAACGAGCTGGAACGTGGCGACCACGTTATCTTCTTCATTGACTCCATCAGTCAGTTGCCTTCTTCTAAAGAAGTTAATGATGCGATCAAAGGTGAAGACAAACAGGATATGACCCGCGCCCGCGCTCTCAACAGCTTCTGGCGTACTGTCACTATTCAGCTGAACCTGAAGAACCTGCCGATGGTGTGGATCAACTCATACTATGATGAGATCGGGAACCAGTACGCCGAGCCGAACCTTAAAGGCGGTAAGCAGGGCTTCCTGTCTGCTGACAATATCTGGTTCATTACGCGCAGCCAGGTTAAGAAAGATGCAGACCTGATGGGCTGGAACTTTAACATTAAGATCATGAAGGGGCGCTTTGTTAAAGAGCAGTCTAAGTTCCCTGTTACCGTGCTTTATGAAGGTGGTATCGATAAGTGGTCTGGTTTGTTGGAGATCTCTCGCGCCCTGGGATACGTTGATATGCCTTCCAGCGGCTGGTATCAGCGTAGCAAGAAGGGCGGCTTTGGCCCTGACGAAAAGAAATACCAGAAAACTCAGATGGGCGAAGACTTCTGGTTGCCACTTCTTGAGAACCCGGACTTCTGCGACGATATTGCAGCGATGTACGGGGTATCAACTGGCACTGTCATGAAACCGGGTGAACAGGATCTCGTTGACAATGCGCAGAAAGATAGCTAAGCTACTCTGCATCCTGAAGGGGGACTACTCGTCCCCCGATGTGGTGCCCAAATACGAACTGATTGACGCAGGCGAAGACCAGTTGTCCATCTTCCACATCACCGAAGGATTATATAAAGGCACCCAGTATCGTGTTGGCCGGGTAGCGTTTGTTCCGGAAGGTGATGATTTTAAACTATCTTTTGTCACCGACATTATCAAGCACCCATATTGGGGTAAGATAAAAGATAGCGACCAGGAATTCGATCAGATCTCCGGCAACATACTGCGAGTCATGATGAGTTCCAACGCTGGTGATTATGGTAAGTTCTTGGTCATGTAGAGGGCAAAATGTTAGAAACTGTCGTGCTTTCCCAACTGTTATACAATGACGAGTATCAGCGGAAGATACTCCCCTATTTGAAATCTGATTACTTTGCCACTGAAGGCTCAAAGGTCGTCTTTGGGTTTATCGACAGCTTCGTCAGTAGTTACAATGAACGCCCTACTCTTGATGCTCTGGCTGTTATGCTTGACCGCCAGAAGCTGAATGAGTTCGTCTTTGAGCAGGCGGCCCAGGTGTTGGACGACCTGAGTGATGCGCCTCAGAACCAGGAGTGGCTCGTCAAAGAGACCGAGTCCTGGGCGCGTCAGCAGGCTGTTCATGGGGTGATCAGGGAAGCGGTCAACATCTATGGTGATGAGAAGCGCAAGGACGAGCTGGTCTTAATCCCTAAGATGATGGAGGAGGCGCTGGCAGTTTCGTTTGACTCCTACATTGGTCACCTGTACTGGGAAATGGCGGGTGAGCAGTATGACCACATGAACTCAGAGACGACCAAGATCCCGTTTGCGGTTGAGATCTTCAACAAGGCTACACGCGGCGGGGTTACGCGTAAGACTCTGAATATCGCTACAGGTGCGATCAATGCCGGTAAGACCACTACCCTGATTGACCTGGCGGGCGGTTATGCTGAGCAAGGGCTGAACGTGTTTGTGTTCACGCTTGAGGTCGCTGAGAACGTATGGCGTCACCGCCTTGATGCCCGTATGCTCAGAACCCCGTTTGAGGTTGTTGAGGCATACACCAAGGAAGAGTATGTGGCCCGCGTCGATAAGAACCGGCGTGGCACTACAGGTGAGCTGAAGGGTGATATTGTCATCAAGGAATATCCGTCAGGTGCAGGCCATGCTGGCTTCTTCCGTCGCGATATCATGGATTACATTGCCAAGACAGGCCGGACACCTGATATCATCGTGATTGACTACCTGGGGGAAGCGGCCTCTTCACGGCTACCGGCCCATTTGATGGCCAACACCAACGTGTACTTCACCTCAGTGGCGCGTGAGTTCCGTGCACTGGCGTTTGAGTTTAACGCAGTATGTTGGACGGCTATGCAGTTCAACCGTGAGAGCCAGAACACAACCGATGGTGGTATCAGTGACCTGGCTGACGCTATCGGCATCCCACGTGTGGCTGACTTCATCATGGCCTTCTATGCGCCTGACGAACTGGCTGCAGTGAAAAAAGCCAGGGCTTCAATACTCAAAAACCGTTATGCTAACAAGCAGAAATTGAAGAGCTTCCTGTTCGGTATGGACCAAGACAAGCAGCTGCTGTTTGACCTGGATTGGGAAGAGAACAAGAAGGAACTCAGCACTGAGGAAATTCGCTATGTTGAGAACATCACGTTACGCCACGATAAGAACAAGACTGGAGTGAACGATGATAAGAAAGCCGAAACTGTTAATGACTGGACTTTCTGATTAATTTACTGTCACCCTTAATTCAATAACGCGGTGTGCAGTATAATTAACGTTATCTGATTAAGAGGTGATACCATGAATGCGCTACTGACGAAAGAACTGATCCAGCGGGCCGAGGGTATGGTCCAACAAACCATCACTCTGAGCGGCCCTGAGACTGCCCAGTTCTTTGACGAGCGCCCACACTGGCCCGAGTGTGTAAGCGTCTCTCAGAGACCGGGTAAAATTATTCAACTGCCTTGGAAGGCGCTGCCTAATCGCGCCCATACCGAGGAACGCTATTTCATTAACGGCTCTGAAGTCAAACCGGCGTTTGCCTTCTGGGGTCTTGCCAACAGTGTAAGAGGTAGAAACAATGTCAACTGAACAAATCGGCTTTTATGAGATTCCAAACGCACCTGGCGATCGCCAGAAGCTGCTCCAGGGATTAGAGAACTGCCGCGCCGCCCAGATCCGTATCATTTCTGAGCAGACCTTTATCGCTGACACGATCAAAGAGCTGGCCAAGGAATTTGATATTAAAGGCGCTGATCTGCGTAAACTGGTCACTGACCGTGCCAAAGGCACCTATGGTAATACAGTTCAGAAAGCTGATATCTATCAGGATCTGTACGAATCGCTGTATCCAAACAGCAAAGCCGATGCAGCTGCTGACGTTGCTGATGCCCAGGACGCGGCTCCTGCTAAGACAGCAGCTGATCTTGAGCAGTCTGACGAGCAGCTGGACGCCCTCTTCGCTGAAGGCAAAGTAGCAGAAACCGTCTAACCTCAAAGGCCCAGTTTAATATTTATTGAACTGGGCTTTACTTATTCAATAAACCCACCGATAATAAAACCTCATTGAAGCGTCACAACTACACTATGAGGTTCACCATGAGTTCTGAACAGTCCCTCGTCGGCCTCCACGTTATCGTGAGTGCTGCTGACAGCTCCACGATTGCCAAAGGCGAAATCATTCGCGCTTATAAAGATGGCGTCTACACTTTCATCGATGTAAGTCATAACGAAACCTTCTCTCTTTGTCTTCCGGATATTGCTATCGGTAATATCGGCTGGCGTGCTGTCATGGGCGAAACTCATGATCATCTTGATAGAAACCGCATTTTGGGTGACCGCAACTTTCACTTCTACAAACCAAAGGCGATCTGATCATGGCAAATTATGATTGTGTGGTTGGCCTGAATATCCAAGTTGTGTCTGAGGCTACCCGTCAGGTCTCTATTGAGGGTAAGATCGGCAAAGTTCATCCGGTTAAAGGCCGCAGGGCTAATGGCTATGAAGTCCTCATCGGAACCAGAGTCTACTTCATCTTCCTCGACCGCATTGACATGGGCCGGTTGATGAAAATTGAGGAAGGCCGAACTGTGTCTATCCTTAACCGCCCTGATATGCTGACCTACAAATTCACTAAGAAAGCAGGAGTTTGAACATGCTGAAATTCTTTACTTGCGCCTTTATGGCCTTTGCTATCTTCACCACATTGATTTTGGTTGAAGTTGGGTTTGAACAAACACACGGATTTGCTTTTAAAATCATCGTGGGTTTCAGCTTCTTGATTAATGCTATGCTTTCGTTTTCACTCGGTGAATCTATTAATAAGGTGAAATGATGAAACTGTCAATCCCTCTTGAGAATGTTGAACACCTCCAGGCCCGCTTTGTTGAGCTGGTCAAAAAGGCTGACCGCCTCAAGCTGCCTGCCCCTGAGCTGACCCTGGGTGAAGTCTATTCGGTTGAGCGCAAGTTTGACCGCCAGGACGGCTTTATGCTTGCCGAGCCTGTCCTAGACTTCTACCAGCGCGTTGAGGTAACGGGTGAGGGGATTGACAAGCCTATCTCCTACGGCACTCACCACATTGTGGGTGTCTACAATCACGAGTACGAGCGCGTGATGTACAATTCGTTCGCTCCAGACACCAAGCCCCGGCCTGAGTATGACGCCCGGTTCCGTCAGAAGAATGTCTCGCACTGTGACCACTGTAACCGTACCCTGCGCCGCAATAACACGTATCTGATTGCCTCAGAGGACGGAGAGCAGATGCTGGTAGGTTCATCATGCATGACCTCATTTATTCCGCTCGGCAAGTCTGTGGAAAGCATCGTGGCCTACTACAAGTCAGTGTTTGACACCTACCTCAATGACGAGCTGTTTGACGAGGGTTATTGTGTTGACCCGATGCGCCGGTTCCAGTCTACCGCAGCTTTCTTCGCTCGTGTGGTGTTGGTGCGTACCCTGACGAATGTCTCGCCCACTGACAAGGAAGGTATGAACAATATGATCGCCCAGTTCGCGTCACCAAAGGTGGTTGCTGAGTATGCTACTACCGAGGATATTGTGGCGGCGCGTCAGAAGGCCCAGGAGGTCATTGAGTGGTGGGTGGCGAGGGAAGGTGACCTGGGTGAATTTGATTACAAACTCCAGACCATTGCAATGAGCCAGTACATGCGTGTCCGGGATGAGCGGGTAGCGGCCTGGGCTGTTCACTCATGGTTCAAGGCTTCAGCACCAGTGATTGTTGAGGGTGCGAATGAGTTCTTGGGCACTGAAGGCGAAAGATTAAATAAAATTGAAGTTGTGCTGGAGCGTGCTCAGTTCCTGTATGAGAATGACTATGGCACAACGTATTTGTACGTGTTCAAAACACCGGATGGTAATACCATAGTCTGGAAGACATCTCCTCGTGACCTGGATGAGGGGACGCGCCTGCTGATCAGTGGCCGCGTGAAGGAACACACTGAATACAATGGTGTAAAACAAACTGTTATCACGCGTCCAACATTAGGGGAAATTGTATGACCAATTGCACAAGACTGGGCCTCGTCGGGGCCATCGCAGGTTTCTTATTTGGGGCCATGGCCGCCAACGTAGCCCGCGCCGAAAAGATTGATACAGATGCCCTTGAGCAGGCTGTATCACGTAATGACTCATGCCGGGTGATTGTTATCCGTGTGGATACTGGTATGACTCGCCTGACCTTTGAGAACAAGGCTGAGGCTCAGGCTGCTGTTGATATGATGTGGAAGCAGGCCCACGAGCAAGCATCTGGTGCCTCGAACAGATTCGAGTTCCTGTCACCGGATTGCCCTCTTGATGTGGAAGCAGGTAAATGATCGAATGGATCTGGCTTGAGACCTGCCTGGGACTGTTGGTCATGAAGTCCATCATCACAGGCATGGTTGGCATCTGGGCTCTGAACAAGTATCTGAAGGTTGTAGATTAGTTTATTGAACATGAAGCACCTATTATACTCAATGTAAACTTTACTCACTGCAAAGGAAATAACATGAACATTTTCAAACGCCTGTTTCGTCTGTTTGAAGCAAAGACCAACTCACTGGCTGTAGGCTCTATCAAAGCGGTTGACAACTACAACCTGGCGGCTACCAAGCTGATGGATGACATCGATAAACTCGGTCGTCAGAAGAATGCGAACAGCCAGGCGATTGAACAGTATCAGGCCCAGGCCAAAACCCTGAATTCTGAAGCGAACGAAAAAGAGCTGCAGGTCAAGGCACTGCTCGGCAAGGGTAATACAGTTGACAAAACTGTGCTGGCTATCATCCTGCGTAAGCGTCAGCTGGCTAAGGGCTTCTCTAATGAAGTCGAAAAGCTGCAGACAGCGAACACCAAAATCAACACCGGTATCGTCAAGCACAGTGATGCGCTGGAAAACCTGCAGGCTCAGCTGGAACTGGCCAAGATCGAAGAGCAGTTCAAATCTTCCGGTATTGCGCTGCCAGGCCAGATTGACTTCAGCATCGAAGATACCTCGATTGAAGTTGACCGCCTGCTGAAGGAAGTGGAAGTCTTCACCGAGTCTGCTACCCAGACTCCAGTCACTTCCCTGGATGTTGACAGCTATATGGACGAGCTGCTGGCAAGTGCTAAACCTACAGCAGAATTCCGTCAGGGCTAATCTGGCCTCTGTAATAAACACTTGGGGGCTACGGCCCCCTTTCTTTTAGGAGAAGTCAGATGAGCTACAACCTGGCAGGCATTTGTCTTTCTATCACTGTGATGATCGCAATGCTGATTGCTTTCCGATTCGTAAATGATTTCAGTACCGTTCGGAACAAAGCTGATAAGCACGGCCTCAAGGGGCGCTGGGCTACCCCTGACATGTATTACATGTTCCGTGATAAAGTCCTGCAAACCAAGCTGGGGAACTATCGTGGTGACGAATTCTCTATTATGTTTGATCCTCAGATCACCAAATCGGTCCTGAGGCAAGTCTTGGCCAACCTGGATTACCCTGATATTCGTCTGCTAAGGAACAGGGCCGACAACACTATCACGTTCATTGTTCTGGTGGAAGGTTATCTATACCGAATGACGTTCATATTGAACTTCATGACCAGCTTTCATGGTGAATATTGTGACGATGCCACTCTGCGTCGTCAGCTGTACCGTGAGACTGTAGAGTTTATGGAACAGTATCAGGGCTGGACCCGCACCCAGCGTATCGTCAAAATGGCCGAAGAGGAGTTGCTCCATGCTAAAGTGGCTCAGTAGTTTGTTCACACCGACCAGACCTCGTGCAGTCTGGTGTGATCCAGCTGTATCAATTCTCACGCCGTTTATTGAAGAACGTAATCCGTTGTTGCGTGAAAGGTTAACAGCAGCGCTGACTACGGATAATAGCCTCGGCCATACCTGGGTGTCAGAATATCACAATAAGCCCGTTTGTTTAAGCACGAGCTATTACGTTCATCACTATAAAGATAACCCGGCTGAAACGATTAAAGAGGCCATCAGATTCTTCCATTTATTCATGGGCGTATTAGAATTTATTCCGATGGTCAAGCATCATGTGTCGGCCAAATCTGAATCTTCGTATCTTACCGTGACTTTGGAAATGGCTCCCAGCTTTACAATTCGAGATAAAGAAGTAAATTTGAATGTCAGATTTATACTATTTAATTGCCCACAATTATCCGAATGCCAGTCTTTTATCGATGCTCTTAATAACGTTGCTGAAGAGTATATTCAACGCCCAAACGCAGTTAAAGTGAAAGGCATCATTGAGCAAGCCCGGAAGGAATTAGATGACCAAGAACAGGATCAACGTAAGCGGGAGAACGAAGCAAGACGTTCTGAGGAACTTCGAAGAATATTTGCTGTGCCAGAAGAAAATCCTTTCTACAGCCGAGAACTCATGTCCTGGGTCGAAAGAAACCCAGAAACAGGTCAGTTCTCCAGGATCACCGAAGAAGAATATCTTCAACGATCCCGAACGTAACCGGTTGCCATATACAGCTAACCCAGCCTGGAGGACGAAATAATGTCAGAAGCCCTGGTGAATCTTGGTATTATGATTACTGTGGCAGTAACCATTGCGTGGTTTGTTGGTTCCGACGCCGCCAGCAAATTGGACGACATGGTACACGAGTTCTTGTACAAGCGTTCAAAGAAAGGCCGCGCCCAGGCCCAACATAGTCAGCGCCTGCGGATACAGAAGATTGTTGAGCAGGCCCGTAAGGAGCAGAAAGATGCAATGTAAATGTGGTGGTAACGCGCATCGCGCCGTAGAGCAGTTCACCAACCAGAAGACTGCTCAGGAGGCCTCTGGCCGCCCGGTTAAGCGTCTGCCTGTAACAGTGGTGAAAGACCGCTGTGGTGATTGCGGCCGGGAGGATACTCAGCTGTGGTACACTCCTGATAGCAAGCCAGTGGCCCGAGGTATTCTGCAGCTATTCAATAAGCAATAGCAGGTAAAATAGGACATCGTCAACCCTATGAGAAATAACGATGTTCACAGTCAAACTGATCCACAACGCTGTAATGGAACTCCGCGCCACCTCTGGGGCCAATGCTAAGAAAGAAGCGCTGGCCCGCCACTTTTCAGATCCTCAAATCGGAGCCGACCTGGGTGTGTTCCTCACCTATGTCTATGACCCGCGCCGCTCCTACTACCAGACCAACTATGACCAGAATGCGCTCCCGCGTATGATGATGGGTAAGGTTGAGCCGACTGATGTTCTAGACACCGTGTATGATGCCCTGGACCGCATGAACCGCAAAGAGGCTTTGGGTAAGGCGGGCGCTCAGGCACTGTGTAAAGCAGCGGCGGGCCTGACACCTGAAGGCAAAGAGCTGGTTCAGATTCTGCTTGACCGTGACATCAAGGCTGGCATGGCAGCGAAGTCCATCAACAAAGCCTGGATGCAGACCCACACCGCCAAGCTGATTGACACAGTACCATACCAGCGTTATGGTGACATGACGATTGAGAAGCTGCGCCTGATGAACTTCAAGCGCGGCGTCTACAGTCAGCTGAAGTCCGATGGTATGTTTGGTAACGTGATCATTCGTAACGGGCATGAGCCTCAGCTGCTCTCTCGCAGTGGTTCTGTTATTTCTGGGCCGAGTGTAGAGCCTATGCTGGACTACATCGAGGGATGCTGTCTGGACGGCGGAGTAGGCAACTCTGTATTCCATGGTGAACTGCTCGTCCGTGATACCCAGACCAACACTATCCTCAAGCGGGCTGTGGGTAATGGCATGATCAATTCTGTGATCCAGACCGGTCAGGCAATGGATACCCGCTACCGCCTTGAATACCGTGTATGGGATGTGGTGTTCTATGAGGACTGGTTCTACTCCAAGAAGGTGATCACTCCTTATGAGATGCGCTGGAACATTGTTGAGCAGCTGTTTGACAACTATGACAATGCCGATGACCGCATTGTTCAGCCGCAGGAAAGCCGCGTTGTTCACTCGTTTGAAGAAGCTGTCGATCACCTGAAGGAACTGCTGGCCCGTAAGGAAGAAGGAACCATCTGGAAGCCACACGATATGCCATGGGAAGACGGCACCAGTGAATATGGCATGAAGGGTAAGCTGGAAATGGAATGCGAGCTGGAGATCATAGGGTTCAAGCCCGGTGACCAGAAAGGTAAGCACGCCAGCACCTTCGGCTCTATCATGATGCGCTCCCACTGCGGCCTGCTCGAGGTGAACGTGTCCGGTTTATCAGATGCACTGCGTAAAGTTATCAATAACTCCCGCGACGAGTATATTAAGAAGATCGCTACAGTAAGGTCAAACGGCGTACAAGACAAGACCGGCAACGAGATGAAGTCTCTGTTCCTACCGCGCCTTGTAGAGATCCGTGATGACCGCACTCAGGCAGACACCCTGGAACGTATCTATGAGATCCAGGAATCAACTATCAACAACATCAAAGTGTTACTGGAGAGTTCATGATGCTCGCAAGCACCATCAAAAGCAATATTTCTAAGTTCCTGAAGTCTAATCCGACTGCACCGACCGATAAGATCGCCAAGGCAGTGGGTGTGCAAAAGTCGTTGGTTCCGGGTTATATTCAGATCATGGAACGTGATGGCATGCTGCGTCGTCAGAGCCGTATCGGTGACAAAGGTAAAATGGTCAACGAATACGTCGTCCTGTAAATCCTGTGCCTGGGCCTACCGGGCACCCTCCCTTCAGAGGTGAGTATGCATAACAACCAGAAGCCTACAGTGAATATTGAGGTATCTGAGAATCAGCATGATGGTTACAGCCTCCTGATTAGTGATGGCTCTACTGGATATAACCTCAGTGGCGGTAAAGTCGGAGGTTGTGATTCAGTTTGTGATTTTGATATTAATGCAAACGAACTGATTCAGAAGGTCGAAGAGTTTGCAAATATCACCCCAACGCGCTCGGAACTCCTTCAAAAGGTCGCAGAGCTTGAAGCCAGATTGGCTGAAAAAGAAAACGATCTGAATCAATATACTGAATGCTTTGAAGATGAAACGGCTCGTGCCGATAGACTTCATGCAATCCTGTGTAACGTTAAGGGGATACAAAATTGAAAGAACATCAACCTATCAATCCCAAGGGGCTGAAGATCTCTCTTCTGACCCAACAAAAACGTGACCTCAAAGACACGGCTATGCTGTCTCTGATTGAGATCATCGAAAATCTTGAGCAGTTCAAAACAGCTCATGCTGAGTTCCATAATAAGACCGAGATTGTCCAGACCGATCCGCGCTTCAAAAAGGCCCGGTTCTGGGGTATGCACCGCGCCGATGTTCTGGTGAAGTATATCGAAGAGCTGGAGACCCAGCTGACCCAGACACGTGAAGTAGCCCGCGCCGCCTTGGGTTACATCGATGCTATCCCCCAAGAAGCGGCTGATGCATTCCCTACCATGCCTGGATTTGATCGTGACTGGGCCAATGAAATCCTGGAGCACAAATCATGAGTCAACAATTCTTTGAAATGCTGAAAGACAAAGAAGCTGTCGAAGGCGTGTCTGAATGGCTGAAGTCCCAAGAGCAGACTGTGAACGTTGGTCAGGTACAGGGTGATTTCGATGAACATATCGAATCTTCCACAGGCTGGCTTCTGCGTCTTCTTCAGTCGGCCCCCAAACAACTCGAATGGGCTGATCACCTGGCTATCAGCGAAGCCCCTTCGGTTGACGAATGTATCCGCAACTTCCTGGAAGATCAGACTGAAGACAACGCAGTCTGTATGATACGGGAGATCATCGAGCAGGCGGCCAAACATGCATCTAAGTGACCTCAACTGTGAGCATGACCTGGCGCTGACAGTGCGTCAGCATATGCACTTCCTGCGTCTGGACACTAAGGGCTTTGCCTCCCTGATGGGTGTACACCCCGGCACTGTGAGTAAGTGGATGACAGGCTACCCAGTACCTGGCTATGTCCTCTGTATGCTCAAGACGCTGGCGTATACAGAGGCCTTACTGAAACAGAATAAGCTGCGCAGTGTTCAAGACTTCCTTTCAGGTAGAATAGACGTTGAGATTGTTCCTGTAATCAAAGAGGTTGTATGAATTATCTTCATGTTCACGACAAACTGATCATGAGATCGCAGAAGCGGGAACTCCCTGCTTCTGTTTATATTGAAAGGCATCATATCATCCCAAAATCAATGGGTGGCTCTAATCTTGTGGAGAACATTGCTGTTCTGACTGCACGCGAGCATTTCATCGTACATAAATTGTTAGCCAGAGCATTTCCGGAAAACAAACTTTACAAGATGGGATTTCAGCTGATCGTAAATCGGAGTAAGCACACTCGGTCTAGAGACTATGAACAGTGGGCTATTCATAAAAGAAATCTTACGGTTGAAAGAAATACCACTCAATCCTTCAGAAACTCTATATCTGAGAAGTTCAAAGGCAAGCCGTTATCAGCAGACCATCGTGCACGAATATCTGCGAGTAACCAAGGTAAAACGATATCAGAGAAGCATATCAAAGCCTTGCAAGAATTTCACTCAACCCCATGGTACAACTCTCAAGCTGTGAAACATGGTACATCTTTGAATTGGGTGAATGCAGGCAAATTCTATGACTGGTGGGTGTCAAACGGTTCTGATATGTTCAGTTGTAAAAACGTCAAAATGGTAAAGGCGCTCAGTCTCCCTGAAATGGAAATGACCGGCAGAAGCTGTTTGATGAGGTTTCAAAAAGGCTGGATACCTTACAATGACCCTAAGTGGTTAGAATTTTGTGAGGAGAGCAAATGAGTATTCGTATGGATATAACTGAATGGCAACGCCTTGAATTTGAACAAGCGTTCGACGTCTACTGCTATTACATGGCATTCAAACTTCACTTTTCAAAGCGTGATTTCAACTATGCCGATTATGGGCCTATGGTGAACTTCAAGTTTGAGACCTTCTATGCCAACGAGGGTAAGCGTAAGCAGTTTGCCCGCCTGGCCCGCCGCTTTGAGACACTGCAGCGTGAAGTGCTTGAGAACTACATGATCGCCAACTTTGTCCAAAACCCCAAGGTCTGGGTGAACGGGCTGATCACCAAGCAGGCTCAGTCAAATTATGATGAGTGGCGTAAGCTGTATGAGAACTTCTCTTACAACTTCATCAGCGCGGCCGAGGAGCTGTTATTCCCGGCTATCCGTGAGAGCGGTCAGGGGTTCATGGGTTACTTCAGGCCGGTAAGCGCTGACACCATGACCCCGTTTATGAACGATGTGACCAGGAAGCGCTTCCCTATCTGGTTTGTGGTTGCTCTACACAAGGTCACAGGCTTCATCAACACATATGATGCGATCTACAAAGACGACCTGATCTGGCAATCAGAATCCTTTCTGATACGCAAGACCAATGATGTGGTGTTGGACAGGGATGTAGAAGCCCTGAAGATAAGGCTCAAAGAAGCCATTATCGCTCAGGGGCTTTGAGTTACCAGTTCCAGAGGTCTCTGGTCTGGTTCGCTGCGTTCGAAGGCTGCAGGCTCGGGCTATTGAGGATTGTGGTGTTTTGCGGCGCGTTGATGTTATTCTTGTTTTGAATAACCGGCGCATTCACCACATTCGTTGTCTGCTGTGCCCCTTTCATCTCCTGGGTGTTCATCGCCGCCCGCCCATACTGAGGCGTTGCTGCACTCATTGGAATAGGATCTGTCTTCCCATCTGGTACAACTACAGTGGCCTCTTGTGTCGGCAGCTTAATCTCCGGGAGAGGGAGCGTGAGCTGTGGTGATACAAGCGGTGCTGGCTGCTGTACCGGCTGAGGCATGTCAGGGCGCGGTGCAGGTTTAGGCTCAGGTGTTTCTGGTTGCGGCTTCCGTTCAACAGTCTGGTTTGGATCACGCTGAACATCTTCGGTTTGAGGCTTATCCTGGGTTGCCGGTTTGGCAGGAGTTTCCACCTTCGCTTCTGGTGGATCAACGTCGATGGTCATGGTCTTACGCATTTCCTCGACCTTGTCACGCGCTACCGCACCGCCCAGGGCATCAGGGATGATATCAACGAACTTGCCGATCACATCAAACATGGCACCTGTGATGGCATTGATCATGTTGAGAAAAGGCTTCTTCACATTCTCAGCAAAGCCCTTCTTCATATCGTCAATGAACCCGCCCATGGACTTCTTGGCAGTATCAAACGCGGACACCAGGCCGTCACCGATCCAGTTTACCAGGTCGGTCAGACCTTTCTGTAGGTTGTCAACAACCTTGCCTGGGATGTCCACCAGGCTGGTGTTAAGATCGATGCCGGAGAACAGATCGTTCTTGACCCAGTCTACAACAGACTGTAACCATTCGAAAGGCTTCTGACTGATCTTGAGCCAGCCCTCGCGGATCATCTTGCCAGCGTCAGTATCGAAGCCGAAGATCTTACCTACCCAGTCGAACAGGTCACCAAAGCTGCCCAGGAGTTCACTCACACCCGCCCGTACCCGGTCAACAATTGTGACCGAACCCTTACCCAGGATCTCTTTGGCATTGATGAAGCCTTTACCAAACTCAAAGATCGAGGTGATGAGAGCCAGTGGTCCAATACGAAGGAACTTGCCCGCCTTACCCAACAACGATGTGATGCCAGTCATTGATGTGAAGATGCCCACAAGCCCGCGCACCAGCGCCAGCGGAGCGAACAGTACCTTCTTGAGCATACTGAGAGCACCCATACCCAGAGCGCCCGCCAGGAATCCAGCGCCGGTTGAACCGTTCTGGTCAGCCCTTGGGTCGGTAGGTACAACAGAGGAGGCAACCGGGTGAGTGGTCCCCTCGTCCTTCTTATCTTCATTCATACGGCCCAGCATCTTAGCATTGTCTCGGCCCATGTCTTCACGCAGACGCACGAGCTGGTTCACCACCTGGCCCAGGCCGCGCCCGATCTTGCTCTTAGTGGATTCACCAAGACGGATCAGCTTGTCAGAAGCAGTGAGGCTCTTGTGATAGAAATCCTCATTGGAGTCGATCAGGTCGTCGCTGGTACGCATCAGGGTATCATCAATCGTACCCAGGCGAACAAACATCTTCAGAGAGTCGTTACCGTCAAAGGTCACACCATCAACCAGTTTGCCGATACCGGTACTGATTGTATCCAGGCGCTGGAGGTTTTTGTCTGAGTGATCCTTGGATGCTGCTGACAGGCCGGTGATCTGGTCTGAGATCATGTCCAGGTATTCAAGCTGATCAGAATTGTCAGTACCACCAACATTGAGGCTCTGAAGCCCCTTGTTCATCGCAGCCAGTTCATCATTGCTAGACTGAGTATACCGGGCAGTGTCGTGCACCCAGTTCGTGAAGTCACGGCTGAAAATAGGAGATGACTTAATGAACGTGTTGGTGATATCCCGCGCCGTAGGGATTTTGATCTCAGGTTTCTTCTGAGCCGAATTTGAGGTGAGCGTAGTGTTCAGCTTCTTGAGTTCGCTGTTTGTCTCATTCTGAGCGCGAAGCTGCTTGCGCTTCATCATCTCTTCTTTAATCTGCTTGAGGATGTCGTTGATATCACGGTCACTCATGCTTCTCGGCTCTGCCATGATCTGAACCTCTTATTGTTTCTGTGACTGGCCCTTCTCAATAGGCTGGGTGGTCGGCTTGGCCGGGTAAACCTGAGCACTCTGAGGAGGCAACACTTCGCTGTGCATACTGTCCTTGGCGATCTCAGCAATACAGTGATAGCCTGCAGCCTGCTTTGAGAGCTTGTGACGCAGCTTTGTGATGATATAATGGCCTGTAGTGAGCTTACTTAACTCTGCCATATTGTCGTTATTTTTCGGCCGGTTAGACACGTCCTCAATATAGAAGACCTGTCCTACATTCAGGCGGCTATCACCCACGAGCAGAATACGCCACATGGTGGAGGCCAGGCTGTAACGAATCACGCGGTTTGCGTACTGGATCTGCTCGCTGTTGTCCTTCTGTACCTCGATCAGCCGGGTGTTCTCGCGGGTGAAGGTATCGGAGAACAACGGGAACTCGTCCAGGTGTGGGGTCTCCACAAACCAGTCATTATACACGCGCTGGGTCGGTACGATCTCTTTGCCTTCAAAGCTGAAGATCTCTTCATTCACTGCCAGCACATCGTAATAGTTGGCACCAAACTGGTCACGAGCGACCTTCTTCTCAGCCTGCATGATGTTACGCATGAAGCGCTCGGAGTTGAACTTACCATCCTGAAGGAATGGGGCATCCGGTGGATCACGATAGAAGCGGTTCTTCTCATCCAGCTGGCGCTTCTCTTCCGGTGTCAATGGAACCTTGCCGCGCTGGAACAGGTTGCCAATAGAGCGGAAGTGATAGCCATCAAAATCTTCATAGAAGGTGAATGGCATCAGGTTCTCATCAAATGCCCTGGAGGCCATCCAGCGGATTGTCTTCAGAACAGGCCACATTGGGGTAGCATAGCGCTCCTGGATCCCGAAAGTCTCGTCTATGTCCTCAAATTTCCGTAGAGAGGACAGCATAGGGAACATAACCTGGGCCATCTCAGAATATGAACCTTTCAATCCCACGCTCTTACGCAACATGCTGTCACGGTAGGCGTCTGTGGTTACCAGGTGGAGCCAGAAGGCTTTGCGGGCTGAGCTGTCAGAGTTGTCTGCCACTTCACCGACGCGGGCCACACGGAATGACAGTTCAACATATTCAGAGGTTGCTGGGGTCTTGAAGGATACGACCACCTCTTCACCACCCAGGATAGGCATGGTGTCCAGAACATCCCAGCCCTCGTTGATCAGCACACTGGCTGTCATTGAAGGCGTGGCCCCAGTGTCCAGACCAAGATCCTGGAAGATGTTGAACTCCTGATAGATGGCCGACAGATCAAAAGGAATAGGACGCCCGCCTTCAGGGGTGTGCGGAAGGATACCCATGTATTTCAGGTCCAGTGTAGTGGAAGGCGTGAGGATACCGTCCTGGCTCTGGGCGTCGTCAATATTGATTCCGTCAACCATTTTTCAGCTCCTGATCAAACTGGTTTACAAAGTCAGTTAGATAGTCCGGGTGTAACACCTGCACATCCCGCAGCTTCTCATTCTGAGCAATTTCATAATCATGGTATGACACAGCACGAAGGCCGAAGTCACCGATGATGGCATCGTCAGTCACGCCAGTCATTCCATAGGCGATACGCATGGCCGCCGGATCTGTTTCTACGCCATACTCGTTGACATAGTGACGGGTTTCATACATGCCATCAATCCCATAGCGCTCCATGAGTTCGTCTACAATGCGCTGCTCGGGCTTCGGCCACTGTGATGTCAGGTCATGAATCCCATTGATCAGTGGTACAATCCAAAAGAGCTCAAAGGAACCGTAGAAGCGCTGAGCGAACTGCCTTGGGGTTTCACCGTCGCTGATCGTATAAGGCAGGAGAAGCCCGTCCAGGTGCTTAATTTTGCTTGTTGGCATTACACGCCGTGTCAGGTTCTGTAAGAGCACCTGATCATTGTCGGGCAGGGTATGCCATACCAGTGGAAAGTTTTCAAAGAATTTCATAGCATACCCTCTTAGAAGCTGTCGCCTTCAGTATCAAAGCGGCCCTTGTGCAACGGCTCCAGCTCGATGAATGTCATATCAACCTGAGTCGATACAGGCGAATCATCTTTGTGCACCGAGTACTGGGAGTCAGGTGTCTCGTTCACAAACATGTTTGACAGCACACAAGTCGAGATGCGGTGAAGCCACTGGTTACGCTTACCCTGGACCATGAAGGTGATATCAAAGGTCGACGGGTGCAGGTAGAAGGCCGACGAGTTCTTGTTGTACTTGTACTCAGGGTACATGTGCAGCTTGAACAGACGCAGGATCTCCCTTACCATCTTCGCTTCTTCCTGGTTACGCGGCGTGAACTTGAACGTGAATGGAATCTCACGGTTACGCACGCCCTGGAAGATCATCTCCACGTAGGGGTTGGTCATGGTGCCGGTGAACAACTCCAGCGTGTCATGAGCATTGATAGAGGGTAAGAATGGGATGGCCTGAGAAGCAGACTGGATCACCTTGGTTGCTGCAAACCGGCCCATCTCTTTCCCTGTGTTCAGCGCATCACCCAGCTTGAACTGAGACATATCGTTGGCAGCGCGGGCCAGGAACTGAGCACCCATACCAGCCAGTCCCAGTTCAGAGCCGTTCCAGCCTACACCGTAGTTGGTGGTCAGGGCTTCAGGCATACACAACACGATTGACTCGTCAGAGCGCACGTGCTTGGCCCAGGCATATTTGCTGATGGAACCCGACTTGGCCGAATAGACCTGAGGGGTGTTCCCCAGCGGGTTCCGGATCGGGTTCTTGATGGTCTGGGTTGCTGTATCACCATACGAGCTACCGCTGATGCGGTTGATGTTGAATAGGATATAGTGGCCCAGCGTATGGCCCCCAAGCATGTCTGTTGGGTATGCCAGCTGACGCTGTTGTCCCTTCACTGCCTTGGTGACCAGTTTCTTCAGTGCTGCTTTGGTAGAAGCCATGGCTCTGCCCTTAAATAAGAAGTGTGCTGTTATTATTTAGCTGAGGCTCATTGAAATGACGATGTATCTACAAGGGCGCTATCGCCCACTCAACCCCAAGAAGTATCGTGGAGACATCAATAAGATCGTCTTCAGGTCTTCACTCGAGCTGGTTGCCTTCAAGTTCTGTGACATGAATCCAGCGATCATCTGGTGGTCTTCAGAAGAGACTATCGTCCGCTATGTCTCACCTGTGGATAACCGGGTTCACCGCTACTTTGTTGACCTGCAGGTATGGACAAAGAACAAGGATACCGGTGAGCAGCAGGTCACTCTGATTGAGATCAAACCGCGTGATCAGATCAAGGAACCCAAGAGGGGAACGAAGAAGGAGAAGACCTTTGTAAACGAGATGATGACATGGAAGGTCAATGAGGCTAAGTGGGCTGCTGCCCGCGCTGTCTGTGCATCTAAAGAGAACTGGTCATTTTTGATCTGGACCGAAGATCACCTGGTGCCCGGTCAGGATCCAGAGGTACGCGCCCGGTTCCGTATGAAGTCACAGGCAAGGCGTGAGAAGGACGCGGAAGAGAAGAAGAGAGCGACATCGGTGGCGATGATCAAAGAGAGGCTGAAGAAAGAGGCCGCAGAGCGAGCAGCCTCATCTGAGAAGAAAGATCCAGACTCACTGCTACCCTAAATTCAGGGCTTTCTTCAGTTTGTCCATAACATGGCTACAGTAGTTGTAGCGGTTGCATTGGATCAGAGTCTGCTCCAACTCTCTGACAATATCCGCTAAGCCCTGCGGAGCCGGAGCAGGATTTGAATCCACGACAACAAGTGTGGGCTTTATCTGCTTCGCCAGTTCAATAGCGTCTTCCAATCCAATGAAGTTGGTCTCAGCGCCATCTGAAGGTCTGAACATCTGGGCACGGACGCCTGTCACCACAGTGTAAACAGAAGACCCTTCGATCTTGTAGGCCACATCATAACGGACCTGGCTGGCACTGAAGGACACACCTACAATGACACCAGGTAACAGCGGGCCGTTATCAAAATCTTCATCCAGCTCAGCCAGAGACACAATGATACGGTCGCCTGCAGCAAACTGAGATACAGGCAATTCACGCTGATCCAGCGCTTCAAGTTCAGTCAGATACTGACGATCATTCCAGCTCATTCCTGACTCTCCTTATGGCGCTGCTCTGCTGTTTTGCCGCCGACTTCGATGTAGCGCTCGACCAGTTCCCAGGCATACATGAACTTATCGCTTGGTGATGAGGATTCATCAATACACCACTGACGGAACATATCCAGGTTGTTGACACCCTCATCACCGCGTTCATATGCTGTCAACATGTTGATGGTACGCTGGATTTCGTTACGGCGCGAACGGACATCAACATCACGGCTACCGGGAGCACCAAACTCAGGCTTGGTCGCAATCAGGGATTTGATGATGTTGGGGATCATCGAGCGCAGCATGTGGTTCTCAAGGCGCTCACGCAGAATGTTGGCGTTGTAGTTGTCAATGAACTTAGACAGAACCTCAGACGCCTCTTCGGTGAATTCACCATCAACGGCAACCTTACCGTCTTCATTGAATGTGAATTGGAGGAGGGGTTTGGAGGGCTGTGCTACGCTGATGTTGTATTCACCTGCCTTCCCTGCGACTGATATACCATTGTCACACACCCCTAACTCTTCCCCAATAACTGAGATATTAACTTTGTCGTCTGACATTTTACTCTCCTGACAGAAAATATTCGTGGCTGGACACCCGATAGTAGGTGTTCAGAAGGTCTTTGGGCTTGGCGATATCCTTCAGCACCATTGTCTTACCAGCGCCTGACAGAATCAGATCACCAAACTTCAACAGGCGGCCTGATACTGACTGGTCCATCTCAAGGGAGTCAATACGGTTGTACTGACGGATGAGAATGTTTCGGCTGATGAATCCGGTCTTGAAGATCACACGGCGGTCGGTGATTGCGATCTCTGTGGTCAGGATACGGAAGATAGCTGGAACCATAACCAGGACGCCGATCACTGTGAATATCCCCAGGATCACTCCGATAATAATAGGCCAGAAGGCTGTCCACCAGGACACACGTCCCAGGGCCACTACCTTCTCACCCGGTAATAAATTTTTTGAGACGTAGCTCATTACCTTCTCCCTATCAATATGATGAAGAATACTGTGATAAGAATCGATCCGATTGTTGACAATATCATCCACTTCATCGGAATGTGATCCTTCTTGACCTGCTTTGGTTTAGCCTCCACACAGCGATATTCGTCCTGGCCCGCTACCTTAGAACAGATCATTTCCTTCTCGACAACGTTCCCGCTGTCAAGGACTTCTGAATAGATGAGCGGGTTGTTCAGGGCGTGTGCGCCTACTGAACTCAAAAGAACCAATACCGCCAGGGCTAACCGTTTCATGTCAAATATCTCCTGTATCAATAGTTCAATAATACGCCGTTTATTGATTATTGACCTTACAAATCCGCTTCAGAAACATAGGGGCCACCTGAGGGTATTTCTTAAGCACTTCATCAAAGTCATGCACGCTATCAAAGAATGCCTTGACCTTGGGTGCAATCCTTTCGACCGCCTTCTCAATGGCCCGCTGATTTTGATAGAGATCATTGATACTACACCACAACACACGTTTGCGTTTGTAGTCAGTGATCATGTAACCTTGCTCAGCAGACCAGGTAATGGACGATCCATTCTCCCCGCGCGATAACCGGGTACACACGGAACTATATGACCGGTCTAAAACCCTGGCGATATCGTCAACTGTAGCACCTTCACTGAACATGGTGTTCAGGATGTCCAGTTCAGCTGCTGACCAGACAACGTGGTGCTTAGACAGCCCATATGCCTGAACGGTCTGGCCGTGAAGATAATTGCGACACTTCAGGATCTTACTCCGAGTGAACGGGGCCGGGTTTTCTTCAATTCGACCGTTGGCATACTGAAGCTGAAAGAGGTTTTCGGGCTTCTTGTGAAAGACCTCAATGTCGGCATTCAGCAGCGTGAGTACACCTTCATCCAGACGATAACGGCGCTTGAATATCACCTGACGGATCCCAGAGGCAATGATAGCATGGGCACAAGCCGGGCATGGGCTATCTGTGCAGAATAAAGTGAGGAACTCCCTCGGTGCCTTAGAGGGGATCCTGGATAGCGCATTAATCTCAGCATGAACAACGTCAGGCTTTGAGACCAAATGTCCGTTAATCATTTCTTCACAGATATTCGGCACACCTGGGGGCATACCGTTCCAACCGGCGCTTACCGGCTGGTCAGTGAGCTGGTTGACAACGACGGCTCCCACCTGAAGGCGCTTGGCATAAGATGTGGTCGCATACGCTGTGGCAGAGCGCAAATGAGCTCTTATCATCTTGTACTTGATCATACTTCGCGCCCGCCGTTCAGAGTGATACTTTCTGTGAACACAACGGCCAGGGACTCAGCATCTTCGGCGCTGTAAATTTCATCACGCGCAGCCAGTTCAAAGACGTAACGCTGAATATAGTTACCGATAGCAGCTTCAGTCATTGTATCAATCGGGCTTCCGGTGAACTCCTGCATCAGTTCAGCCTGGAGCTGTTTTGCCCAGCCATAATACTTCTGACCATAAGTCTGACTGAGCCGGTAAAGTACTCTGGTCTTCTCATTGTGCAATGCGTTTTCCTCACGACGCAACTCAGCAAGACGGGCACTGTCAGCAATCGGGCTGAGGTAGTGCATTTTGTCATGAACCTTCTGGGTCAAGATGGTGATTTCCTTCAGTGATCTCATTTCCGTTTCCCTGTGTTAAAGTAGAAGTGCCCGAACATATGATACCAGTAATCACCGTCTTGAATAATGAGTTTATCCAGGTTGTAGGTCGCAATGCCGAAGCACCACCAGGTTTTGGGGATTTCTTTGGTTCCTGATCCGAATCTTGCTGTGTAACGTTTCATGTTAAATCCTTCAATTCAAAGCGGGCGCGGCGGTAAGGAGCATTCCTACCAAATAAAAAGGGCAAGGTAATTTTACCCTGCCCTTATTCAATAAACTGCCTGAGGCGTTATCAGAAGCCGAAGCCGAATCCTGCTGCGGCAACTGCATCATCACCGTTAGCGAAGCCAACAGATGCTTTAGCCTGAACACGTGAGCTGACGTTCATGCCAACACCCACAGCCAGAGCAGTACGGTCTTTGAACTGACCGATACCGGCACCTACAGTGAAGCGCTCACCAGGGACCACAGGAATCTGTGACATGGCGGCTACCGATGCGATACCAGAGCGATACTCTTTCTGATCTTCAGCACGGTCACGTTTTGTTTCACCGCGCAGCTGGCCAACCTGCTCATCAGTATACGCTTTGCTCTGCTGAACAGCCTGAGCACTGTAAGAGCGCATATTGTTGTTGATCACCTGGTTGTTGTAGTTGTAGGTATCCTGGAACTGATAGTACTCATTGCTCAGGCTGTTAATGTTGGTTTCGTTGTTGGTGATACGGGTTTCGTGGTTCACCAACTGATCGCTGTGCTGATTAACAACAGTCTGAGTCTTTTTGATCTCAGAGGTGTTGGAGGTGATGCGGCTTTCATGGTTGGCCAGCATACCAGTGTGCTGTGACTGAACTTTCTCAACATTGGTGATGCGGTTGCCCTGAGACGTCACCACAGTGTTGGTCTGACGAATCGCACCTTCAGCGCCATCCAAACGGACCGCGTTGTTAATAGAGCGTGCATCAGTTACCGCCACCTGAGCGTTAGTTTCACGGATAGCGCCTTCGGCACCGTCCAGGCGTACTGCGTTGTTCTGGCTACGGCTGTCAGCAGCTGAAGCAACGTCTTGCACGGCGTTGATGTGAGTGTCTTGGGCGTCATTACGCTTGTCAACACCATCCAGACGGACTGCGTTCGCATCACCCTTTTCATTAGCGGCCTGAGCAGCATCCTGAACGGCGTTGATGTGAGTGTCCTGACCGGCGTCACGCTCTGACTGGGCTACTTTATCAGCGCCGATAGAGTCTTTGAGGCCGTTATACGCTGTGGTGCCCTGCTCAACCAGACCTGAGATGCGGTCATTGGTCGCTGCGTCAGCGCCTTTGAGTTCAGTGTACGCTGCTGCGCCCTGAGCTGCATAGCCGTCAACCTTTGAATTCAGTTCGGCATGAGCCTTATCCTGGCGTGCCTGATCAACAGAGAAGACAGATTTGTCAACTTTGTTGTTCTGAAGGTCGGTCACCTGACGCTCCAGGTTTTTACCGGCGGCTTCAGTGTATTTACTGTTAGCCAGAGCATACGTGGTATCGATGTCTTTGCGCAGCTGACCGTCTTTCGCCTGGAGAGACACGATGTCAGAAGCATTTTTATCGATCTTAACGTCCTGCTGTTTGTCATAAGACGTTGGCAGGAGGAAGGTGGCGTTGGCAGCAGTGGAAGCCAGAGCTGAGGTCACTGCGATTGCCAGAACAAGTTTGTGCATTTTCATTTCAATTACCCGCATGATATAGTGAATGATGTAAGTGTTTGTGGTGGTGCTTGGGAACGAGATTGATAATATAGCAAGGCAGTTATTGAATAAATACCCTGCGTTCAATTATATTAATCAGAAGTCCTTACACTGACATACCTGAACGGAGGAAATGACTTCTTGTACTGGCGGGCCTTGCCCTCAGTCAATAGTTCATGATCCTGCTCTTCGGCAATTTTGAGCGCAGCCTGAGCTATCGCCAGCTGAGCAGTCAGGATTCTGATCTGACGGCGCTTACGGAATAGATAGCTGGCATGGGCTTCCTGCTTGGTCGGGTGACAGCGACGCTTGTGAGAGGTCTTGCTCACCCAGATCTTGCTATCCTCGTAATACTGAGGATCGAATTCCTTTTCTTCGATACTCACCTTATCAAACCAGAAGCCCCAGACGCGAGCGACCCAGTATCCACACCGAGTTTCCCGCAGCACCAGGTAATACTGAAGCTCTACTTCAACCCCATGTTCAGAAGGGCTGTCAACAAATCGGTAGTGGAACTGGTTCATCAGTATTACCCCAGGATGGTTTGTTTGTGACAGTTGGCGCACTTCATCACAGTTGTGCGGCCCTCATTATCACATTCTAATGGGACCCAGCGGTGTTGACAGTTTGCCTGGCGCTTGAGTTGTAGTTCACGCTGCTCACGATCAGTTTCTTCATACTGCTTATCGTAGTGTCCCATCACTTACTCCTCGATTGTTACGTCGTCAGGATTAATCGGCCCCAGGTCGATCACACGGATTTCATCTTCAACTTCATAGGTCGCGTGTATCTGATCGGCCACACGGTCTGAGTTAACACCAGCCATGACAAAATCATACTTCACATATTGGCCAAGACCGTTACCAATAGACTCACTTGTCTTGAACTTCACGCGATAGTTATTCATTATCGTCCTCTTTGCTTATTGTGTAGTTGCCTACCCCGTACCATGTGAACAAATTGGTACTGACGCATTCCCAGTTCCGACCGCCAAAGCAGTCTCTGTAAGAACACCACCAGATGAACAACACGTGGCTGACGCGATCTTTACCCAGGGCTTTGACAGTGCAACGGGTGAGGCTGCATGCCTCAACAAAGGGCCAGAACACCGCCATGTTGATAAACCAGGCTATGGCAACGATTGCTGCGCCGTTCAGTACAATCCCGGACCAGAAGAACCATGCCTCGAAGAAAGGGCTCATTTGACCTCCAGCCCCATGAACTGAATCATGGTCTTCTGGACACGCAACCAGTCAAGAGCAGCATCGTGGCGTGGATCATGATAGACCATACCCTCGATTTCCCATGCCTTGACACCAGCGTAACGGTCGGTCTGACCAACACCCTTCAGCCAGCTCACGATATCAAACGTGTGATGGTAATCCCAGGGTTCGTTACTGTCCTGACCACAGGTGACCTCAATGATATGCTGGGCCTTACGCAGGTCAAACATATTGCGGTCACACCAGTCAACAGAACGAGGATCAATGCCCAGACGATGACAGCCCACACGGATATCATCGGCCAGAGTGAAGATCGAGCGGTCATTAGCAGAAGGGCGCAGGCTGACTGCCTTGGCTTCTTCTGACGGGCCGCGCTTACCGCCGCTCTGCCACCAATCCATAGTTGGCTTGTCGGTTTCACGCCCCAGCTTCATCTGCTCAGATGCATCCAGTTTGATGAAGAAGGTGTGGTTCTCAACCAAATCCAAGAATTCATACTTCTTGGTCAGGTCAGCTAGAGTGGTTGCCCAGGACAGCATGATAGCAGTATCCCAGCGCCCCAGGGTCTCTGAGTCAGCCACCGCCAGGTAGTTGGATTTATACATTGGTGAACCCCTCCAGGAACTTGGTGAGTTCTTCAGGCCCACCCTCAAAATCATCGACAACGAAATAGCTGTCATCGTTCATAAGGAAGCGGCGGCGCGGGAAGTACTCTCCATCATCGCTATCCATAACGCTGCCGCCTACGCGGTACTGGTACAGGCGTTTTTCTTTTTCTGACCACCAGAGACCAACGGGGGCTACCCGGTATTTTTCAAACCACACCCAGCCGCCGTCATGAAGACGCAACGGGATAATAGCGAATCTGACCTTGGGCTTCAGCAAACCCTCTGCCAGGTGTTTCTCAGTCACATAGGGATGGAAGTAAAAGTGCATTATGCAATCTCCTCCACCTGGAAGAAGTAACCGGCCTCAGCAGCCCGCACACGTTCAACGTTGAATTGCTCGTTGAAGACGAACATGTACAGCTCAACGCCCCGGCCCGGATAGTCCTGCTGGAGTGTGTAGGTCACTTCATGAACAACACGAGCAACTTCAATGAACTGAAGACCGCCGATGCCGCAGCCAATAGCAGGGATACCCACTTTGACATACTCACCCTCTACCAACCCCTCAGCAATGCTCTCTAGCATGAGAGTCAGTGATGAGCGGATCATGTCGGTACGGGCATTCGGGCCGGGATAGAACTGGGTGTACAGGTTGTAACCACGCACGCCGCCTGGAAGGTCAACGCCACTCACCCGGCCCAGGCGCTGCTCAGGCATCAGGTGGAAGTTGACATCAGCCTGATACAGGGCCGGGAACTGCTGAGCAATCTTCCCAGCGATACCAGCACCCATGGTTGACCAACAGTTGGCCCCATGAGCAAAGTGAGTGATTTTCTTTTGATGGACCGCCTGTAGCAAGTCCCCTTCAATAAGATTAAACATCAGAAATTTCTCCAAGAGGGTTTACGGCCTTGTACTATGCTGACGCGCCAGCTGTAGTTGGTGTTATCTTCATTTCTAAGAATGAAGGTTTGTTCTTTAGCGCCGGGGCTGTCATAGGAAACAAGCAGGACAGCCCTTTCATTATCATGGTTATCCAGCTTCACATAGAGGCCGCGCTGGCGGAGTTTAACACACATCAGGTTTATCAGATCAATGAAGAACTTCTCACCAGACTTCTCATTACAGTGTGGTTCCCAGTCAGCCAGGATGCGCCGGTAGTGCTCAGCAAAGGTTTCCTTATGAAGTTTAGCAGGCACATCCCACGGCCTGTTGACACGATCAAAGCGATCCCAGCCGTCAGTGAATTGTCCTGTTTGTTCAAAGTCAGCACGTGAAGTGCGTTCACGCAAGGCACGGATGATGTCCTCACGCATTTTATTCATTCTTTCTTCGTCGTTCATTTGGTCAATCTCAGGGAGGGATTATGGGGTACATTATACCCCATAATTGTTCAATAGAGGTCTTCGGAGAATAGCTGGTCTTCGGGCGGGGTTTTGGCACGTACCCGGTTGATCTGACCAGCAGCCGTTGCAATGATCAGAGCTGCTTTGCGGTCATGGAAGTTGCCACGGTTATCGATGAAGCCCTGAACGTGATCTGTGCGGGCTAAATCGAATCCGGCTCTCTTAATGATATCGAGCTGTGAGCGCATCACCATATCATAATGGCGGTGACCACAGATGATCACCTCGCAGGGATACAGTTCCATACCCCCTTCACGAGTGCGATGATACACATACTTGTTGGCCGCCGCCACAATCTGTAGCGGGGCCGGATCACCAAGAACAAGAACATCTTCCTCTCCATAGAGAGGCCTTGTGCCCATCGTGAAAGTGGATCCGCTGAGTTGTACCCAGCGGCGGTAGTCATTTTCACCTTCTTTGGGCGGTGGCCCTTTCAATTCAAAATAACCGGCAAATTTCATGATAAAGAGTTCTCAACTGTTTCTGATCACCTGGTTGTGGGTTGCCAGGTAGACCAGTTGGGCTATAACCAGGTCTCTGTTACCCGGATAGTTCATCCGTTCAGAGACCTCCTTCACCTGAGCAAAGTATTCAACCAGCTGCTCAGCTGTTAACTTCGAGGTGCCTGTATGCTTGCGGAAGTAGGCGTCAATCGCTTCTACAATGATGTCGTCATCGAGTTTCATATGTCATCCTATTTGGAAGACAATGCCTCAAGTTCATCAAGGTCTTCCGAGTATAAGTCAATGTTTGTTTTCTTCAACAACGCCTGACGGGTGCCTTTCAGCTTGTTAATCTCCCGAGCCAGCCGCTCCTTAGCATCAAGTGTAATTGACGACAGGGCTATTTTAAACAACTCATCGACATCTACATCAACTTTAATTTCACTCAAGAAATCTTTCTTCAGCTTATCAATGGGTTGATTAAGATCCTGTGCTGTCATAAACTGGATGAACATTGACCGCATCTCAAGGCGCTCAATCTGTACTTGCAATTTAGCCAGCATGGCCTGCCGACGGTCTTCATAACGGTCAAGCCGGTAGTTGAAGAACTCAATCAGGATATCAGTGACGCTGTTGTAGCGCTTGATGTAGCCTTCTTCGTTCCAGCCGACCAGTACTGGGAGCCAGGCTTTCTTCAGACCGAACATCTCAATCACCTTTTCATCGGTCAGCTTACTCAGCTCGCCGCGCTTGAAGGTAATGGTGATGTCCCAGCCTTCCTCTGATGTGTCATTAGAGAAATCAGTGATGATACCGCTCTTATACAGAGGAAGAACGAAGCGGGTCTCATAAGACTTTGAGTGATAGCCAACCGGCACCTCTGTGATCTTGAGGGTAGTGGCATTCAGGCGCTCAAATTTACCCAGGATGTTCACGCGCCCGTCATCAGTGTAAAAGGTCTCGCCTTTGTAACCAGTCCAGTGGGGAACAAGTGGCGGCATGTCCACGCCTAACAGCAATGCTCTCAGGCATGCTATAACGCTCTTCACGGAGTGATTAGGAATTTTGGTGGCATAGCCTGTACCAATCCCGTCAGTCCCGTTAACCAGTGCCATAGGGAGCACAGGGAGGTATAACTTAGGCTCAAGGCGCTCATCACCAAAATAGTTGTACTCAAGGATCGCTTCATCCTCTTTACGGAAGATCTTTTTGATGATATCCGATACAGCCACTGAGATGTAACGAGGGGAAGATGCCTTCGGTTCAACGATGCTCCCGAACTGGCCGTCGCGGTCAAAGTACGGGATGTTGTTGGTTCCTGGGAAGGCGCGGGCCATGTTGACGATCACACCTGAGAGGTTCTCACCCCCGGCCTTGTAATTGGTCTGCGCCGCAGTACTCATAGCCAGGCGATCAACAATCTCTTCTTTGCCATACTCAAGGCCGCTGTACAAGGCTTTGCGTTGGGAAGGCTTCAGGCCGTCAATCAGGAAAGGGATGCCGCGTATTGAGTTGACAACTGAAAATGCTTTATGTTCACTATGAACGAAGTCGCTCACTGTTAATTGTTGCATGTCTATATCCTATAAAGAAAGAGGAGACCGTAGCCTCCTCGCATTATACTTACACTTTCTTGTATTGAAGGTCTTCGTAAAACAAGTAAGCATACCAGGGCCATGTGATCGCAGCAATCAGGTAGACGCCCGCCATCTCAAGAAATACTCTGTACCATGGCCAGGAGTTCATCTCCCGTTCAATTTCTTTATGCTCTTCTGTTTCGACGAAGTTGATATCGTCAACATGCTTGTAATCATACCAGGCTGACATGATCACAAACGCGATGCCCAAAACAACGTAAATCTTGACAATCCACCAGATGATATCGCTCATGCTATTCGTCCTCAGTTTGGAACTGGCAAACGTCGCTGAACCACTCCTTGCGTTGATTACGAAAATCATCCTTTTCATTGAACCCGCAGTTCAGGGATGCCATGTAGTTGTCGTCCAACACAACCTGCGTGGTGTAGCGGTCAAGGTCATCCAGGTAGCGCCGGAAGTCCTCTGTGCTGTTACCGCCCAGGCCTTTCAGGTATTTCTTTTTGAAGTCTTTGCCTTTGTGTTTGACTAAAAAGGCGTCGTACTCCTCCTGATTCATGAACTCATACATCTGCTTGCCAACCCACACGCGCATGAACGGGGTTCGTAAGATGCGGAGACGGCCTGCTCGCACGTACTCGGGCCACTGAGTACAGAACAGAGTAATAGCCAGGCCACGGATATGCTTACCGTCATCATCGGCGTCTGTTGAGATAACAGTAATCGGGTATCTGACAGTATTTAGATCAATTTCTTTGCCAGGAACGATGCCGCCCATCACAGTACAGAGGTTCTTCAGTTCCTCGTTCTCCAGCATCTTCTTTTTGGTGGCATTGATAACATTCAGGAACTTGCCTCGCAATGGCATCAGGCCGATACGCTTGCTGCCGCCGTTACCCCGCGCTGCCAGGATAGGGGTAGAAGCAGAGTCACCCTCAGTCAGCATCAGCACGCACTGTGAGCGGTCTTTTGATGTGGCCCCATGATACTTCTCAACCTCACGGAAGTCACGACGCTGGATATCCTTGACTGCCTTCTGGGTTTCGGCATCATCCTGATCGTTCCTGAAAGCCTTTATCTCTGCCTCAAGCCCCGCATACACCATATCCTTCACTTTGTTTATTAAACGCTGTGACGGCTTGTAGGAGGTGCCGAACTGGCTGACCGGCGTGGTCATACGTTCCTTGGTCTGGCTATCAAAGCGCGGGTTGTTGATCGTCGCAGAGATAAACAGGCACATATGGTTCTTGATCATCGCTGGCTTCAGGTCATTATCCTTCAGCTTCAGCTTCTTCTCAAGCGGGCCGCGAATAGCATTGACGATCTGGTCAGCCACGTAATCTACATGCGGGCCGCCCACGAGGGTAGCAATGCTGTTGACGTAGGAGTAATGAACAAAGCTACCCCGGCTCGGTACGCACGAGACCATCCAGTCCTTCTCTTCATCAACGGTTGCGCCCTTTGAGAAGTAGTCAACAAAGTGGCCAAAGCGCTCAATACGGATACGCTTACCGTTCAACACAACAACCAGCGCCGGGTTACAGGCAGCAACCTCAAAGGCGCGACGGAACAGCATAGCAGCGTTGCGTGGGTCAAGACCTTTCAGGCCCAGGCGAGCATAATCAGGAACCCAGGCGATTGACGTACCGGGTGAACTGAGGCTGGAGATAGTTGGCTCATCCCGCTTGCTCATGTTATCGGTCCAGGTCTGCATGTAGGTCTTCTTGCCGTCATTGGTGCTGACGCGGAACCACTTACTGAACACGTTTACCAGACTGGCCCCTTCACCGTTCTGCCCGCCCGCTGTTTTGTTGTTGTACTCATCGTCTTCTTCATTGAAGTTAGAGCCAGCATACAGGGAGCCGAAGAGCATCTCAGGGAGCCAATCGCCATTCGGGTGCCTCTGTACTGGGATACCGCCATTATCCGCGACAATGATCTGACCGTTCATCGGGCTGATGGTTACAGTGATCTGCGTCAGCCCCTTGCCTTCAGGCGTCTTGCTGTGGTCAACACAGTTGGTGATGATTTCATCAAACTGCTTAACCAGCGCCGGGGAGTACTCAAAGTCGTCCATGAAGACAACCTGCTCCTTGGCCGGGTTATAGACCCAGGTGTTGATCTTTGCTGAGCGAATGCTACCCAGGTGACGCTCGGGCCGTAACAGGATATGCTCATGGTGAGTCAGCTTTTTATATTTGCGTCCAATGTCAATTGGTTTCATGTCAATACTCTATTTTGAGGAATACACGCCGATGATTTATATACTTGATGATCTCGTCCATTGAAGTCTGTATCGTGTACCGGCCCTGATGAACGTAAGCATGGATGAGGGGTAGTCTACTGGTGTGCAGCTCTTTGAGCAAATGTAAAGGCATCGTGTCCAGTTTGATCTTGGTTGCCGCGATGATCTTGTGCATTATCAGGGTTTCATTGACGGCTAACCGGCGGAGTGATTGCCCCAGGCGCTTGGCATCATAGCCACTCAGGTAACGTAGACGGTCATCTTTGGTGTACAGCCAGTACCAGTATCCCTCTAAGGAATCAAATTGGCCGTCTTCAGTTTCCATCGGATGATGCTGAAAGTGGCTCAGGAACCGGCCCAACTCAGTACGGCTCTGGCTGTAGATGTTGTAATGGGTCTGGCCTTCCTTCTGAGGTGTAAGGTCGGAGAGGCGGGGAGATTTGATCAGCATGTGTAGACTCCTGTGTAGGGGTCTATTATACCATGGAAGGGAGCTATTGAAAGAAAGGCCAGACGGTTAAGTACTGGCCTCTTAAATCAGATTCGGCGCGTCCCTTTGAGGAAGCACCAGATTGATACGCCTGCAAAAAGGACGAATAACACAAAACGGAACTTGGTCATGCCTGTGTCAGCGATCATATTCACTAAGTTGTCGTAAGCCAGAGTGCCGCAGACACCGCAGAGAATACCTAACACGACGTCCTTGAAACGGCGTTCTGTTTGTACGCTCATGATTCCTCCAAAGGAAGCAGAAGGACACCGAAATAGTACCCCGACTTAATTATATTAGCCGAGGAACACCACAAGTTTGAGGTGAGGTAGTTGTACCGCAACCTTCTCTATCACATTCCAACCACGCTTGATGGCATCGATAGAGATATAGTCGTTGAGAATTAAAACTTCGATTTTCTGGCCGCGCAATTTTCCTAAATCAGACTCAAACGTTTTCTCCCAAAATAGACATTCCTTCAGGTTTTGCGTATTAGCTGAGTTGTTCAAAAAGTTCAGACGCTGGCTGTTGTCCAAAAATAAACTGATAACGCCGATGTCATCAAATTCAGGTGCGTTGAATACCGTCCGCAACGCCGTACTGTGTCCGTTCTGGCGCATGTTGCGATAATAGATGGCATTGCTGTTGATATGGACGGAACCTTTATACTTTTCCTCGCGGTGCTTTGCGACTTCTAATCCGTCCAGGATCATCTGGCGAATAAATTCGGAATGGGCTGTAAGAGAAAGGCTGACTTCACGTTTAATCATAGACTGCATGGTTGTATCCTCGGTTAAGTCTCGCTCATGGGAGACCACACCATAATACCCCGAGTCCTTGTAATGAAAAAGGAGCCGAAGCCCCTTTACTTTTTCAGAATATCCCTGATCTCATCGGAGGCCTTCTGGAACAACTCCTGAAACGGAGTCTTCTCCCCGGCCTCACGACGCTTCCGCGCTTCTGTATCGATAGCCTCAAGGCGGTCACCCAGCTTCTTGTAAACCTGCTTAATGAAATCAGGCTTACCCTTGGTCTGACCACCGGGCTTACCGACATTGGCATCCACGGAAGAAGGAGCCTCTGATTCGCAGAACTCCTTGAAGGTCTTCATTATGGTGTGACTGCCGCTGCTACAACGTTGCCGCTGTGAGTGTCAGACACGCCGCCGTCAATAGCCGTAGCCTTGACAACATATGCACCGACTTTCAGCGCTTTGAACTGGCCATCACCCAGGGTCTGAAGGATAGTCTCGTCAGCGCTTGACCACTCAACGTCCGGGTAAGATGCGTCAGCAGGCATCACGTCATAGTCAAAGCTGACAGTATCGCCGACTTTGATATCACCTGATGGTGGCAGCACTTCAACCGATTTCACCGGGATCGAGTTCGGATCATACACATCCATCACAACCTCAATGCCGATTGGCTTGGACGAATCGATCTTAGTCACGCCATCCGGCTTCAGGTTACACTTGGCCAGAAGATCAATCAGGCCGCGTGACTCAGTCAGCATTTCAGGCTGGTCATGGTTCAGAGGGGTACGCACCCAGCCATCTTTGGTCGCATTAACCGGGTTGTTGCGTTCGTTTTCTGGCTTGCGTGCTGCGATAGGGAGCACAAGGACTTTTAACTTCGGCATGGCATTCTTCTCCAATCATCCAAATCGTTATTCAGAGCCATCATCAGCTCGTGGTCGGGTTCGAAAAGGCTCTCACTAATTTCATTGCGCCACACACCAAAAGTCAACAGCGCAGCCTTGAGGCGTGGATACATGACAGGCTCTGTTTTGGCAAAGATCATGTTGACGGCAGCTTCGGTCTCGAACGTGTTGAACACAACAATAAGCTGGTTCACCAACGTCCGAGGACTCTTACCCGGTTCAAATCTTTTCAGTGACAAATTAATTAGCGAAATTCGGTGCAAGTCAAGACTGAATTCTTCCTTGCACACGCCCTGGGCAAGGTAATGCCTGAGCGCGTAATCTGAATATTCTTCACCGCAAATCATGAGAGCCATAGTTTAGGTTTCATACTGATTATTTGTTATCAGTATTTAACCCGACTTTTTCAGCGATGTCAGCCGCCAGTTGTTCTTTGGAGGTTCCCTTCACGCCCAGCACGTTACCGATCTTGCGCAGCCCCGGCATATCCAGGTCAGACAGGAGTTCCCAGGTCAGGTTAGAACTGGTCACTTCACCGCGCTGGAACACACGGCCACCTTCGTTGATCTGGTTCTGCTGATGGACCAGGCCGCCTTCAATAGGCTTAGCATTGTCGTCCAGGCCCAGACGGTCGAATTCAGTCTTCAGGCCGCGACACTCGATCAGCACTTCAGTCGCGCCGTCAGGATACTCTGCCACCCAGCCCTCATCGGTAGGGTACACTTTGGCGCTGTTATCCGCGAGAGGCTTGCGGAGGACTTCCAGGGACAGCTGCGGGGGTACATAGGATTCTTCGGTCATGATCTTATCTCCAAAAGGGTTACATGTCTATTTATACGAAAAGGGGAAGCACCTGGCTCCCCCTTGTTTTAATGGCTCTGGCTTACTTGTAGAAGCCGTCCATATCGATCTTGGCATACTTGCTGTTGTACTTACTGGTGAAGTCTTCCAGCACCAGGTACTCACAGCAGCGGATCTTACTGCTGTTGTAATCGTCGGTGATGCTGACGATATCACGCGGGTTCAGTTTGCAGCGCAGAACACGGTCGCCTGGGTTCCCAAACAGCTTTTTGATGTAAGCGAGCGAACAAACATGCAGGCCGTATGAACACAGGGAAGCATTGTCGTCGTTCACAAATGAACGGGCCATGCGAACCACTGTACCCGGCGCGTTGCTGATTGTGCCTGAGTGCTTGTCCATGTAGTTGGACCTGACAACTTTGTAGACAAAGATATCACCATCTTCGTCAACTTCGATGTCCAAGTATTCCATAAACTTAAAGATCTTACCAGACATGACCAGCTTGGCGCTTGGATTATCAAAGACCTTGTCCAGGAACTTGGCAAAGCGCTCCATCAGCGCGATGTCACCCTTAGCCGCAATTGCCAGGAAGCGTTTAGCCATAGCCTGGTTGTCAATGCGATGACCATCCCAGGTCAGGCTCTTACCATCCAGCAGCAACCGGCCCTGTGAGAACTTGGTGATCTGCTTACGCGGCTCCATGTGCTCATAGGCCCGCTTGATATCACCTTCTTTGATCGCCTTGACCACGCCTTCATAGGCCGGGTGCTCAGAGGTGATAGTCAGGGGCTTACCGCCTACCGATACAATCACCTGGTTGTCGGTGATCAGGATCTGGTGTTTGCCCAGGAAGGCATCCAGGTCTGTACCCTTTAGCTCTTTACCAGTGCTCTCACCTTCAGCGGCATTCTGCTCTGTCACTTCATAGTTGCGCACATCAAAGGACACACGAGACAACGCCACCCGCACGGTCATGTTGGTCAGCGTGTCATGATAACCAATCTGGCCTTTAGAGTTGAACTTGCCCTTGAGCGGATAAGTTGAAGTCCCTTCAACGCGCAGTACGATCTGAACACCGTCTTCGCTGGATACGCCGGTCTCAATGATGCGCTCAACCAGAGTAGACATGTCAGCCATCTGGTCAGATTCAAACCCCCTTTCAATCGCTTCCAGCTCAGCGTGCTTGACGATAGAGGTGACATACTCACGCTTACCGCCTTTGACCGGAGCCACAATCAGATAGGAGTTGCGGGCTTCCAGGAATGCGCCGATATAGACCAGCGTGTCCTTGACCATGTTACTGGTAGTAGACAACAGCTTAGCCACACCACCCGGTTGGAGGTCAGTGGTGGTATCAAATGCGCCGTCTTCTTTCAGTGCGCCGATAGGGGAGATCACAGTCACGTTGTTGGCGTGATTAGAGATCCGGACCAGCAGGGCGCGGGCCACAGTCTTCGGCGACACATCAAACTGCTTGGCGATGTATGCGTTGTTATTGCTCTTGGCCAGTTCCTGGATCTCAACGATCTGGTCCACGGTCAGCGACTTCAGTGACGCAGCATCTACGCCCAGCTCTTTATCGGATACACGCTGGACGACAGAGCGCGGCACACCCAGATCTTTAGCAATCTGAGACTGGCTTTCGCCAGCCTTCAGTTTTTTGACAATCTTCAATTCAGTAGGAGTCATGGTTTATCTCTTAAATTTCACGGTATTGGTGATTGTGTCGGTCAGCGTTTTCAACATCGCGTCGCTGCCACCCAGCTTGTTACCCATTGTAGGCTGATACTGCGTATTGACAAAGGTCATCAGACGTCTGAACTCAATGGCCTGGCGTACAATCAAGCGCGATTCCAAATTCTTGTTCTGGTGAACATAGCGCTTTTGCTTTCTGTCATAACGGTCAACCACTTTTGTTTTGTTTTGACAGAAGACCATCGAATCCACCCCCAGGTAGTTCGCCAGCTTCGTTTCCATCCTTTCAAATTGTGGGAGAACCTGGCGGGCGCGGTCATATTCATCGTCCATGTTAGTGTAACCAAAGATTTTGGTTAACAGTTCACGCGCAGCTTCAAGGCCGTCACTCGACTTTTTGAACTGTGTCTCACCGAACTCACTGACAGCCTGCTTGAACGAAGTATCACATTCTCCAGCGTATTCGCTGGTCTTCTTCAGGCTTACCAAAAGCTTCTGAGACTGAAGAAACAGCGGATACAGATCGTGGCTAACCTCAGCATCAGCGCCCAGTTGTTTCATAATCCACTGATGGTAGGCGATATTAGCTGAGGCAAAGCGGGTCTCTTTAGCCAGGCCAGAGAATGAGCCATATTCCATACCGTTGATGATACCGCGCAGCTCAGCTTCCATCTGCTTGATCGCTTCATTGATATCAACAAAGAAGGCCGGGTTCTGCTTCAGGAAAGGAACAGCCTTACGGCGCACCAGCACGATATTCTTGTGCCAACCCATCTTTTTATAGAACAACTCCGAAACAGTTCCATCTCCAGACTTCATTCTGATCTTGTTGATCGCTTCCTGGAACAGGTGTGCTTTGTGCGGTGTCATACCCTCATGGACCATATCAAATCCAGAGTACTCCACGTACACCATGCGCTCACCTTCTTCGGCCACCTTCAAGATAGATTCAGAAGGGAAACTACAGCCTTCAATAATCTTCTGAGAACTATGGCGCTTAAACCGGTAAGACATATAGCGCTGCATACCAATGTCACCAGTGATCTTCAGCTGGTCATACGGCAGTTCACTGGTGAACTTCACTTCGGGGTTAATCAACCCTTCATAATGCTCACAGAACTGATCAGCGAACCGCAGATAATCTATCGCTTTATTATCGCCAATCCACTTAACCAGCTCAGATTTGATCTCAGCATGGTTAGAATACTGAAGGTGTAAATCCAGGTTGCGCCAGGCCAGCATAGACGTGTTGGGCGTGACCAGCCAGACCGTTTTTACATCCGGATTCTTACTGATGAACTGCTTAATCTTTTGAGAGAAGCAGCGCATGTTGTCCATGATAATGACGACTGGCTTGAGGCCTTCTTTCATGTAAGTGGTCAGGTCAGAGATCTTGAAGCGCTCGTCGTCATAACGTCCACTGAAGGTGAAGCGGTTGATGGTCAGGAAGCTTTTAGTCCCCTGGCCGATCATGAAGTTGTAGTTGTCCATCGCCTGAACTTCTGGAAGGCTGAAGTCCACGTTGGCTTCAATGCTCGGTAAATTCACATAACCGTCATGAAAGCGCGGGTCTTGTGGGAACGTGCGGTTCAGCAGGTTCTTAAACCCTTCACCATACATCCGGGAGTAATCCCCTTTTACAACAGCAAGCCACAGCGGGCCACGAGCCTGGGCTGCACGGATCTCGCCCATAGCTGATTCCATAACCGCTGTACGTAGATCATTCAGCTTATGGTTAAGATTAGCCAGCGTGAATGAGTCATATGATAAGTCCTCGCGGCTTGGAGGCACGTTCAGGGCACCCAGGTCAAAGAACGTATAGGTTGCTGGGAAACGCTCTAAGAGGGAACGAGGCTCCTCATCAAGCTGGCTGAGTTCAATCGGGTATGCTACGCCGCCCATTACAGCATAATGGGTTGACGCATGGCTAGACCGCATGTTCTCCTGAATGAACGTATCACCAAACTGACGGGTGCGATCAATCGGAGTGAAGCCAGAGAAGTAATAATCATTGGTGACCACAGGATACTGGTGCGGTAACAGAACACGGCACAAGTCAGACAGCTGGTCTGCATACGCCCGGTACGCACTGGTCTTGATAGGTACACGAATGGTCAGGCCATTCGGCTCATCAGTTGGCAGCGGCTCAGGGTCACGGCTGTCCAGGTCTTTGGTTGCCAGCTCAACCGTCGGGATACGCTTATCATTCAGGAACATGATGAAGTTGTGAAGCTCACCATTGAAGCGGGATTCAACTGTGAAGGTATCGGTGACAGCGAACGGAGATTTAGAACCCAGGCCATATGCGCCGATATCATCGTTCGAGTCAGCCTTGGTGGATTCAAACAGTGTGGTATACAGGCCCGCCGAACGGATGATCTCGTTGTTGTCAGGGGAACGGAACACCATGATACCGCCGTACCAGCCTGGCTCACCAATGACGCCTTTACCTTCAGGGATTTCTTCTTCCTGAACGATGATGTTGCCTTCAATCAGCAGCTCACCTTCGCGGGCTGTGATAGGCGAACCGATGATCTGCTCAATAGACAGACCCATACCAAAGTCTTTGATCTCTAACCACGGCTCAAGGGAATCAGGCAGGTGGATTTCAATCGGCGTGTTCAGCGGGGCCAGCCACTCATTGACCACATTACGCTGAGCATAGCCGACGGCGTTGTAATGGCTTGGCACGATGCGGTACAGGCGGTCACGCGCATTATGTGTATCGACAGCATTACAGAACAGTTCGCGAATAACAGCAGCATCTTTGTAGCGGTACAGGCCGGAGAACAGAGTCTCAAAGAATTTGGCGGTCATGGATACTTGGAATGACTGTCCAGCGACGTTGGAAGTCTTACTGGAATGGTAATCCTTGGTCTGAAATTTCAT